AAAGTAAACAAATATCAACAAGGTGGAACAGCTGTTCCTAAAGGAATGGTGAAAGGAGAGATGACAGGTAAACTGTATTCTAAATCTGATATGGATAGTTGGCAAACTAAACAAGCTGCTGCTCTTACTAAACAAGCTGCTGCTTATAAAAAACCTTCTCCATCTCCAATCCCTAGTAAGAAAATGGGTGGAAGTATTGGGAAGACACCTTCTACTCCAGCTGAAAAAAAGTTTGCTGCTTTAGCTCCACCAAAAAATAAAATAACATTTGCTGATAAAGTAACAGGTGCTAAAAAGAAAAAATAATGGCTAAAGAGATGATTAAAAGAGCTGATGGTTCTAAGTCACAAAGAGGACTTTGGGATAATATTCGGGATAATAAAGGTTCTGGTAAAAAACCTACAGCTCAAATGTTGAAACAAGAAAAAAAAATAAAAGCTAAATCTAAGTAATATGTCAGAAGCTTGGCAAAGAAAAGAAGGTAAAAATCCTAGTGGTGGACTAAATCAAAAAGGAAGAGATTCTTATAATAGAAGTCATCCGGGATCACATCTTAAAGCTCCTCAACCAGAAGGTGGTCCTAGAAAGAAGTCATTTTGTGCTAGGATGTCTGGTGTAAAAGGTCCAATGAAAAAACCTAATGGTGAACCTACTAGAAAAGCTTTAGCTCTCAAAAAATGGAAGTGTTGATATGACAAACTCATTATTACAAATAAAAATAAAACAGAGATTGAACAAACTAGCTTCATTTGATTATGACAATATACAATGTTGGCAGATTCAAGAAGCGTTTAATAAAGCTCAGTTGGATTGGGTGAGACGTCAGATTTACGGAATTAATTCTAGAAAAGAAGGAATGGAACAATCTACAGGATTAGTAGATGATCTAAGAATCCTTCTTACCGATGCTTCTTTAAAAAAAATAAATAATAAAAAAGAATACGCAGAGTGTGAAATTCCAGAAAATTACTTATATTATAGTAGAGTAGATGCTTACGCTATGACAGATTGTTGTCCTAAAAGAAGAATGACAGTTTATGAAGTAGAAGAAGCTAACATCTCGGTTATATTAAATAGTAAAAATATAGCTCCCAATTTTGAATGGTCTGAGACAGTTGCAACATTCTTAGGAAAAAACTTAAGAGTATATAGTAATGAATCTTTTAATATAACAGATGTTACATTAGTTTATTATAGACTTCCAAGACCAATACAGATAAAAGGATGTGTAAACATAGATGATGGAATAGCTTTTTTACAAGATCAGACTTGTGAGTTTAAAGATGATATAGCTGAAATACTAACTATGGAAGCTGCATCAATACTAGCGGGAGATATAGAGAGTCAGATGCAATATCAAAGAAGTCAATCAGAAATACAAAAAGAAAGCTAATGACAAAGTTACAAAGACCGGGATATACACAAAGCGGTAGTTCTTTAGAATCTAAAGTATCAGCTTTAGTATCTGAACTAATGAACGCGGGAACTAGTTTTCATAAGTTACATTTAAAGATAACAGGAATAGGTTCTTACGCTGGTCATAAAGCTCTTAATGAGATATATGACGCTATGCCAGATCACGCTGATGATTTAGCTGAAGGATTCCAAGGAGCTTCTGAAAAACTTTTAGAATATACTGATATAGCTCCTCGAGTATTAAACTCAGTACAAGAAGCTCTTTCTTATTGTAGAGATTTAAAACAAATGATTGACGCGTTACAATCTATAATGCCATATTCAGAAATAATAAATGATTTGGATAACGTAAAGAGTTCTATAAACTCTGTAAAATATAAACTTTTATTCTTAAAATAATTTTTTTTATAACCCCAAAATTTAACAATTATGTATTTTCCTAACGCGTTTCGGAAGTCGTTTCTTCCAGTACCTTCAAGTACTGTTTCATTAAGTACAGCTACATTAGGTACAACAACAGGTTTCGTTTTACCTGTAAGTTCTGCTACAAATATTGTAGCTAATCAATTAGTAAGTGGTACAGGTATTCAAGCTGGTACAACTGTAGTAAGTGTTTCTGGTAGTAATATTACAATTTCTTTACCAATTAACGCTTACATTGCAAGTGGTACAACTATTACCTTTGGTCCAGGTACAGCTGCTCCTACAACAACTGCGGCTCTTAATCTTCCTAACGTTTTAACATTTTCTTCTACAACAGGTGTTGTAATTGGTATGAGTGTTAGCGGTACAAGTATTCCTGCTGGAACAACAGTTACTGCTGTAACAAGTACTACAGTAACTTTATCAGCTAGTGTAACAGCTACAATTGCTACTACAGCAGCTATTTCTTTTGGTTCTAGTATAGCTTTAGCTAGTTCTGGTACTACAGCAGCTTTAACAGCTGGTAAACTAGGGTTTTTTAATTTTAAAGATTATAGTGCTCTTTTAACTCCAAGTACTACTCCATTTATCATTGCTCAAGGTTCTTACTTTACACAAGATAAGATTGGACCGGTTCATGGTGGATATCAAGAATCTGTAAAATCTAAAGTAATTAATCCTAAGTACATTAGTCGTGTAATTAAAGTAAATGCTAAAACTCCAGTTAACCAAGTAGTTAAAGTATCTGTAGGTGCTGGTGTTACAACTGATTCTACTTATAGATTACGTCTTGATATTAAAGGTTCTCCAGCTTTACGTTTTTTAAATCACCAATTGTATAGAACAATTGATGCTTACACAGGTTGCGCTAACACAACTAACCCAACTTATGTAAAAGATGCTGTATCTACCCTTCTTTTATGGAAAGATGCTATCAATAGTTATCCTACTATTAAAGATATGGTACAAGCTAGAGTTTATAAATTAGCTTATAGCGCTTCTGCAGCAAGTGGTACATCTAGTATTACAACTACATCTGCAACTATAGCTAACACAGCTTTTACAACTGGTAATGGTGTTGCTGTTGGTCAAAAAGTTGTTGGTACTGGTATTCCAGCTAACGCTTTTGTAACTACATTAACTTCTGGTACAAGTGTTGTTATTACTTTCCCTACTCAATCAGTGGCTCCTACTATCACCACACCATCTGTTAAATTTTATAACGATGTTTATAGTGCAGCTGGTGTTGTAGCTTATATTCCTAATACTCAATCTGAAACTGGAGTTGGTGGTAATTTAGTAAAAGGTCTTGGTATTCCAACGGGTTTAACATCTACAGTATATGTACCTGATGCTGAGGCAGCTTCTATAACTACAGATGCTCATATTGAGTTAACAGTAGCTTATATGGAAACTAAGTTTGGAACTTGTACTTTTACTCCTACAGATAAATATGATATCGAGCCTTTGATTATATATGCTTCTGTAGTAGATGAAGATGGTGATCCTTGTTCTGGTAATCCATTTGTAGCTAATACAACTGATGCAACTGGTATAGCTGCAACAACTCCATACTTATCTAGTCATGGTTTTGAAGTACAAAAACCAGTACAAGCGTTTGGTGTAGGTGAAACAGTTTTACGTGAGCTTATATTGGATGGTCGTTATTTACAAAATGCTTATCCAGATTCTAGTAGAGTTGAATCATTCCGTATGAGAGAGATTGAAGCTGATCCAGCTTTATCTACTATATCTCGTACTGGTTATTATGATAGAGTGATGATTCTTCATAATGTACCTCGTTTCTACAACCCAACCGCTACATTTGATAATGATCAGTATTTGATAGTTGTTCACGTTCCTAAAGGAACTGATACTACAGCTTTCACTAACTTCTTAGTAAATAGTGCTAACTTATCTCAAGGTTCTGGTTCAATATCTTTAGAAGGTGATGGTACATATTAATTAATATCCTTAAAAACCTTAAAGGGAGTAGATCTTTGGATCTCTCCCTTTTTTGTTTTTGGCAATGTCTCTTTTTTTTGTTATATTTATAATGTATAATAATTAACATCATGTCTAATAAACATCAACTAAGTTTAGAAACACCAGACTCAAATAATATCAAAGTATTAAGATTATTTGATACTAGTTTTTATGCTGAAAATGTAAACGTAGATTGTGCTACGTTACGTATAACATCTCCCGGATTCAATCTTCCTATAGTAATAGATGTTCTTCCTAGTTTTAATCTAGTGTTGAGCGCGTGCAGTCTTGGTATACAACGATCTGGTTGTGGAGAACGTTCTATGCCTCTACCAGATGGTATATATGTTATTAATTATTCTGTAAGTCCTAATGATAAAGTGTATGTAGAATACAATCATTTAAGAACTACTCAGATAATGAATAAATATTATGGAATACTTGGTCAATTAGAAATGGCCGCGTGTGAACCAGCCGCTGATGTAAAAGAGATGTTAAATGAACTAAGACTTATAAAGAGTTTTATAGATGCAGCTAAAGCTAAAGTTGAATATACATTACAACCAGAAGCTGGGATGGATCTTTTTATATATGCTAAAAAACGTCTTGATAGATTAACATCAAGAGATTGTGTAAACTGTTAAAATAAACCAATATGTCAGTTTGTCCGAATTGTAAATCAACCCTATCTTGTGGTTGTCAAATAAGAACAGCTTCTGATGGAGCTAGAGTCTGTGCTAACTGTATCAGCGCTTATGAAAATTCTTTAGTAATGATAAGAAACGCTTCACAAATTAAAAAACCCTAACTATGAAAGATTTCTTTTCAAATAGAGAAAGATATTACGAAAACTTTGCTAATGCTGTCTATAGACAACATAAGAAACTTCGTTATGGTATATCAACATGTAAACCAGATATTGATGTAGATCTTGCTACTATGAGAAGAGATTTAGTAGAGTGGCAATCTAAAAATGATAGTGACGCTTTATGTTCTACTAATATATCTTATACAACATGGCTTCCTGTTAGTTATACACCACAGGAATTAGAAAGACTAGAACATGATGTTCCTGATAATGGTCCCGGATATGTACATTCATATACTACTAGTGGACCTACTGGTATAGGACTAGGTTATCAATATGGAGATGGAACACAAAATATTATACAGGTGAATACTGGTGGATGTTTAACACGTATTAATCTTAATCCAGCGATCACTGTAAATAACGGAACAGCTTTTCAATTTAGTCAGGGAACACCTTTAGCTACTTGGATAATAAATCATAACTTAGGATATATTCCTAATGTGTGGGAAAAAGATCTTGCTGGTAATAATATAGAAGGAACTCTTGAAGTTGTTGATAATAATAATATAAAAATTCACTTTAGCTCACCTGTAGCGGGTGTAGCCTATCTATCATAACATGGCTGAAGATAAAAAATACTATCATAATATTGACTTAGATAAAAATAAAGTAAAGAATATATTACTTAATCCATTATCTACATCAGAAAGAACAGCACTTTCTTTATCAACTACTGATAAAGGATATGTTGTTTTTGATACTAGTTTAAATAGTCAATATTTTTGGAATGGTACACAATGGATACAATCTTCTGGATCTACACCTACATTACAATCTGTTCTTAATGTAGGAAACGGCGCGTCTAATTATGGTGGAATAGGTAATGCTAGTATTCAACTAACTAACTTTACTAATAATAGAACATTATATATAAATGATAATAATTATCCTACTATTAAAATAGTTGATAATCTTAATAGTAATCACACTCTATCTATAGATCTTGATACTATTACATTAAATGGAACATCTTATAATTGGTCAAGTATAATAAGTCCTTCTAGTCCAAGTTTACAACAAGTAACAAATATTAATAAAGTAGATGGATATAGTGTAACTACTAATCCTATAAAAGTTGATTCTACTAGTGCTTGGAGTCAGATAGATGCTGATGCTGTAGGTACAGAAAATAAAATAACAGGTACATATGCTTATATAGGAGCTGATGGAATAATTGGTTTAAAAAATACATTAAAAGAATCTACATTAAAAAATACAAATGTTACAAATAATGTATATTTAGAATTTCCTAATCCAGTAGATGGTACTTATACACTTCCATTATCTGTAAATGGTGTACAACCTAATAGTTCTGGAGATATTTCTATTACTTCATCTACTAGTACAAATGTTGTAGCAGATGTTAGTGTTGGAGCTATTAACGCTGGAGACACTATACCAATTGGTACAGATATTCAGGAATTAGTAACACAAATATTCTCTAAAACATTCTATCCTACATTCACTGCTCCTACATTCTCTCTTAGCAATAATGCTGGAACAAGAGAAATTGGAAGTACAGCAACAGTAAGACTTACCTTTACATATAATAGAGGAAGTATAAATGGTAAATTAGTTACTTTAGCAGGTATAACTACATGGAACCCATCTACATCACAAGGAACTAGATCTGGTGCTGCTACATCTTATTTAATAGATGGTAATACTACTAGTAATAATTATTATGATGTAAGTGTAACATTTACACCAACTACTATTACAAAGTATGCTACTGTTACTTATGCAGCAGGTCCACAACCTACAGATAGTAAAACGAATAATTATGATGCTCCATATCCAGCTGGAACATCCCCATCACAATCAACAACTATTTCAGCTATATATCCTTATTTTTGGTATAAAAGTAGTAATCCTATAAGTGCTACAGATATGCAAACAGCTATAGCTTCTGGAGCTGCTACAAAAGTTGTAGGTGATTCAACAGGAACATTATCTATAACATTTGCTGCGGCTGGTGAATATTTAGCTGTTGCATATCCAGCTACATCTACTACTAAAACAAAATGGTGGGTTAGTATTTCAGATAACCAAGCTATTCCTGGAGGTACATTAAATAGTGCTGTATCATTAAATTGTACATCTACATATTGGTCAGGGATATCATATAAAATACACGTTAGTCCAGCTCCAATAACAATGTCTGTTGATTATCCAACAGCAGAACTAAGAAATGTTTAATATATTATGGCAGTAGCATTTACAGATAATTTAAGTATAGGTCAACCTAAACCAGCTGATAGTAGATATTTTAATGGGCTTAGTCCATGGGCATCTACATCTGCTGTAACTACTGGTATTTTATCTACAGTAAGGTATAGAGGTTTAACAGTAAATATTAATGGTGTTGAATATTGGTTTAAAGATGGAGTAGCTAATAGCGATTTAGTAGTAAAATCTGTAGATTTATCAGGATATGTTCCATATACAGGAGCAACAACTGATGTTAACTTAGGAAGTTATGGTATTACTACTAACACTATTACACTACCAGGTACAACATCTCAATATGTAAGAGGTGATGGTAGTTTAGCCACTTTTACAACTTACAGTTTACCAACAGCTTCTTCTTCTATATTAGGAGGAGTTAAAATAGGAAGTGGTGTTTCTATAGATTTATATGGAATAATATCTGTATCTACTAATTATCAAGCTCCTTTAAATGGAACAGGATTTGTTAAAATATCTGAAACTACTATCTCTTATGACAATAGTACATATCTTACAGCTAATCAAACAATAACTTTATCAGGAGATATTTCAGGAACAGGTTCTACATCTATTACAACTTCTTTATCTACAATTACGCAAGCATCATCAGGAAGTTTTGTAAAAATTACTTTAGATACTAAAGGTAGAGTGGTAGGTAATACACCAGTAATAGCTTCTGATTTAACATCTTTATTAAATTCTTCATATTTTCCTTTATTAGGTGGTTCTATCACAGGAATAGGAGGAAATGGGTTTGTTGGTTATATTTCTCAATCAGCTACACCATCCACACCTTCTAGTGGATTTAGATTATATGCTGATAACACTAATAGATTTAGTTGGATTGGAGCTAATGGATATATTAGAACTTTTGATGGTGTTGCTAATACAGCAAGTAGAGTATATACACTTCCTGATAGAGATATTACATTTGATAATATTACAACATCTTCTACAACAAATGGTACAGGTTTTTTAAAAGGTAATGGCTCTAACATATCCTTTGATAATTCAACATATCTTACTTCTGTAGGTATTTCTAATCTAACAGCTACAGGCACACCTTCTTCTACTACTTATCTAAGAGGTGATAATACTTGGGCTGCTATAACAAGTTCGCAATGGATTACAAGTGGTAATGATATTTATTATAATACAGGTAGAGTAGCTATAGGTACTACTCTATCTACAAGTTCACCATCTTTTCAAGTATTCCAACCAACAACAGGAGTAGGGACTATGACTATTACTTCTGGTGCAGTAGTTGGTTCTAGTACTCAATTTACAAATACTTTTAAAGTAAGTGATACATTTGTTTCTAATGGAACAACTTACACAATAACAGTTGTAACATCTGATACAGCTATGACTGTTACACCTACAACACCAAACCAAGCTGCTGGTTCTACTTATACATTAACAGGAGGAAGTAGATTTAGTGTTAGAGGTAATGGTAATGTAAGTATAGGAGGTGGAGAAATCCAATTTGTACCAACTAATACAAATGGGTTAGCTATATATAATGATTTGAATAATTTCAGTTCTAATAGTTATAATAGATTAAGGCTATATGGTGGTGGTCAAGGAAATTATAATTTTTATATTACTCCTGAAACAAATGTTGCTGGATATCAATCATCTACCTTAACAATAGGTGCTACTTATGGGACATCAATAACTTCAATACAAGGAGGTACTGTTAATATTAGTAATGCTAAGTTTTTAAATAGTACAATATTGGGTGGATTTAATGTTGGTGATGGAGTTACAGTAGCATCAATAAGCCCAAATAGAACAGCCGCTCAAGTTGGTGCGAGTTGGAATATGCTAAGTATAGTGCCTAGAATAAACGAAACAGATGCAGTATATACTCGATACCTTATCAGTACTGGCGTATATAATGGTAATAATTTAAATACTCATACATTTTTTACAGTTAATATGAGTGGAAATGTTCAAATAGGTGGTGCTAATACATTATCTTCATCATTTCAAGTATCTCAAGCTACTAATGGTATTGGGACTGTTTCTACATCAGGTACTACAATTACAGGTTATCAAACTCAATTTACAAATACATTTAAAATAGGCGATATAATATTATTAGGAAGTACTGCTACTGTTTGGAGTAGTGGTACTGCTTATACAGTAGGTCAATCTGTTAGTAATGGTGGTAATACCTATGTAGTAACTACAGCAGGTACAGGTGGAACAGGTCCTACAGGTACAAGTAGTACACCAGCTCAATTTGGTGGAGCTGGAGCCTTTTTTGCTTATAATGTTTATACAATATCAGCAATAGCTTCTGATACTAGTATGACTACTAATACTCTACCTACTATTGCTACATCTATAGCATACACTCTTACAGGCGGTGCTAGATTTAATGTATATGGTAATGGTAATGTATCTTGGGGAACTCCAGGTACAGGAGGTACTAGTTCTACAATGTGGTGGGATGCTAGATATAATGCTTTAAATATAGGTAGTTCTACAAGTCAGTCTAGTTATCTGTTAAATGTAAATGGTTCTATTGCTTGTGGTGCTCTCACACTTACTTCTACTACAGCTAGTACATACACTAATACCCAAACAATGTCTGGTACTAACTTTTCTAATCCTTCTAATGTTTTTATAGGAGATAATAGAGTGTTGGGTCCAGCCTTATCAATAAGTGGAACGTCACAAGCTGGAATAACTGTAGGAACATATACAAATATATCTCCTACAGGTGGTACAGGAAGTGGATTGATATTAACAGTAGTAGTAAGTGGTACTTCACCTTTTACTGTTATTGCTACTATTACAACAGCAGGAACAGGGTATTTAGCTGGTGATGCCATAATAATTAATCAATCAGCAATAGGAGGTACTACAGGCACGATTACACTATATGTTAATAGTATTACTACTTCAGTTACTCAATTATATAATAATAGTGTAGTAGCTATAAGACCATATTTTATAGACCAAGCTACAGGTAACACTCCTATCCTAACTTTAGCTGGAAAACCTAGAAATATAGATATAGGCACTGTTAATGACTTTACTATCTCTCAGAATTACACTAGAAGTAATGGAGCTGTATTTACAACACTTAATATAGGTAATACTACTTATATTCAAATGTATGGAGGTGGTTTATCTTTCCCTCAAGGTTTTAGCACATCTGGTGCAGTAACAATGTCTGGAGCAGTAACTATTTCAAATACATTATCATTAAGCAGGGGGTTTTCTTTAACAGGAACACAAAATTCAACAAACCTTCAAAAAATACAAGGTATACAAACTACTAATACAAATGCAGGAACATTTCTATCTAATTCTGTCATTAATAAAGGTGTTACATCTGTAAATCCAACTATTGTAAGTGGAGGTAGTGGATACACTACAGGTAGTTATACTAATGTAACCATAACAGGTGGGAGTGGAACAGGGATGACTTGTAATTTTACTGTTAACAGTAGTGGTGTAGTTACGGTTGCAACGATTAATAGTTTTGGTGTAAGCTATGTTCAAGGGGAAACAATATCAGCAACTATAGCAGGTGGTAGTGGATTATCTATGACTGCTAATCTGAGGAGTGAGACAATGAATATGTTTTCTTCTACAGATACTTTTAACTCAACATATTCTGATATTTTTAGAGCCTTTAACTCTTCTCCAATTATTAATCAAACAGGTGCAGCAAGTGGTTCAATTACAGGATTTTATCATAACCCTACACTTACAGCATTACTAGGTCAAAATATAGGTTATCAAAATGTTACAGGAGATAATTTAATGAACACATCTAGTGGTTCTACTGTTATAGGAAGTTCCAGTATTAGTACTTCGGCTATACTTACATTAGTATCTACTACTAAAGGATTATTACCTCCAAGAATGACTACTACACAAAAAAATGCTATAAGTAGTCCAGCTACAGGTTTGTTTTTGTTTGATACCACTTTAAATAAACTTTGTGTGTTTACAGGAACCTTTTGGGAAACTATAACTTCAATTTAAAAATATAAAAATATGATACAGTTTTCAAAATCAATAGAACTCATAGAAGATGAACTATTTAAACCTCAAATGGGTACATTCACCTTATTAGATGGTATAATCACTGATGAAAGTGGGGTGGAATATGTTACACTAGAATTTGAGTTATTACAAAATCATCAATCTGGTAATAGAACAATAAGAAAAGGAAATATAAAAGTTCTTAAATCTACATTTGATTCTTTAGATATTGATTATATTGGTAATATAAATAATCAAGAAACTTGTAAAGCTTTATTAGCAACATTTAATATAAATGATTTAACTTTGTAAAAAAATAAAATATATGAATATAGAATTAACCAATAGTGAACTAACAACACTATTACAAGAAATCAATGGCGCCATTCCTCAGATTAGTAAAGAAGGTGGTCAACCATTAAAGTTTAACTTAGCTGTATTATTTCAAAAAGCTACAGATGCTCTTAAACCTTTTGAAAAACTTAAAGAAGAGTTTATTAAAGAAAAAGGTACATCAACAGAAGATGGTGGATACATTCTTAAACAACTAAAATATGAAACTCTTCCACCATCTGATGATAATTTTACAGATGAATTTAAAGAGTTTTTAGAATTATTAAATCAAAAAGTAGAGATCACATTTAAAAAAATACCTGTTTCTTATTTTGAGAAACTTAACTCAGAGGCCGTTTATCCTATACTATCAAAGTTTGTAGAATTATAATTAACTATTTTATGTTTAAAACCACTTCAAGAATGAAGTGGTTTTTTTTGTTTTATAAATATTTTTTAGTATATTGTATTGTACAATAATTATATAAAATTACTATAATGCCAATTACAAAACCTACTAAATCCAATACTTCTGATATAGGTTGTTCTCCTACAACTTCCAACTGTGTCACGTGGCAGGGTCCAGATCTTTCGTGTATAAATCTTTGCGCGGGAGATAATGTATCTGACGTAGTTTTTCAACTTGCGACAGAGATATGTAAACTAAAAACTGAAACAGATCTTTCTGATCTTGATTTGACGGGTCTTAAGTCTTTTTGTTCCCCTCAAATTCCTGCCCCGGACGTAGTTGATGTAGCAAAAGCTTTATCTTACATAACTAAAAGTATTATATGTTTAAAAGAATCTAGTTCTGGTTCTAATATAAATGACGGTAGTGTTAGTGTACCTAAATGTGTAGGTGGTACAGGAGGTACTTATACTTATAGTGATGCTATAGGTTTTATTAATGACAAAATTGTAAATACATTAAGTACAAAAGATGGTCAATGTTCTAGTGAGATTATTAGAGATTTGTATAATAGTGTTGATAATCTTACACAAGAAACAAAGGTTACATTACCAAATCAAATTAAAGACGTATCTAATAGAGTAACCGTAATAGAAACACAAAATATTGTAGTTACTAAAAATGGTAAATCAGCTAGTGATTTTTATCCACCACCAAGTACAACTAGTGTACAAAAAGCTGTACAAGAGTTGGAGTATCAGATGATTTCTGTTATTGGTATGTTTAATAATGACTCACCTAAATATGATATAGAAAAAGCTTTACCTGATTTAGCTCAAGCAAAAACTTTAGCTACTACATTTACAAGTAATAACTTAAGTTTATCTACTGGTGGTACTTTAATAAATTTAGGATTAATTGCTGATGATAAAGTTAAAGGTATTGGTAATATGTTGAATAACATATGGGTAGCTTTAGGTGATGTACGTTCAGCTGTAAAAATAATTCAAGATAACTGTTGTAAAGTTAATTGTGATAGTATTATTATTGATTTCCAACAAACGTTTGATCTTGTAGCTAAAACACTTAGTCTTGATTTTACTAATTCTATAGTGCCAAAAGGATTTAAAGATACTGGAACTAATATTAGTGTTACCGATGTAAATGGTTTATCTGTACATGTTACAACCAATGGTAGTACAACTTTACCATATATTGTAACTGAAGTTGATACTCCTGAATATAAACAAACTAAAGCTACTGCTTTAAAAATTCCTATTGATGGATTAGCTAATGGTAAGTTATTAATATCATTTAAAAATAATATAGGTAGTAGTACTGTTACATGTAATAATTGTTTTAGTAAAGAAATAAACTATGTAAATGAGTCTTGTTGTTCTATTACTAATACAGGAGCTGCAACAGTTACATTAACTATAAAAACCTGTTCATAATGAGTTTTACAACTATTCCTCCATATCAATCAACACAAACCAGCGTAATGTGTGGTGGTAAAGGTATTCCAATAAATTATAATGATGAAGGTGGTGATCATACTTTAGTATTATCTGCAAAAGGTATTTGTTGGAGTATATTTCCCAACCCTACATATGGTGGAACAACTTCTAATAATATACAATTATCTGGAACAAATAAAAAAGATTATACATTACAAATAAATGGTCTTTTACCTAATACCAAATATTATGTAAGAGCTTACATGAATGTAGCGTCTCTTACATATATGCCTGAATATGTTGTTGGTTATAATTATGGAACAGAATATTCTTTCTTTACATTATCTACAGATCTTGATTCATCATATTCACATTGTGTTAGTAAAGAGATACGTATAACACCTGGTGAGATTGTTATACTTCCTGATGGATATGATCTTATTGGAATAGACTATGGTAATAATAGTACATCAACTTTAAAAGGTTCTACACCTGATTGTTTAATAATGGCTAAATAATAAAAAAATGGCGGGATCTCCATCTATAAGAACAGTAAAACCTTACAATATAACATCTACTGGATTTACATCTGGTGGATATTCTATATATGATATAGTTCCTACAACTAAAGGATTATTATATAGTACAATATCAAATGATGGTTCTGCTGCAAAAAAAGAAATTAATACTGGAACATCAAATCCATATGAACAAATAATACTTTCAGAATTAACCAATAATACAGTATATTATGTAAGAGCTTATTGTTCTAATGGTACAACTAATGTTATTGGAGATGAATATCAAATAAGAACATTAGCTCAGGATGCTTTACCGAATACATGTGTAGAAAGATCTATAACATTAAATCCTAATGTTACATATGATATACCCAAAGGTGTAGAAATAATATATAGTGATACTCCTACTAATGTACTTGAATCTAATTGTTTAGATGTAAACCTAATACCATATACACCATCTGTTACAAATCTTCCGGGCGCTCCTAGAAATTTAAGATGGTTTTATAGTGGTAATGGTCTGCTTCACATAGATTGGGAACCTCCTACATTAATAGGAAATTCTCCTATAATTAAATATAAAATATATATATATAGAGGAGAATCTTTAAACTATACCAAAACACTTGATGTTGGAAGTTTTTTTAGTTATTCTCATACAGCATCACCTGTAACAAATAGTACATTAGGTAAAGTTAATACTTATTATTATGCTAGAATATCTGCTATAAACAGTGCTGGTGAAGGACCTGTAGCGTTAAGTCCTGGAGGTGGTATTGTTATTTAAAATAAAAACTTATGAGTTGTTTTATTGCTATAGATACTAAAAAGATTACTAATATAACTACCAGTACATTAAATACTGGTGGATTAAATATTCTATCTACTGATCCTATTGTAGAAAAAGGAATAGTGTATTCTTATACTTCTATTCTTCCCACTATAGGTTTTAGTAATAAAGAGATATATTCAAAAAAAGGTGTTGGTAAGTTTGATGTTACACTTCAAGGATTATCTGAAGGATTCACTTATTATGTTCGCGCGTATGCTATAAGTAATACAGGAGATGTATCTTATGGAAGAACACTAGAAGCTAAGATGTTAATCACAGCTCAATCTAGTTGTTCTATGAATGTATCTCTTCCTGTTGGAAAAATATATACTATTCCTGATGGTTATACATTAGTAGGATCTAGTAATAATGGTTCATTACAATCTACTTGTATTGATGTAGCTAATATACAACAATTATCTAATACTTGTTATGGTTTAGTATTTACAGCTGGTGGTGGTGGTACTGGAAGTATAAATTTTGAAGGTATTATTTTAAATAATGTGACATATAATTTTAATACTATTTTAAGTTTTACTAGTTATACTGATTCAGATATGCAAAATCAAATATTTCAACAAATAATTCAAATACCAGATTTACATAATTTAATTGATAATCTATGTGTTAAATATATTACATATGGTAGTAGTGGTACTACTACAATTTATGAATTTTTATTTGCTTTTCATGGTGTTCCAGGATTAGATATTAATTCTTATTTAAAACTTTCTTATAATGAAAGTATTAGTGGGGGGTATAAACAACCAATGAATGTACCTATAAAATTAAGATCAGATTTACCAACAACTGTTGGAGGTATTACACTTTCTACTCTTTGTTCTTGTACATAAATATTAAATACTGTTTTGTAACATAACTCATCATCAAATAATAAAAATATTTTATAAAATAAAAAAATAATTAATTATGTCTTCTTGTCCTGGATGTCACGATACACCACTACCTTTATATAATGAGCATCATTGTGTAAGTAGTCAACCGGTTATATTACCGGTATGTTCAAATGGTGAAAAATGTGAAGAAACTCTTGATGCTGGGTGTGTTATTTATAGTGGTGATCCAATATCTCGTTTTGGTATAGCTACAGATGATAGAATGGATGCTATATTACACAAACTAGATACTAATTCTACTTCAAATAATATTATAGTAGCTAATACACCTACAGTTTTTTTAACTGGGTTGGTTAACGGTGAAACTACTTTTACTAAAACAGTAGCATCAACAACAAACTCAACCACTTTAGTATTAAATAATGGAACTGATATAACTCCCGGACAACTAGTTACTGGAACTAATATTGATAGTGATACTAAAGTAGTGTCAATAACTGTTAATACATTAGTGATATCAAAACCTGTTTTAGGAATTGTTACTAACGGAACTCTCACATTTACAAGATCGGCTGGTGTTGGATTAGTTTCTAATCCTCTTATAGCTAATGTTAAAAAATCTACTTCAACAACTAATGGAGATAATCAACTTCAATTATTATCTGATGGATTGTATATATCACCTAAAATAAAAACTACTAGTGATGATACAACACCGGCTTATTTAAATAATAAATTAGTAGCTGGAACAGGAGTAACTATAACATCATCTACTGATACAACTTATGGTAAAATACTTACTATAGCTTCAACAGGTGGATCAAATATAGCCGTAGCTGATACAGCTACAATAGATTTAACATTAACACCTGGAGTTGGTAACGCACCTTCTACATTATCTGCTGATTTAAAATTAACAGGTACTACATTACCAACACCAGTTATAACTATAAATAGTAGTTTTTATAAAAATGATGGTATTACTGCATATACAGCTTCTTTTTCAGGTAATTCTGTAACTGTAGATGTAGGAGCCAAAATAAATATAAGTAATAGTACTTATAAGTATACTAAAAGTGGTAGTCAATCTATTCCTACTTCTGTATCTGGAGATGGTGGTTGGCAAACTACACCTCCTCCTAATGATAATACTGATAGTCCTATTTTAGGAAGTTCTAGTTCAGCTTTAACTAGTAATACTCCTACAACTATAACAAAAAGTATTACATTATCAGCTCCTTCAAGTGGTTTAATAGTAGTAGGTAATCAAATTCAAGTTGGTGGATCAGGAACGCCTGTAACTACAACAGCTAGTATAAATATGAAATTTTCTTATAGATATTTTTATGGTAAAAGCACTAATCCAGGACTAACTACTTTAACTGATTTTAGATCAGCTTTATTTAATAATGATTTTACATTAAATGCTCCAGTTACTGGTAGTGTAGTAGGAGGAGTTACTAGATCAGTTTTAGTAACTGGAGTAACTACTGTAGCTGGTGAATATTATTACTTTTGTATTCCAACAAATCAACCATTAACATCTATAATTAAAGATGGTGCTACTGGTATATTACCTTCTTTTTTACCAATTGTTACAAATGCTTCATTTGTAAATGATGCAGGATTAACATTATCATATAATATATATAGAACTGGAGCTAATCCTTTTGGTCTTGGTGAACCAGCTTCTTTACAATTTAACTTTACAAGCCAAATTTAATAAAAATGAGTCAATTATCATATCCTTCAGAATTAATACATGGTGATCCATTATCAGCATTAGTTGATTCTAATATAGTTAGAGGTGGATTAAGAACGGTAGGTTCAACAAGTGCGTTACTTACTATTCCAACAGATCAAGTAAAACAATATGTTACTAGAGTATATGTAGCTGGTACTACTAATAAATGGTACACGTTTACAGGTAGTAATAGTACACTATCAATATCATGGACTGCTGATGATCCGTCATATTCTTTACCTAGTGCTACTACTGATCAGAAAGGTGGTGTAACTATTTCATCTACTGGTGGTTTATCTGTAACTAGTAGTGTTTTATCAATTAATGCAAATAATGGTTTAAATGTTAGTAGTAATGCTGTTCGTCTAGGAGGTACATTAACTCAAAATACTGAACTTACTTGTACTACTTATGATCTTAATATAAGAACTTCAGCTACTGTATCTATAGGAAATACTGAGTTTGGTACTAGTTCAAGTTATCTTTCTAATTTATATATAAAAGCAAGTAGTGGTAAACCTTATGCATTACGTTCATCAAAAGAACTTAGTGTAACAAGTGGTGATTCTAATAATATGTTAAGTAGTTATGCTGAATTAACTATAAATAATAGCTCATCTAATTCTTCATTTGCTGATACTATTACATATTCAAGTAGTTTTAATATACTAAATCTAAGTTCTGCATCATCAACTACACAAGTTCTTAATTCAGCAAATGTCACTTGTAGTACTAATTTAATAAGAATTGATAAACCTTCTTCAATATATAATGTAAACTCTAGTAGTATAAAAGGTACAACTAATGGTCTTCTTTTAAAAGGAACTACAACTAATTCAGGAGGAACGAAACTTTGGGCACCTAATACACCTTATTTAGCTGATGACACTACTTCAAGATATGCTGATTATGTAATGGTAGTTGATTCAACTTCAAGAATATATAAATGTAAGACAAGTGGTACATCATCAACTACCGCTCCTACACATACTTCGGGAGATGTAACAGACGGTAGCGGACCCTTAGTTTGGACATATGTAGGACTTGCCGGTCCTGATTATAACTACCAGCTAGGTAATATATCTCTTATAAATACAGGAGTAATAGGTAGTACTGAGTCAAATGGTTTACCTGTATTTAATGGAGTTATAAATAACTTACATGGATTGTATGTACAAAATATACCAAAAGGAATAAATAGTCTTAGTGGTACCAGTTCTACAGGAATTGCTAACACCACATATGGAATATATATAGATGGTGATAATGTTGCTTATTCTAAAATTGGTACTAGATATGGTATATACCAAAATGGTGAAATAGATGTAAATGTATTTAGAGGACCAACTAGAATTGATGGTGTATTTACTTTAGGTGGTACTAATAATCCTGTTACTACTAGTACTGCTACAGCAAGCAAAAAGATACGAATAAAAGTAAATGATACTTATTATTATTTATTAGCTGTTGAAAGTTAAAAATAATTAACAACTTATAAGTCAGCGGTTTGTTGGTTTATTCCTCTGAACATTCGTCCTGATATATCTATATCGGGACTTATTTTTTAATATATACAATAAAACCTCTAACTTTACACACCGTAATATAAACATTAATATATGAATTTAATCAATCAAGTTTACGGGTCCATAAAATGGAAAAAAACAGATCTTTTTTGTGCGGCTAAATTAGGTATTTCTATAGAAGAATATAGAAAGATTCGTGAACAAATAGAACAAACAAAATCTCTATTACAAGATGAAGTAGATAATAATCTTATTGAGATGTGTGGTAAACGAATGCTTGGCTTAATAACTGATGATTCTGTAAAAACTCAGATTGAAGAACACCTCGGTGATCTTACCAATGTGTTAACAAGTAAAAGAATAGAGTTTGAAGAAAACTTAGAACAAGGAACCGGAAAGATTAAAATATTAGCTAGTAATGAACCAAAAGATCCAGATGAAGTAGAAGAACTTCTAAAGATAAAAAACTCTAAGAAATGGAAACTTTCCAACTACTATAATAAACAACAACCTAATGGATTATGGCTTATTACAGGATTTGTAACACAACGCCAACTAAACGCCAAAGATCTTCTAGAAGAAACGCTTAAAAACTTTGATCCTTTCTCAGCTTCCATAGATAAAATAGAAATCCCTTCCCCTTTTACTAATCCTGTTCAAGGAATTATATCTGCTCAAGATTTACACTTTGGTAAAGAAGGTAATGAATCTATTGTTGATTCATTTAAAGAAGCTCTTAAAGAGCTTATGTATAAAAGCTATAGTTGTCATAATTTAGATAAACTAACTTTTGTATTAGGTGGTGATTTATTAAACATGGATACATTTATGGGAACCACAACAAGTGGTACACCAGTGTCAAATAACTCAAGCGCTCAGAAAGCTTACGATACAGCTTTTGATACAATGTATTGGGCTATACAGTTTATGAGTGGGTTTACAAAAAATCTAGAAATAATATATCTTCCTGGTAATCATGATAGATTAAGTTCATATCACATGGCTCACGCTTTATCTAAGTGTTTTAAAAATGATCTTACAATAACATTTGATGTAGAGTATGCTGAAAGAAAAGTAAAGACTTATGGTATAAACTTCTTTGGATACGAACATGGTGATGTAAAGAGTAAGAACCCCGCGTTATTATATGCTACAGAGTTTTATCAAGAATGGGGAACTACAACTAATCGTGTTTGTTTTACTGGACATTGGCATACTAAAAAAGTAACAGAATATGTCACTGAGAATGAACAACACGGCTTTACTGTAAAGAGTTTACCAAGCCTTTGTAGTACAGACTACTGGCACTACCATAACAAGTTTACTGGATCTAAACGTCAGATGATTATAGAACTATATGACAAAGTAAAAGGTAAAGTTTCTGAATTTGTAGTTAATAGTTAAACATTCTAAGTTTAATTTTAAAATGATACAAGTTTTTCGTAAATTATAGTATAAGTTTTGAAGAAAGTATTTAACAGTCCCGATTTAAACGCGCCAAGATATAGACCCACAGAAGTTAATTTATGTAATGCTAAACATTACAAAATGTTCTTGGAGCAAAATCCTAAACACGCTAACATTACTCTTGATGAGTTTAAAAAAATCATATCAACGTTTAATGGAAACATTTGGAAAAATGTTATAGAAAGTAGAGATGGTATTGAGCTTCCAGAACAAGTGGGTTTTATATTTATAGGAACATGTCCAAGAAGAACAAAGATAAATGTAAACTTTACTAAATCTATTGAGCTAGGACAAATAGTTCAGTATCAAAACTGGGAAAGTGACAACTATACAGCTAAGATTTTTTATACAAACTTTGAAACTAAATATAGATTTAAAAACAATGATCTATGGGGTTTTGAAGCTGTAAGAAATTTTAAAAGAACCGTTGCTAAAACATATCCTGAAAAATGGAAACAATATATGTTAGTGGATGATTTAATCAGAGTGAGTAAACTTTTTAGAAGAAGTATAGGGAAAGAACTCAGACAAAAAGAAACATTAGATATATTAAAAGATTACGATGAATTTAATTTAACATAAGATATGCCAAAAAGTCTAATAGGTGATGTAGTATCGAGAATACGTTCTCAAGTAAAAGCTGTTAAAACAGACAGTCTTCTTACAGACCGTGTTATATACACTTTTGTTTTAAAACACGCTAAGTTCCTTTTAAGACGAGAAGATTCTAAGAATAAGATAATGTCTATGACATCTGTTATTCAAACTCTTCCTATTGTAGATCTTATAGAGGTAGATAAAATTGAAGCTCAATGTTCTGGTGTAAGTTCTGATTGTAAAATAAAAAGAACAAAAGATAAGCTTCCTACATTTCTAGAAGGATACTACGGACCTCTTATTAGAACTGTTGCTTCTGTAGATGGGTCAGAAGAGTTACAACCAACTCTTCCAAGTTCTTATTTAGCAATGGCTAATAGTAAAAACTTTAGATTTAATAAAACTAAATATTTTTGGTTCTTAAATGACTATTTATATTTTCCTAACTTAGAATGGGACGCTGTAAGAATAGAAGGAATATTTGAAGAAGATATAAGTGCTTTTACCTGTGAGCCTGATGGTTGTATAGATAAAACAGCTCAACCTTTTAATGTACCAGATTATCTTTATAGTGAACTTGAAGCTAATGTTGTAAAAGACTTATTAGGTCTTTATAGTGTACCAACTGATTCTACAATAGATAAACAAAATCCTTCTCGATAATGAATACCGAATTAAGATACAAAACTTTTGATGAGCTACTTAATGAAGTAGCTTCAGATTTTAGAGCTTATAACAATGAGGGTATGATTGAACCTGGGCAACTTATTAAAGTTGCTCAACGTGTTTCATATGATCTTGGTTTAAAAATTCATGGTACTAAAGAAAAGCTTATAGAAATAGAATATAGTAAAACAAAACTACCAGATGACTTTTACACTTTAAACTACGCAATGTTATGTAGAAGTTACAGAGTAGAAACTCCTGTTTTACAGGGAAGACAAACTGAGAATGTTGTTTTAAATAAAAAGAATGTTTATTTAAACGGTGAGCTTTGTAATAAATGTGGATATGAACAACAAGAATGTGGTTGTGAATCTACATATAGTGTACAATGTGAAACCGGTGAAAAGATATTTGTACAAGTTGTAGAAAAACGTAAAACAGAAACACGAGTATACGAAGAATTTGAAAGAGTGTATATATCAGCTGATACTGGTAAACTAGATGCTTTAGATAGAGTTGGTAGTTATGATGAGCACCAATCACAACAAAAGACAGCTTATATAAAGAATGGATTTATATATACTAATTTCCCTCAAGGAAAACTGTTTATATCCTATCAGGGGGCCCTGGAAGATGACAATGGAAATCTTCTTGTATTAGATCATCCTATGATTAATGAGTATTATGAATATGCATTAAAACAACGTATACTAGAAAATTTATATATAGAAGGAGAAGATGTTGTACAGAGATTACAACTTATAGAAACCAAACTAAAACAAGCGCGTAACTATGCGTTATCTATAGTAAACACTCCTAACTTCTCTGAGATGTATCAATTATGGCAGATGAATCGTAAAGCTCAGTATAGTAAATATTACGATATGTTTAAAAACTATCAGGTACAAACATTAGTGTTACCTAAAAAATAATAAGATATGCCAGATCAACAACAACCTATGGCTCCAGGTGGTGTTAACACATTCTCTAAAGGAATGGTTAAAGATCATAATGAAACTTTTTTAGGAGAAGGTATATATACGCACGCGCGTAACGCGGTGAATAATTCACACGATGGTCAGATTGGTGTAATAGGTAATGAACCTTCTAATTTTAAATGTGTCCAACTACCATACACTCTTATTGGTAGTGTATATGTTTCTGAAAGTAAATGGGTAGTGTTTACTACTGATGATATTAATTCAGAAATAGGAATATTTGATGAGAATCTTTGTGGTAGTGAATTAGCTTATCAAAAGTTAGTTAACTCATCATGTTTAAACTTTAAACGTACAAATCCTATAACCGCAATATATCGTAAAAGATATGATTGTGAAAGAATAATATACTGGGATGATGGATTAAATCCAACACGTTCTGTTGATATAGATATATTAGATTATACATCATCTCTTCCAAATCTTCCTTTTGAATATACAGAAACTAATGTCAATGGTTGTATACTTAAAAAATATACTTCAACATTAGATTGTGAGAAAATAAGAATTGTTCCTCGTATACAACACCCATGTTTAATTCTTACTAAGGGTGTATCCGCGGGAAGTTTACCTAACGGATCATATCAAGTATGTATAGCTTATACAGTAAATCAGGTAAGAGTTACAGATCTTATAGGTCTTTCTGAAGTACAAAGTGTTTTTACACATGAGAATACATCATCTAGTCTTAAACTCACTATTAGTAATATGGATTCATCTTTTGATGAGTTTGAAGTTGTATTAATAGCTGCGTTTAATCAACAAACAGTTGCTAAAAGTATTGGCTTTTATTCTACTAGTCAAGGAACTATTCTTATAGATAGACTTGATAATGAGTTTGTTAATGTTCCATTAAGTGAGGTGGTGTTAAGAACAGAACCTGTAGAAAAATCTGATGCGATATATACACTTAATAACTATGTACTTAGATTAGGCGTATATAGTAAATATAAGTTTAACTATCAGTTACAAGCTAATGATATAAAAGCTAATTGGGTTGTTGTTAAATATCCTTTTGATTATTATTCTAAAGGCGGTAATAACACCGGATATATGAGAGATGAACAATATTCATTCTTTATAAGATGGGTTTATAATACTGGTGAGTTTAGTGAAAGTTATCACATACCGGGTAGAAAAGGATCAATTGATGAATTAAGTGATTCTAGTAGTTTAGATGCATTTGAATCATTAGAAGGTGTTATTATTAAAAAGTGGCAGATTGAAAACACAGCTGTTATAACATCTTCTACTCAATCAACACTTTCTGATGGTGGTGTTGTGATAGCTAAAGGATTAATGGGATATTGGGAATCTACAGAAAAATATCCTGGAGATAGACCTGATATATGGGGACCGCTTTGTGGTCAAGCTATAAGACATCATAAGATGCCAGATGTATCTATAAGTGATATGTTAAATCATTTTAGTGATGATGGAGGATCTATAAATATATTAGGTGTACAGTTTGATAATATAGCACATCCTTTAGATCAGAATGGTGATATTATTAGTTCTATAGTTGGGTATGAAATATTAAGAGGATCAAGAGAAGGAAATAAAACAATAGTAGCAAAAGGTCTTTTAAATAATATGAGAGAATATCCTATTCCAGGAAATATCTCTAATAAAGGATTAATGCAAAACTATCCATATAATGATTTAAGAGCTGATAGTTATTTAACTACTGAAGAACAAGATGGCTATAATGGATCCGCTACACCTTCTAGTAGTAAGATGAGTGGATATAGACAAGATATATTTAGTTTTCATAGTCCTGAAGTCTCTTTTAGTAATCCTTATTTAAGTCTTAGTGAAGTTAAGGTGTATCAACAATTGAATGGTATATCTACAGGATCTTTTACCACTCCTTATAAACATCCTAAATTTAAAGTATTAACTGACGCGGACTCTGTAATAGGAAGTATAGTTGGTGTTATATCTGCTGCTGCAATATTTACTAAAGGAATAAATATAAGTGGTACTAATGACAATCCTATAGGAATAGATTTAGGACCCCTTCCTCCGTTTCCTACAACATCATCAATTTTACCAACTGTAAGTTCTACTGGAGCACCTATAGTACCTACACCAGCAGCTATCGCTAGTGACTTAGCTTATATTGGTAACTTAGCTCAATGGACTGTAGAAGCTGCTGAACGTATTATATTTATAACAACATTTGCTGAGTTACAGAAAGAAAAGTTTCTTTCTCTAATGATGATGTTAATACCTAAAGGACAGTTTGCTGCTCAATATACTAGTCATGGATTCTACAATAAATCAGTAACAAATAAAGCGGGAAATATTCGTAGAAAAGTAATAGATGTTTCTTATGTTGGAAATGGTGTACAACAGTTTGGTGTAGGTCATCAAATAAATAATCTAAACAGAAGCAAAGTAGTGGTGGTAAAAACAAGTAAAACACTACCAAACCCAACACTTCAAGATAATAGTAGATATACTATGGGTGATATTAATACAGAACTAAATGTAAATAATACAACTAATATATCATCTTACTATGGCGCTTTGAAAACAAGTCTTCCGTCACAATATGGTCAACTAGAAAGTATTAAACAACTTCCTATATCTACATGTATACAAGCTTCTAATCCTAAAAAGAATCAAGTTGTATCATCTGATGTTATGTTTGGAGGAGATATTTATATTAACCGTTTTACAGAAAAGAATACAATGTTCTTTTTTAATTCTTGGTTAATGGGTGAACCAGATGAGATAGAGTATGATTATACATTATACACTAACGTACCATATCCTAGATTTTGGCTTAATAGTATTGAACAAAAACGTTCATTATTAATGACATCATCTAAATATAGAGTGTTAGATAAACGTGAATCAGAAATCACTTATGTAAGAAAAGGATATTTTTATTTATTTAATTCTGGGGTAAGAGACTTTTTTGTAGAGAGCGAGATAAATCTAGGATATAGAGATTGGGATGATGATATAGCTAAACGACATTATGACCCGGCCAGATATACAGATCTTGTTTCTCTTTTTAGAAGTGATGTAATTAGAAGTGGTAACTTCTATAAATATGATTATAGTCTTAGTATTTCTAAGTTATTTAATAGTTCTATATCGTGGGGTAATATGTTACCAAGAGATTATAATCCTACTACCGCATCTACATGTTATGTATATAGACCAAATAGAGTAATATATTCTCTTCCGCAAAATGATCAAAGTAAACAAGATGCTTGGAGATTATTTTTAGCTAATAATTTTAAAGATTTTAGAAGTAGAGTAACTTCTATAAAAGCTATAAATAAAACAGGAGCGTTGTTTATGATGAAATATGCATCACCTGTTATGTTTATTGGTACAGAAGAACTTAAATTAGATGGTACTAATACAGCTGTTACAATAGGTAATGGAGCTTTATTTGCAAATAATCAAAACTTACAATCTACAGCTAATGCTGAAGATAGTTATGAATATGGATCTAATCAAAGTAGATTCTCATCTATAAATACAACTCATGGTGTATTCTGGGTAAGTCAGAATCAAGGTAAAATATTTGTATACGCTCCTCATAAAGGAGAAAATATGGTGGATATTACAGCTAATGGAATGATGAAGTATTGGTTTGCTAAATATCTTCCTTCACAGCTTTTAAAAGTGTATCCAGGATATATTCAAGATGATAACACTATAATTGGAGTTGGTGTACAGATGAGTTATGATGCTACTAATGAAATAATTTATGTATCTAAAAAAGATTACAAACCATTAACAGACAAACTAACATATGATGTAAATGGTAATTTTTATAACAATGGACAAAAAGTAGAACTCACTGATACAACTTATTTTGAAGAAGCATCTTGGACCGCGTCATTTGATCCTAAATCTAAGATGTGGATATCATTCCATGACTGGATTCCTACATTAACTTTAGCTGGTAGATTACATCTTATGTCTGTAAATAGTGATTCTATATGGATGCATAATGTAAGATGTGATAGTTATTGTAACTTCTATGGAGTAGATTATCCATTTGATATTGAGTTTGTATCATCTACTGGTCAACAAGTTAACTCTGTAAGAAACATTGAGTATCTTCTTGAAGTGTATAAGATGCATAATGATTGTAGAGATAAGTTTCATGTATTAGATACAAACTTTGATTACGCCATAGTATATAACTCAGAACAGATTTCGGGAACATTACATCTTAACTTAATGGATAGAAATAATCCATTAACTGTATTAGGGTATCCTAAAATATATTCTGATCATATAGATATTAACTTTTCTAAAGTAGAACATAAATATAGATTTAATCAGTTTTGGGATATAACAAAAGACCGTGGTGAGCGTAATTCATCTATAGATGTTCCAATGTTTAATACCTCAGCTAATGGATATGAGTATCCAATTAATCCTGAGTATGTAAATTATGATAAAGTTTCTTTAGAACGTAAGAAGTTTAGACACACTATTAATAAAGTGTTTTTAAGAAAATCTTTATCCGGTAATCAAAAGCTTCTATTTAAAATCTCTAATGTTAAAAATCTTAATTCTCCTAGATAATGAAAAAACTTCTTCCTTTTATCTCTGATTCTTTGGGTCCTAGTTGGTTAGATAAATACCAGGGGGGTGGTAATGTAAAACCATTAATAGGTTACACACCTAATGGTGATATCAAAAATAATATCAAAGTAATTCCTTCAAAAGATACTTCTATAGATGATGTAAATTATGTTAGAAATTATAAACAACCTTACGAACCAACACAAGGTGTTAAAGATTTAAAAGCTAAACTAGCCACTTTATCATTAGCTACAACACCCATTAAAGAAACTCCTTTAGGAGAAGGTATAGATTTACTTAATACTGTAGGTGACTTTTATACAGGAAGTAGATATTTAATGGATGGACAAACTAAAAAAGGATTTATAGATATAGGTGAAGGTGTATTAAACTTTATTCCATTTATAAAAGGAAAAATTCCTACAGGATGGGATGCAGCTCTTACAAAAGGTCCACTTTTACCACAATTAAGTAGATTAGGTAAATCTTATAACAACATATTACATTTTTCACAAAAAGCCGCTGATGTAGATAATATAAAAGATGGATCATGGTTAAATAAATATGCTCAAGGTGGTACATATGGTGATCCTCTTTCTCCACGTATTATGAATCTACCAGCATCTTATAAAATGAATAGTTATGATAAAGGTGGAAATATAATAACTGATCCTATGGGACAATGGGCCCATCCTGGTTCTATTACACGTATACCATCTAACAATATAACAATGAAAGGAATAAACTATTCTCTTTTAGGAATCAGTAACACTGGTCATACACAGATGATGCATCCAGGTAAAGATTATAAGTTTCATGGAAGTAGTGTTACAGAATATCCTATGATGCAGAATGGGGGTTGGTTAGACAACTATAATTAGTTAAACAGATAAATAAAGATTATATTATATTATGAAAAGTGAATTTTTAAAGATAGCAAATGTAAAGACTCAGAAAGAGTTTTACGATAAATACCCTAATGAAGCTTCTTTTTTTGCGGCTCATCCTGAAGCTAAACATCTTAAAACTATGGCTAGAGGTGGAAGCGCGTCTGGTAATAAACAACAGCAACAGATTATGCAAATAATCCAAGCTTACGCTAAAGCTTCTGGATCTGATCCTAGACAGATTATGCAACAGTTACAACAGATGCAGCCCCAACAACAACAACAAGCTTTACAACAAATGATGCAAAGTTTACAGGGTCAAGGTCAACAGATGATGGCTCAACAACAAGGACAGCCTCAGATGCAACTGGGTGGTGGTGCTTATATAACACATCCTCAAATGTTTGCTGATGGTGGTAGTAACGATATGATTGGTCCTCAACAAGGGGACGTAACATATAGTAAATCATCTAATAGACCAACACCTGTAATAGGTAATCCAATAGTAAATGCTAAGAATATAGTAAATCCTCAAAAAAATGTTTCTGTTGTAGACTTTCTTGCAGCTCAAGGGATGAATAAAACAGATTATGCTTCAAGAAAACAATTAGCTGAAGCTGCAGGTATAATTGGATATAAAGGTACATCTTCTCAAAATCTTCAGTTAATGGATGTTTTAAAAAATCATCCCAATATGCTAAATAGTAATATAAAAGATCCTATAAAACATATTGCTAAAAGTATATCTAAAACTTCTATATCAACTCCTATTACATCGGTTTCATCTAATAATTTAAATTTTTTAATAGATCCTAATAATATAGAAGATCGTAAAAAGATGATGGGTGTAAATAAACCTAGATCTACAACAAAAGAACCACCTTTTGGTATAGCAGCTGCTAAATCTATGACTGATCCTGTTCCTTTTTATAGTAATGAATATTATAACCAAACATTATCTAAACCTATGACACAAGATGATTCCAGATATCTAGAATCTGGAATGATTGAAGATAAAAATAAAAATGAACTATACGCTATAAAAAACGGTAAAGTTGTTAAAACAATACCTGTGATGACTGGTCTTAATAAAAACGGAAATATAAATGATAAAGGTTTAGCATGGTTAGAAGCTCATCCAGAAGAAGCTAAAAAATTTAGAGCTACTCCTGTTGGAAGTTACATATCTAAATCTAATAAAGATATATATGGACAACCTGGATTTAATATGTTACCTATTCAAGCTTTTGGTCAACCTGCGCCAAAAGCTGTAGGTCTTGCACAACACGTTGTATATGGAGCTAATGGTATAGATCCAGCTGAATATAAAAGAAGGATGAAAATAATGTCTGGACCAGGAGAACAACGAGTTGGTAGTTATGGTTGTACTAATATGAATGGTCAAGATATAGATTGTTTAACTGGTCAATTATTTCCTCAAGGTGACACTACAATAGTAACTGATAGTAGAAATCCAAAAGACCAAGATTTTCTAAGAAAAAAATATGGTATTAAAAAAATGGGTGGAGAACCTTGTTATGAATGTGGTGGATCTTATGCTGAAGGTGGTTACTATATGGGTAATGATGGACAAAGACATAAATCTACTAAAGCTAACTGGAGTGGTAACGCTTTTTATGCTGATGGTGGCTCAGCTCCTTTAGAATATCCTCATATGTTTAAGTATCCTCCTACATATGAAATAGGACCACACATGGCTTATGGTGGATATTATCAAGATGGTGGTATGCAACAAGATCCATCTCAAGAACAACCACAACAAGGTCAAGGTGTAGATCCTCAACAGATAATGCAAGAGATAGCTCAGAAGTTACAACAAGGTGAAGATCCAAATCAGATAGTACAAGAACTTGTACAAGAAGGTGTACCACAAGACCAAGCTCAACAAATGGTACAACAAGTTGTTCAACAGATGCAACAACAAGCGCCTCCGGATCAAGGACAAGGTCAGCCCGGTATGAAGTATGGTGGAATACATATTAATCCAGCTAATAAAGGTAAGTTTAACGCAACTAAAAAAGCTACAGGTAAATCTACAGAAGAATTAACTCATTCTAAAAATCCTATTACTAAGAAGCGCGCTATATTTGCTCAAAATTCTGCTAAGTGGAAACATGAAACCGGTGGACAATATGGTGGACAGTATATGCAAGATGGTGGTATATCTATAGGACAAACAATGGATGTTACTCCAGAACAAGCTCAATACCTAAAACAAATGGGTTATACATTTGAAAAAATATAAGAACTATGAAAATAAGAATAACAGGACAGGGTTTAAAGAAAGCTCAGTTTGGTAATTGGAGACCTCCTCAACAAATTAATCCATCCGATATTAGAAATTCTCAAGAATATAAAGATTCACAAAAAATATCAGATGATATGAATATGGCTCCTGACGCTCCTGATGTTTCTAATGATCCTTATTCAGAAAAATCTCGTGAAGAACAATGGAGATCAATGTATCCTAATGCTCCTAAAGAACTAAAGGGTCCTAGTGGTTCTTATTTAAATCAACCTGAATCAAAAGTAGGATATGTTCCACCCGTACCAAAACAACAAACTTCCAATAATCAAAAAAGTAAAGGACTAGGTATGGGTATTTATAATACTTTAGAACTAGGTAATGCTTTTGGAAATCTTATACAACAACCACAAAAACAAAGAGACTGGTATAAAAAGTTTCGCGATAGTAATTTAACAGATAATGCATATGCGGTTACACCTGGTAATGAATCAGGTAATAGAGGAGACTATGATATAAATAACGGTATGTTTAGACCTAATGAGACTGGGTTTAAAAGTAAAGGAATGTACACTAATAACTTTTCTACACCTCAAGCTCAATATGGTTTATCAGTAGAACCAGGTATGGTTGCTCCATCAAGTTATAGTTCATCAGATCCATTGAGTATGATGAGCGTTAATTATACTCCTGTTGGTACTACTAATTATGGACCTAAACCAGTTAGTTTTAGCGATTTTAAAGATGATAAATCTAAAGGTAGTATTAGTGTAAGAAACAACAATCCTGGTAATATGATGTATTCACCATTTACAAAAAAGTTTGGAGCTGAGCCAGGTAGTCCTAGACCAGATGGAGAACCAGGTAATTACGCTTATTTTCCTGATTTACAACATGGATTACAAGCTCAAAAAGCTTTGTTAACAAATAAAGGATATGCTAATCTTGATCTTACACATGCTATAAATAGATGGATAACAGGTGATGTAAATAGACCAGGAGCTTATACAGCTAATACAATAGCGCCATCTTTAGTTCATAAAAAAGTTGGTGATCTAACTAATGAAGAACTTGATGTAGTTCAAAAAGGTATAGTTAAAAATGAAGATACACATTTATATAAAATTCTTAAACAACAAGGTATTTTTGATACCGGAGGTGAAACATCTAATATGAAAATACGTATAACAGCGGGCCCAGACTCTATAGATCATATGGCCTATGGTGGACAAAAAGGATATGGATTTGATTTAGGTCAACGTAATACATATTCTAAAATGAATCAAAGTTCTTTTGCTGACGCATCTAACACTATACAAGAAGTTCCTCGTGATGAAGCTAATATAGAAGCTGAAAAAGGAGAAACTGTATATGGTGATCTTGATGGTGATGGAATATTAGAACAAAAGATGATTGGGGGTAGACGTCACTCTGAAGGTGGTACAGCTCTTAATGTTCCTGAAGGAAGCTTTATATTTTCTGATACTAAAAAGATGAAGATTAAAGATTCTAATATATTAAAATATTTTGGAAAGACATCTGTTCCAACCGGTGGTATTACTCCAGCTGATATAGCTAAACAATATAACATTACAAAATATAAAGCTATATTACAAGATCCATTATCTGATCCTATTGCTAAGAAGACCGCTGAGATGATGATCACTAACATGAACGCTAAGTTATCTAAACTAGCTGATGTACAAGAAGGTATGAAAGGATTCCCTCAAGGTCGTCCTAAAGTAGCTACAGATCAAGAACAAGGATTAGAACAAGCTGCTTATGGTGGATATTTACAAAAGTATCAACTTAAAGGACAAGTAACTGAAGAGTATAGAAAAAGACATCCTGAACTTAATGAAGATAGAACGGATAATCCTTTTACTAATATTAATGATGTTACACATCATTGGTCTAAACAAGGATATACTGGTAAACAAGGAGATGTACATGATTGGCAAAATTGGATATCTGATCCTACAAAACATAATGAACAATTCAATACTAAGTTTAGTAATTATCTTCATACAGTTCCTCAGACAAATCTTGGTCATAAGTTATTTCCTGGTGTAACTAATCCTACAGATGAGCAATTACGTAAAGGTTTTAGAGATGATAAATATGATTTTAGAGCACCTAGTTTTATAGCTCCCGGAGAAATAGTACCATCAACTCTTCCAAATCTTGATCAAGGAGAAAGAACAATACCCTTTACACCACTAAAAGATATACCTTGTGTTGGACCAGGATGTAATCCATCAAAAGATATACCACATCATGATAAACCTGTTGAAAAACAAAAAAATAGTTATGACACAAATCGTGGTCCTTGGTGGTTACAAGATAAGATAAACTTAACTAATGCTACAGCTAACTGGGCTGGTAATAAAAAGTATCTTCCTTATATACCTGATGTATCATTACAACACGCAGCTCCTACATTTGAAGATTGGAGAGGACAAGCGGGAGCTTTACAATCTGGTTATCAAAATAATGCTAGAGTAAGTGGAATATATGGACCATCTAGCGCTTTAAACTCTAATCTAAGTTCTTTAGCTGGTCAACAAGCTGAACAATTAGCGGGAGTAATAGGTGGTGTTGGTGCTAAGAATACAGCTACAGCTAATCAGTTTGCTGAATATAACACTGGTCTTACTAATTCAGAAGCTGCTCAAAGAGCTCAGAATAGAGCTAAACTTTGGGAAGGTAATGTTATCGCTAATCAACAATATGACAATGCTAATAGAGAAGGTAGAACTAACTTTGTTAATGCACTTAACCAAGGATTTACTAATGCAGCTAACACTTATAATGAAAACAGTGTTAATCCTCATTTTGGTGTAGATCCTAGTAGTGGTGGTAATATGTATTTTAAAGGAAACAGTGGTAATATCTTTAATCAAAAATATAATAATCAAGGTGGAAATCAAGATTATTTAACAGACTATCATAATGAATATCAAAAAGCTTTAAAAATGTTTAATGATTCACCAAATGATAAAGGTCAAAGAGATCAATTAATTAATCAACATTTAAATAACTGGTCTAAGATGAATACTGAAAAAGAAAGAGCTACAACAAATGCTTACGGATTACCTAAAGGATATGCTAGATCTAAAAGTGTATATACAGGTAATAATGATTAAACCTTCCAAGTTTAGTTTTAAACTTTAAAAATTTTTTCTTAATATATAGTATATGGCAACTTTTTTGAGTGGTATGACCGATGTTAACTCGGCTCCCCAATTATTTACTCCCGATTATAATTTCTTAAGATATACACTAGGTAAACGTGAACAAAACTATGAACAAGGTTTGAGTCAAGTATCTAGTGCTTATAACTTTTTAAATAGTGAATTATCTAGTCCTATTAATACAGAACGTAGAAATCAATATTTAAAAAACGCTCAACAACAATTACAAAGTATATCATCATCTGATTTATCACAACAACAAAATGTTGCTGCGGCTAATGATGTATTTGCTCCAATGGTTAATGATAAAGCTTTTTTGTTTGACGTCACAGCTACAGCTAATAATAAAAAACAATTAGCTCAAATGGAAGAATGGAGAGATTCTCCTGATATTGAACAACGTAAAAAATTTAATCAAGATATTTATAATTATGTTAAGTCAGATTTAGATAGTCTTAAAAATGACAAAACAGGTGATATATCTAAATATAGATATCAAGGTAAAAAAGCTTATGCTTATACGGATCCTTTAGAAATTTTAGAAAAAGCTGCAAAAGATCAAGGATTTAAAATAGTAACAGATGTTGATGGCGGTCAGTATATCTATAAGATTACAGATGGTCCTGATCATAAACAAAACTATGAAGAGTTTGCTAGAAATGTCTTAAGTGGTAATATGGCTTTTCAACAACAAACTGGTATATTAGCTCAAGCTTATGATGAAAGTCTTATTAAAAAAGCTAGACTTATTCCGGAAAATATTAATAAAACTGATGATCAGATTCGTAAAGATTATGCTGTAAACAGATTTGATCAGTTAAGAAAAAATAATTTAGATTATTTGAATAATCTAAAAAAACCTATGGATACATTAGGTACAGATATAAATACATTTCTTACAGCTAACGAAGAAAAAATAGAAAAACAACTTCCGGGTTGGGAAGATTTATATAAAGAGTTAAATCTAAAACAACAAAAATATGCGTTATTAAAAAAAGAATATGATTTAAACAATTCTTCGTTTACTACCAAGTTTGGAGAACTAGACGCATCTGGAGAAGCTGTAGCTAAAAAGAAAGATGACTATGGTAATAACTTTATGAAGAATGCTGTATCTGAATTCTTTAATCAATATTATAATGATGCTGTCACTAGATTTTCTAATGTTAGATCTGCTAGTGGATCTAAAGAAATAAAAGAAAACAAAGCTTACTTTGACGCTTATAGAGTGATGAATCAATCACAAAATATACTTGATAATTTTATAACTAAAGAACAAGGACTAGCTATTAAACAAGAAGATGAGGCTAGAAAAGAAGAATTACTAAAACTTAAAGAAGCTGAAACATATGCTAAGATAAATAAGTTAACTGGAGCTACTGGTACTAAAGGTTCTAATGGTGAGTCAAAAAATGAAAGATTATACTTAGGAACTAGTGCTACACAAATTGATAAGTTTGACGCATATGAAACTTTAAAAAATAAAGCTCAGTTAGCAGCTAGTAAAAGTTTATCTTTGTTAACAGAACAAGATGGTGGTGTAGTGAATGTATTATCAAACTGGGGAGTTAATCCTAAATACATTCCTCAGATAAGAGAAGTATTTAAAAAAGCTTATAGTAATGGTCCTGACAAAGATCCTAACGTTAAATGGACAACTGCTGATAAAGATGCTATGAACGGAGTATTTTCTGGTATATTAAGTTGGGCTAAAGCTAATGGTAAACAAGCTCTTATAGATGAAATGAGTAATGAGTATAAAGAGAAAGGCGGTCCTGAAACTTTTGATTTCCATAAAATAATGGATATAGGTATGGCCTCTATAAAATACGGTAATAATGATGAAGTAAACAGAAAGTATATTCAACAATGGGAAGATTATAAAAGTTATGCTAGTGAGTTAAAAGCTAATAAAGCTCCTTTTGAAGCTGCAGAAAAAGCTTTAGTTTCTTCTATAAAAAATAGTAGTAATAATAGTTATAAACAATTATTAAATGATGATAAAACAGGGTTAATAGATGAGTCTACAGTAAAGAGTTGGTTAATAAAAAATAAAAAATTAATAGAGACTTTTACTGGAAATAATACAAAATTAACTGATGAAGATGTTGAAGATATAGCTAAACGTTACATGACAAATAGTTTAAATTATAAAACTGAATCATATGGACATAGTGAAGGATTATTTGCTACTGGAACACATACAAGATATAACATTAATGTAAATAATAAAACTTTAAAAATTCCTGAAGACATTATAAAAATTCTTCCTAAAGAATATGCTAATTTAAGAAAACAAGCTCAAGATCATGTAGATCTACCAGGAGAAACAATACAATATCTAAAGAATAATGCTGCACAAGCTTCACCAGCTTTTTATCCTGGTAAAGCTAATGAACAAGATTATTTAAAGATGTTATCTATTCCTACATTAACTAACTCAATTGTATATCGTGACGGTGTACAAATGGAACCAAAAGAAATAGAAAAAGTAAAGAATGCTTTATTAGATCCAAAAAGAGTTGTTAAAGGTAGTATGGTTATATATCCTTATAGTCCACAAACTAAAGGAATGGCTGTACAAGTACAGTTAGCTCCGGGTAATCCAAAAGATTTTGATGCTGCAGCTAAAGGTACATTCTTACTTCCTATAAGTATAGATAAAACAACACCAGAAAGATTAAAAGTATTTGATATAAGTAATGAAATAAACAGATATCATAATATAGCTAGTAATTCAAATGATGATTATCAAACAATACTAAATTATGAAGGACTTGGTATTAAAATACAGATTCAACCTGATGGTAAAGGTAGTCAAAGAGGAAATATAAAATTATTAGTACAAGAATACGATCCTATAAAAGGTGTATATAAACAAGAATTTACTCCAGTAGATCTTGAATCAAAAAGTGCTAATAGATATGATATGGAATCAACAACATATGATGATTTTGAAAAAGGTTTAAAATCTCTTGCTCAACAATACATAAGTGACAGATCTCAAAGAGAAGCTACTATTCGTAAAGTAGCCGAAACAAAAAAAACACCTATTACTTTTCCAGATTATTTATTTAAAAGAAGATAATTTTCATTATGCCAGATACATTAAACATACTTCCAACCCCGGATACATCAGCTGCTGATTTACAATTATCAGAACAGAGATATAATGATATGGAAAATAGAAACATAGAAAGTCAAAGAAATGATATATCTTCTATGTTTCATACTGATACACCAGTTAGTTTGGTAAATGGTCAAACTATAAATGATCTTATTAATCAAATAGATGCTATACAAGCTAAAACTAAAAATTTAGCTAATAATATAAATATAAATCTTAATACACCTAAACAACAACCGGTTTTTGATATATCTAAAGCTGCTTCTCAAATATTAGGATCTTTAAATAATAATCCAGAAACAACGTTTAATAAACAAAAACAACTGGTAAGTCTTGGATCAGGAGAAGATCTTGATAGATATAAACAAAGTGATTATTATAATGTCTTTGGTTATAATCCATATATAGGAAAAGAACAAGAATTTAGATATGGTGAAGCTATGACTATAGGTGATGTTCTTAAAAAAGCCGGTGGTGGTGCTATGAACTTAGCTTTACAAACTGGTTGGGAAGGTGTAAAAGGAACTGGAAGAATACTAGATTCTTTAATATCATTAGATCTATCTAAACTACATGGTAGTCCTGAAGAGTTATATCAGATGGCTGAAGATCAACAAAAAATCTTTGATAAATACGCTATATATGATACAGCTGAATCAGCTCAAGGTGGTCTGTTTAATAGACAGTTCTTTGGTAACATGTTACAACAAGCGGGATTTGCTATAGGAGCTGGAGCAGAGATGTGGTTAGAAGGTGTTATAACAGGTGGTATAGCTGATTTCTTTTTAGCTCCTGAATATGGACTTTTAGCTTCTAAAATGGTAGGTAGACTTGGTGAAACTGATGAAGCTATTCGCGTTGCAGCTGGTCTTACTGAAAGAACGAGTACAATAGATAAAGCTAATAAAACATTTAACAAGATAGGTAAAATGTTTACTGCTGATGAAGCTATCAATGATATGCGTAAGATGAGTCAGCAAGTAACAGAAGCTAGTGGTATAAGTAAAAAAATAGGAGAGTTTGGAAAAAGCTTAGTTCCTTTATATGGTACTGCTGAAAACTTAATAAAACTTAATAAAGCTGGAGCTGGTGGATTACAGTTAGCTGTAGAAGGTATAGGTGGTATACATAGAGCTTTGAGTGAGATTAATATGGCTCGTTCAGAATCTATATTTGAATCCGCTTCTACATATAAACAACTACATGATAAATTAGTAAAAGATTATATAGATGCTAATGGACAAGCTCCACAAGGAGCTGAACTAGAAAGAATAAAAAAACTTTCTGAAAACGCTTCTTCAGATAACTTCTGGGTTAATATGGGAGTGTTATCTGTTATGAATAGAATGCAGTTTAGTAATATGTTTAAAACATTTGACGGATCTCGTTCTATATTTAGTGAAGGTGTTCATTCTTTAGAAGATCAAGCTTTTGAGGTAACTGGCAAGATAGCTGGTAAAACTGAAAAAAGAGCTTTTGTTAAAAGTCCTTATTTTGGTAAACTAGCTGCTATAGGTGAAATAGCTCAAGAGTTTGGTGGTAAAACAGCGGCTTGGGAAGCTACTAAAACTGTTGGTGGTAGAATGTTTAAGATGGAAGGGTTAGAAGGTTTACAAGAAATGATACAAAACGCTTCTGACAAAGGTCTTGAAGATTATTATTACGATCTTTATCATTCACAGAAAGGATATGGTACAACATATCTTGGTAATGTAATGAGTAAGTATGATAAAATACAAAATGGTTTTGTTGATCAAATACCTTTTATTGGTAAAGATGGAGTAGAAGGTCTTAAAACTTTTGTAATGGGTGCTTATACAGGAGCGCTTCTTTCTCCTATGTATAAAATTATTGGTATTACAAATCAAAGATTTCAAGATAGAAAACAACTTAAAAATGATCCTACATATAAAACAGCTCAACAAAGAGCTAAAGAAAGTGTAGATCTTGTTAATGCTTTTTACACAGGTGATAAAACAGCTTTTAAAAAAGAATGGATTGCTAGTGTAAAAGTACAAAATAAAGCTGCAGAAACAATGGAAGAAGCAGCTAAGAACCACGATAAATATGTTTTCTATAACGCTAAAGATTCAGCTTTTAATAAGATGGTTGAAGCGTCAATCAAACTTAATATGTTTGATTCTGTAAGAGATCATATAAAAGAAATGGGGGCAGCTCTAAAAGATGATGAAGAGTTTAAACAAGCTTATGGTATGGAAGCTACCAAACAAAACCGTGGAAACGTAAAAGCTTTCATGGATAAAGTAGCTAATGATCTAGAAGACTATCATTCTTTACGTACTCAACTTATAGATAAATATGCTGACTTAGTAATGCCAGAGTTATATAGAAACAATGGTAAAGAAGTATATGAAAATATGAAAATAGCTCAAAGCGCTGTCTTTGATGCTATAGATATATTAACTTTTAATATTCAAAAATCTAGACAATCTGTTTTAAGAGCTGAAAGTATTAGAAAAGATTTAGCTTCTATAAAAAGTATAGGAGCCTCAAGTAATAATATATTGATTAAAGCTGGTAATCCAACCTCAATAAAAGATTCTATTAATATATTACAAGATGAGATAAAAGGAATGACTATTCCAAATACTACATTATCTGGAGAACAAAGAACACTACTATCTAAAAAACAAGAAGAACTAAATCTTCTTAGAAAGTGGGAGAACGTACACTATGATGTGATGACTGGTGAGTATGATAGTTATACTCCTGATATCTTAAAAAAAGAAGCATATGGTGTATTTAAAGATCTTACTAATTTTTACAACAAACAGAATAAAAATCTGTCTACTATATCTACACAAGATTCTGAAAATGCTTTTATTGGTGTATTAGATCACATGAAACTTAATAGAGATGAGAAATCTTATATTGATGCTGTAAACCTTTTAGCTGATCCTAGAAACGAAAATTTAATAATATACGCTAAAGCTGCTGCAGCAGCTATATCTGTTGTTAATGACAGAATACATCAAGAACATTTAACAGCGGTTAATAATACAATAAACGCTGGTGAAGAAACTGAAACAGAAGAAGATGTTAAAACTATAGGTGATTACACTATAAAACAAAATCAAGATAAATCATTTAGTGTATTTGATTCTGAAGAAAAAGAAATAGCTAAAGACTTAGCTACACATGATGACGCGGAAGAACTTATTAATAGTATTGTTAAAGAAGCTAATAAACAACCACCAGAACAAAAACAAACTTCTACACAAGAGAAAACATTAGAAGAACAAAAAGCTGATATAAAAAGAAGACAACAAGAAGAATTAAATCAAACTCAAAAATTTACTATAAATAGGGCTAATAAAGATTTAGAATTAGCCCCTGAAATAGAACTTTCTGAGATTGATTTAGAAAAATCAGGTTTGGGGGATCTTCAAAAAGCAGAAGTAAAAAGAGTAAGAGTTTTAGAATACAGAGGTATAAATTCAGAAGGTAAAAGAGTTGGAACAGTTATAATACAAACTAATGATTCTATAGAAACTTTTGAAGTATTTTTTAATGATGTTAAAATTAATTCTAAATATGAAGCTATATTAGCTAAATTAGAAAAACAAGAAAAACCTAAAAAACCAGAAGAACCAAAGGGTATTATATATCTAGATCCAGAAAGTAATGAGTTTAAACAAGAATATAATAACGCTTTAGATAAACTAGCTAGTGTTGTAAATCAACCTAATGCTACACCATCTGCTATAAAAGCTGCGTTTGATGATTTGTTTAATAACACTCTTATTAATCTTGATCCTTCTTTAGCTGCTAGAGCAGCATATAAAGAAAAACTTAAAGAAGAGATGGATACTTTAATATCTGAAGCTAATCGTAAGATTAAAGCTAATAATGTAACCGGAGCCAAACAATCTATCTCAAACTCATTTAAAAACGAAGAGTCTTCTACATTAAATGATATAGCTAATGATTCAGAAAATATATTAGACGAACTTAATCCTGAACATAAAGAAGAAGTTATACAACACTTTGAAACAAACTTTTTACAAAGTATTGGTAAAAGAATATCTAATCTTTTATCTAAAGCTAGTGAACTAGCTGGTGGTGAGTTATTATCATTCTTTAAAAAAAGCGCTAATGAAGCAAAAGAAAGAGTAACTAAAAATCTTGATAAATATAAAGAAGAATCAAATAAGATCAAAGAATCTATTAATAAAAGTGGTATAAGAATTAGTAAGATTAATATTAATGAATTTTTTGATAATCCTGTTAATATGAGTATACAGGATGATGAAAAAAACAGAGATAAATCAGCAACACCTGGACAATTAATAGCTATTGACAACTTAATAAATTCTGGTATATTAGAATCTAATGAAACAAACAAATCTCTTCAAGGAGCTAGTTATTATATTAACCAAGGTGTAGGAAGAATATACACAATAGAAATTAATAAACTTGTAAATAGTTATTTTAAATTAAAAAATAGTAAAACAAGTAATACTACAGAAGTAAATAATGCGTTAACTAGTTTAAAAGCGTCTGTTAAATCATATCTTGAAAGTTTTTCTACTGATCCTAAAGAAGATGTTCAAGCTGCTTTTGACGCTATTGAAAAAGCTAATGATCCTGATGAATTATTAGGTATATACGATAATGAGGGAAACTCTAAACCATTACAAGTAGAAAAATCTAATCAAAAAGATTTATCAGATGAAGAGTATAAATTATTAAAAGAGTTTAGAACTTCTTTATATAATATGCAGTTTCAAGGTAACTTGATGAATGTTCATAATAATATAGAACAAGCTGAACAAAACGCTTTATCTAATAGTGAAAGATTAAGACCAGAAGACTTAGTAACATCTGATCTTATAAATTCTATTCCAAATTCTTTATTTAAAGACTCTAATACCAAAAATAGTTTAAAAAATTCTATCATTTCTTTATTAGATTCTATAAAAGATCTTAATGATAAAAAAGAAATCAGTTCATTAATAAATAAACTATCAATAAAAGAGTTTAAATCTGGAGTAAAAATAGAAGGTGAAGGTATAATTAAAAGTATATACGCAACTTATTTAAATACTCAAACAAGTATAAATGAGGAAGAACAAGTTGGTCCAGTGTTATCTAAAGAGGAAATGTTAACAGCTTTAGAAAATAGTAAAACAACAATTCTTAATAAAGCTCAAATAAATCAAGTAGATGAGTTTGCTAAAACAGAACTATTAAACGCTTATAAAGCTAAACTTAACGCTGCTATTGGATATTCTACTAAAGATTCTACATATACTCCTGAAAAACTAGGTTTAAATGAAGAACCAGGTGAAACATTTTCAACGTTAAGACAAAAGTTTGCTGGTGATATAAGAACAGCTGAGGATCTTAAAAAAGATCTTAATGCTCAGGGTGATCAAGTATCTACTAAGAATGCTTTAAACTTTATTGTAAATAGTGATTTTGCTACAGATGCTGAGAAAGAATTAGCTAGAAGTCTAATGAACGCTATCTCTGAAGATAGCTTTATAACATTAGCTAATAATTCTGATTTTAAAACACCCACAGCTGGTGATTTTGATCCTAACACTAATAGAATCAGAATCAATATGAACGCTGTAGAACATAAAGATGGATACACTTCTTCTCCTATAGAGACAGTTATATTACATGAGCTTATACATCAGTTAACTGAAACAGCTTTATCTGACCCTAATAGTGAATTTTATAAAGGAATATCATCTTTGATGGCTGTTGTTAAAAAACAAAAAGGAGCTGATACATTTTACGCGTTCCAATCTAAACTATCTAATGATGAACAACGTCATGAGTTTGTAGCGGAAGCTTTAACTAACCCTGCGTTTCAACATTTATTAGCTAGTACACAATATGCTAACAGTAAAACTAGTGTATGGGATAAACTATTGGATATTATTAATAGGGTGTTACAAGCTGTCGGTATTGATGTAAGAGCTACAGCTCTTTCAGAAGTATTAAACTTAACTGGTGATTTATTAAATCCAGTGGATCCGGGTAGTTTTGTAGAAGCACAAAGTATAACAAGAAGTATAACTGAAGCTAAAACATTAGATGAGTTAAAAGCTATCAGAGAAGACTTATTTAATAATAAAGATATAACTAAAATAAGTGAAGCTACTTTTAATTCTATGATTAATCTCATCTCTGGTAAAGAGAAGAGTATAAATCAAATGAAGATAAGAGATCAATATGAAAAGACTCATACAGCAATAAAAATAAATAATAAAATCTACCATTATAAGTTAAATGATAATGGTAGATTATCTATTGTGTCTTTATCATCTACTGGTGTTAATAATGTCAGAAGTCAGAAAGTAATTGATAGTATTATTAATAATATTCTATCTAAAAAAGATGGTGTTAAAACACTACTTTCTAAAAATACTATTAACGATATAACACAAGAACTAAATAATTTAAAAGATAAAAATAAAATAAATAATTTATTAAAACAAAGCCTTGGTGTAAAGATATCTGATGATATACAAACTAAAATAGAAAATAAGTTGTTTTCTCAAGATATTCCTGTAGACCAAGGTCTACCAGAAACAGAAGTGATTGAGAATGATGTTCCTGCTGGTGGAACAACTACCACTGGTTCTAAATCTATAACAGAAGCTGAAATAAATAAAAGTACAGCACAAAATCTAAAAGGACTAAGATCTTTTAATAGTGATGGGTATATAGATAGAAATACAGGTGACTTTATAGAAAACCCATCTTTTACAAAGTATTATAGTAAAATAAGAAGTATTATAAACGCTTTGTCTATAAAAGATTTAAGTGAGCTCAAAGACTATCATGTTACAATAGATAAAGATAACGAACATATTCGTTGGGATGATTCTTTTGAAGATCCAGGAGTTAAAAATAATCTAGGAATAGTTGGTTTTATTTCTGATGAAAAAGGAAATCCTATTGTATTTAATCCAAAAGGTGAGAAAGTAGGTGTAACAGATAGAAACAATCTATCTGACTATAAAGGATTACGAAATGGTGAAAATCAAATAGTATATATATATACTATAAATGAGAATAAGAATAAAAATAAAGATAATATAAATCCTGAAGAAATAAAACTAATTAAAGCTGCTAAAGAAGAAGCTTTAAAAGGTAATCCTCAGATATCTAGGTTAACTAAGATTAATCAAGGTAGAGCTAATACAAAGTCTAACATTAATAAAACTAGTTCTCAACTTAAACATACAAATGAAAAAGACTTTGTAGATAAACTTAGTCAAGATAATGTTACATTCTCACTTGATTTAACACCATCCGATAAAGAAGCTGGTAAAACTGGGGGAAGCTTATTAGTTCACATTAATGATTCAAATGGATCTGTTCATACAGAAGCTTTACAAGCTCCTAAAGTGGGTCAAGTAAGTATATCAACAAAAGATGGTACGTTTTCTTTATTTGAATATGCTATTGATCTTATGAAAACTTATAGAGGTATGAGTGAACACATGACTAAAGATGAATTATCATATACACAATCTAATTTGAAATATTTTTTACAACATGTGTTCTTTTCTAAAAAAATAAACATGGGTGGTGAGTTTAAAGTGATAGAATTAATTACTCCTGAGAATAAACAAAAAGGAATAACAAAAAGTGTAGATTCATATTTTATGTTTAAAAAAGATAAAAACGGTAACTATCAAACTATAGATGAAACTAGTGAAGCTTATAAGAAAGTTAAAAAATGGATTAATGACTCAAAGTTAAACGTAGATAAAGAATGGTTACAAGGTAGACCATTTATGTTTCCTATAGTTAAAACAGATGAGAATGGTAAAAAAATGATTACCTTTGTAGAGAAGGATTATGTTAACTTCTTATTGAAAGAAGTTGGTTTTACTACATATATGAATGATGTACCAACAGTTGATAATGTTAAGTTTTATAATTCTATAGTTGAGTTTGGTAAACCTGAAAATCTAAATAGTACTGTACAACCTACTAAGTTAACAGAACAAAATATTGTTAATAATCCTAATGCTGTAGAAAACGAAATAAAAGATACTATACAAAAAATTGATGCATCTGATATTGATTTAGATAGTCTTCCTAATTTAGGAAATGAAGAAAACTTTAGACTTGTTCCTGCAAATAACAAAAAAATATTCAATATAAACTGTAAATAATGGCGTGTTCAGTTAATCTACAAAAAGACAAACTACCTAAAATAATAAACAAAGTTGAATACTTCTTATTCCGCGCGATGGAAAAAGAACAACTTGATTTTGCTGAAGTTGCTACTAATAAAAGTAATAACAGAGATGTTATATCTAATGATGATGTAAAAGCTTTTATTGAAGCTTCTAAGAATGGTCAACCTAAAGAATTTAAAGGTAATGATCCATATCTTGATCCAGTAACTGGAGCTTATATTCCAACACCTGAAACAGCTAGATGGGTGTTAGCAGAAGATGGGTTTTATAATCTTGTAGATGGTGATAATATTCTTACAAAAGGTGTTGATTTAAAATCAGGTAATCAAGTAAGTAACGTTGTTCGTCTTTTAAATACAGTAAAAAATACTATGATACCTGAAGCTGTAAATAAATATACAGCTACAGCTAAAGCTTATGAGAATAGATCTAAAACAGATAAAGCTTTACCAACCGATCTTAAAAACGCAGAATTATATCAATCATTTGCTACTAATCTACAGTCGCTTATTCCTATGTGGAATCAAGTGGTAGCTAACTTTTCTAAATATAGTACACAGTTTAGTTTTAAAACTAAATTTACTTTAGATGAAGATGGGCTTGTTAATCTAGATGACGTGGCTGATGATGATGACAAGATGTTAAAGAAGATGGTATTTGATCAACCATCTAATGAAATCAATCCTGTAGATGATATAGATAAAAGTATAGAACTATATCTAAGAAGTCTTCAAGAAGCACCTAATCAATATGATGAGTTTGGTCCAGGACTATCTGTAAATTATTCAACCCTTGTTCGTGGGTTACTTGCTGATTTACAAAATACAACAAGTATGGACGAAATCATAAGTATTCTTAATAAGAAAGCTGAACAAACTCCAGTATATAAAGATATAATAAAAAAACTTACACTTCCAGATAAAGAAACTACAAAAGACCTGGATACATATATTAAGTTTAGGAACTCTTTTACTAAAACCTTTATTCCTTTAATGCTTGTGTCTTTAGAAAGTGATAACACTGTAAAAGTAATTGAAGCAGCTACAGGTAAAAAAGGAACATTTGAAAGAGTTATAGGATCTAACTTTTCTCTTAAAGGTATGCCGTTTATTATGAACGCTACAAATGGTGAGGTTGTTAATATAGGTCATAGAAACGAAGATGATGAATGGGTATTAGATCATACTGATTTACCTAAATTAGAAAAACTTAATATATATAATGCCAAAGATAAAGATGATACAGGATCTATAGATAGAAGAATAGAGTTTCTTAAAGCTATAGGATTTGAATTAACTCCATCTACAGAAAAACAATTAAGAAATAATCAAAGTATTGTAGGTGGAGGTAGATATAACGCTGTAAACGCAATGTTTGAACATCTTAAATATAGACTTGAACAAGGTGACGTTATAAAAAATGTTATAAATAGTTTAAAAAAAGATTATGTAGTTGATGGTGATATAAAAAGTAAAGGTCAAGATAGTTTTATTACTGATATTGTAAACGCTGAATTAAAAAATAATAGAGACTATAATGTTGACTATAGTATGGTTAATGCATCTGGAGATAGACAATACTCTATACAGCTTCATAATAACTTTACTATTCTTAATAAGTTCTATTCTGATGTAGAAATATATCCTAACTTAGATAGCATAAGACAAGAACCTTCAATGTTCTGGTTAGATCCTGAAAAGAATCCAGCTATAAAAAATGATCCTATATTAAATAGTCTTTTTTATTTTAAACCAGGAGAAGACAATTACGGTGATCGTAAATATGTAATAAAAATTGTTAAAAAAGAAAATAATAAGTTTATCATAACTTATGAGTTTACAAATGATAAAAATAAACAAGGAGCTTTACCAGTACAAATAACTTTTAACAATACTGGTGGTGTAAATACAAGATTTGATAATGAAAGATCTAAAGGATCTTCATCTACTTCTTTAAATGAAATAGATAAACTATTACAAGATATATATTCTTTTTATTCAAAAAAATATTCATATAATAGTGTATTAAGATTAGGTGATAAATCAACTGATCTTGGCATGTCTGTAAATTATTACGCGCATCCTATTACCGGTAAACCAGTTGTTACTGAAAAAAATACTCTATCTAGTAATCCTTTAGGTGGAGTGGATAATTATGCAACAGTATTTAAGTCTGATGTTTTTTTACAATATGTAATAAACGGTATACAAGATGTAATGAATATGAAACGTGCTGCTCAAGAAAATGATTTCTTAAGTAAGTATAAGGTTTCAGCTAAAAACATACTTAACTCTTGGAGTTATTTTGATAAGATATTATCTTCAGAAACTAAAGATAAGTTAAAAACTATAGATAGTGCTGCTGATGTTAAAGAATTAATAGCTAAAGATATTATAACATATTTTGAAGGTGAAAACGGTGTTGTAAAAGATTTTCTTAATAGATTTAAGGATGCCAGAAAAATAAACACTATATGGAATAACACCTCAATTAGTTTTGATTCAGCTGTTCGCTATTATTTAGCTAATAGTTTTATTACTGATATGAGTCAAATGAGACTCTTTTTTGGTGATCCTATATTCTTTAAAGATTTTCATAAAAGAGCTTCTAAAGATTCAGCTACAGGTATATTTACATTTATAGATGACGAGCTTATTAAAAGGTTTAATGATCGCTCTAATCCAAATGGTTATGGAGCTACAATGAATCTATCAGCTAGACGACTTGCGGAAAGAGTATATCAACAAAAGTTAGCTGAGTTAGAAAGTAAAAACTTAAAAGAAAGTCAAAAGAAAGCTTTTAGAGATAAATATAAAACTGAAAGAGATCAAGCTATAGCAAGACAAGATATAAGTAAATCTTTTAAATCAGCTACACTACAAGATATTGATTTTAATAGCTTACAAAGTGAAAAAATTATAGAAAATGTAGATAATCTTATTAAAGCTGGTCATTTATCTGAAAAGATGAAAACTTTATATGAACAATCTTTAAAACGTGTTATCCAAGACGGATATAAAAAAGGTAATGAAGCTGATGGTCAAGGTAAATGTACTTTTGATTTCTATAAACTAATGAGTATACTTACAGGTCAATGGAGTGATGATCAAGAACGTGTTTACAAAAAGATTGTAGATTACGCTCACTTTAGTGAATTAGCTGAGAATGAAAAAGATAGTGAAAAACGTTTAGAGTATATCAAACAAAGAGACGCGGTTGGATACAATCCTTCTGAAGAAGTTTATTTTCCTCCTAAAAAGTTTCAATATTCCGGAACTGAAAATAATGAATATGGAATGTATGTTCCTATATTTGATAAATTTTCTCTTCAACCATTGATTCCTACTAATATAAAAAGAACAGCTGATGAACACTTAGCTAAAAGAATGGAATATAATGGTATTGGGTATATCAAGTTTGAAAGTGGTACAAAAACTGAAGTAGTTAAAGATAAAGACAGCTATTATAGTGAATATGATAAAAACAATCCTTCAGAAAGATCTATACTTCCTTTTAGTCCTGAACAAAAGTTTAAATCAGAACAAGAACTATTCTTTAATAATTTTAAAGAACAGCTTACTATAGATGCATCTATTCACGATCACGCTGTATTTGGTTCACAGATAAGAAAGCTTATCTTAATGAACTTAGATAAAGAACAGTTTAAACAACACTACAATAACTATAATAAATTTATAGCGCATCTTACTGAGTTAGAAAAAACAAGTCTTTATAATGAGATGGGAATAAACCGTGTAGATGGTAGACTTCATATATCTGATATAAACAAACTTGTTGATTATTTCTTTAAAGAAATAGACAAGAAGAATCAAGATTCTAATGTTAGAAAAGCTTTAAAGTATGATGAACAAACTAAAAAGTTTGAGATTCCTTTAGATGGATCTGTACAAGCTCAAATACTGGAAGGTATTGTTATATCTGCTATTAATAATAGAGCTGTTAGATACAAAACTAATGGATCTATGTTGACCCAGGTAGCTATCACCGGGTCCGAACAAACAAATAAGTTTGACAAAGCTTCTTCAGATAAAGCATATAAAACATTTGGTAATAAAGAACTTAACTATTACAGCGTTGATAAAGATTCAACTGGTAAATATATAGTTAAACCAATGGAAGTTAAAATAGCTTTAACTGGTCAATGGTTAAATCTATTAAATTTAAGTCATTATGATGGATACAAAATAAATAGTATAGGTAGATTAAACGATTGTTTAAAAAATGAAAGATGGTTTGAAGTTAATAAAAGAAGCTTAGAGCTGGTAGCTTATCGTATTCCTACACAAGGTAGAAATTTTATGGATGTGATGAGAGTAAAAGAATTTATCCCTGCTTCATTTGGTGACGCTATCATAATGCCTAGTGAGTGTGTCATTAAATCTGGATCTGACTTTGATATAGATAAGATGTTTGTATTCTATCCTAATCTTAATCAGAATGGTGAGGCGCCTAATAATTCTTATACGGATAATCAACTTAAAGATCCAAACAACTATAAAGCATTAAAAGCTAATATTCAAAATAAGCTTTATAACACAATGTCTGATATCATATTAGATCCGGCTAACTATTTAGAACTTGTTACACCATCTGATAACTTTCATATAATGCCTATTATAGATGATATATATAAGTTATTAGGTAAACCTGTAAATAATGAAGGAAAACATATTAAATCTGACTTTGTTAATACAGATATAGTTAATCGTAATATAAACATAGATAAGTTTATAAGTTTATTAAAAGGTAAATCCGATCTTGGTATTGCTGCAATAGCTAATACGTTTAATGTATTATTTCAACATGGAAAAGCTACTGGTAATACTAAATTCTTTACTAGTAATAATATCATATCTTTCTTTAATATCAAAGATTCTTTAGAAAAGGAAGAACTTATTATAAAGAATATAGATTACTCAAGTCCATATGACGAAGAAGGTGTATTAAAAAGTGAATTCTTTTCTGAGTTTATCAACGCTTTTGTTGACGCGGCCAAAGATGACTATGTATTTGCTGTAAACGTTGTAACAGAACTAAGTCCTATAATGTTCTATATGAAATATGCAGGTATGTCTTCTAAAAAGATATTAGGGTTTGTAAACCAACCAGCTATTCGTCAATATATTAAAACACTATCTACATATCAAAATAAATTTGTAAAAGGAGAACAAGCTTTTGATGATGGTGTTAAAACAATAGTTTTAAGAGATACATTAACTAAATTAGGATATGAATTTAGTCAATCAGATATAGATCCAGAAACTGGATTTAACAAATATGGAACAAGAAATGGTATACAAGAATATCTTTTTGCTAGTAATAAACCTATAAATATAAATGAACTAATATCATATTTTAATAATGATGATAAGTTATTTAGTCAAATAAAAGATCAAAATATAAACATCAATAGTCTTACAGATGATGAAAAGAAAAGACAGATTGCTTTTTTATTAGAGTTACAAAACTTAAGACTTCAGTCTAATAGTATTTCTGAAGCGCAAAAAGTTTTAAAGTTTGATACGTCACCATTTAAAAATACATTTGACATCTACCAAAGAGAGCAGATGTATAATGATATGATGAGTGGAAACAATGTATTAAGTCCTGAGTCTATTAGTAATATATATCATGATAGTACTATTAGTCCATTAAACGTTTCAAAAGATATAAAAGCGTTATTATCGTCATTGTTTCCTATAAGAAATAACGATGAGCTTAACAACTTTCTTCTTAATAAAGCTATAGCTTATAAAAACGAAATGAGTAAAAATGGAGGAACATTCGTAACTAATGATGATATAATGAAAATATCTCGTGTAGCTAAAAATGATATGATGAACTATATCCTTCAGAACTTAATAAGTAAGTCTGAAAAAGGTGTAGCTTATTTTAAAGAAAGATATAATACTGATAAGTCGTTTAATGAATATTTGTTAGAATTAGCTCAAACAGATAAACTAAAAAATAACTGGTTAGCTATTAAAGAGTCACCAAGTTATAAAAGTATGGCTGCTCAGTTTCCTATATTAAAAAATATTATTATAGAAAGAGGTGTTAATAATGGTAGAATTGTTAACTTTAGAATACTAGAGAATAGTTCTAATCCAGTAGAAAAAGAACAAACAATACAACAATTTGAAGATCTTACTAACAGTTCTAATGAACAACTATCTAGTTTCTTTAAGGATCTGTCATTGTATTCTATATTCCAATCTGGTATGAATACTTCCGATATCAGTTTTATGTCTGTAGTACCAACTAATATAGTGAGTAGATTGTATGGTAGCGCTGTGGAGGAATATAATAAACTTCCTAGTGAACGTAAGACAGCTATGTTGTCTACGTTTTATAAAATGTTTACAAGAAACAATCCTGAGTTATTTAGTAGAAAATCAACAGATACATTAACAAAAGAAGTATCTAAAAGAGGTAAATGGTATTCTGAACAAGTACCGTTTAATGAAGTATCTAAGATACAAGTGTTACAACCTATTAAAGAAACTACTAAAGAAAAAATTAACAATCAAGAAAAAATAGAAGCTCCAGTTAAAGTAGAAGAATCATCAATAGAAGAAAAGATTAGTAAATGGTTTGAAAAAAACAAAGGAGAAGAGTCAATTAAAAACATACCTTTACAAGTTATAGTTGAATCATATAATCAAGAAAGAATAGGAAATCAAACAATAGAAGAATATCTAATTGATAAATTCGGTTGTCAATAAATAAATAAATTATGTTAATCTGTCCAAATAAGTCATCAAAACAATGGAAAGAGTTGTCAGATAAGATAGGTTCTAGACAAGCCATGTTAGCTTTTATCCGTAATGGAAACGAAATACCTGAATCTGAAGCCAAGGCTAGAGAGTTAATAACAAATAGAGGAATTTTAGAAAGTCTACGTAATATGCCTAAACTTTCTGAAGATAATATATTTGGTACACTAAAAGCTAATGATTTTATTACTGATAATCAAGTAAAACGTGAGGGTAAAACTTGGTACCAATTAGCTGACATAGAAAACATTGGTAAAAGACTTGGTGAGTATACTGAACAATACGGTCCTATATTAGAATATGATAATGGATATGTTACAGTAGCTCAAGAGTCTGTAGATGCTTGGAACAAAGTAGCTGAAGTACAATCAGCTGAAAAACTTACATCTACAAGATTAGCTGAAGAGTTTCTAGATAAAATGGGAATATCTATACAAGAAAGAAATGATGTATTACAACGTTATGGATCTAACGGTATAGCTGATATAGCTGAGCGTATGGTGTTGATACAATCAGGTATGCGAGATGTAGCGCTTCCGGAAGAAGCTTTACACTTCTTTTTAGAAATGCTTCCCCAAGATCACCCAGCTTTAGTAGAAGCTTTAGATAAGATAAGAGACAGGCCTATATATAGTCAGACACTGAATCAATATAAAAACAATCCAAACTATAGAATAGATGGTCAAGTTAACTTCTCTAAGATTAAAAAAGAAGCTTTAGCTAAAGAGATAGCTGCTAATATAAAATCTAAAGATAGTCAAACCTGGGTGGGTAGAATAATAGATGGTATATTAAACTTTATTAAATCTATTACTATACAAAAAACAGCTACTGAAAAACTTCAAGATTTATTCTATAGTGATAATATAGGTAATCTAAATAAAAACCTTAATTCATCAGAAATATATAATCAATTATCTGATGAATATAAAGCATTCTATGAAGCTCAGCTTAAAGAAGCTACAGAAGAACAAAAGCAAACTATACAACAAGTATTAAAACATACAGCTTCTATAAACTTTAATAAAGAACAACATATTCTTACACAACATAATGTAGCTGAACCTGACGGTGTTCGTCTTAAATCTGTTACACAAGTGTTGGGATCTGACTTCTATAGTGATTTAGATCATATACAAGCTGTTCAAACTATTTTAGAAAACTATGCTGAACATTTTCCAGAAGTAACTAATAGTGATAAGGTAAATAAATATATTGATTCATTAAGTTCTAACTTAGATACTGATGAAAAAGAAAAGTTGATTAATAAGTTTAAGTCTAAAGAAATTATTAATTATATAAGTAAAGAACTAATGGACCCAGAATCAGGTATTGATAAAGAGTTTATTGAAGCCTTTACTCCTGACTTAGCTAATGATATATTAAAAACTGCTGAAAACGCTAAAAAAACATTATTTGGAACAGCTGTACATAGTATTGTAGAAAGTATTATATTAGGAAAAGATATAGACTTTGATAATATAGACCCTATTATTGAATACTTTATGGATAAAAAAACTCTTCGTGAGTTAATTTATGGTAAAGGATTAAAAGACACAGGTATAAAAGGATTATTACAAGAAATCCAAAAAGATGGAACTGTATTAATGACAGAAGTAGAAGTTGGTAATAGTAATCTTGGAGGTGTTATAGATATTGTTGGTGTTAAACCTGACGGAACTGTAGATATATATGACTTTAAAACTAAGTTTTTAAAAGAACATACTCGTAATAAAGAAAATATTAAAGAAGAGTTTGAACAAATTACACGTGAACAATCTATTTTTGGTGTTAAAAACGATCCGGATACTCTTCAAGATGTAGTTGATAAAAAACGTTCTCTTAATCAGAAGTTTACACAACAGCTTTCGTTATATAAAAATATATTAATGGAAGCGGGTATACCAGTTGATAAGTTAAATATCATAGGTGTTCCTTATAGACTTAATGAAAATGGAAAAATACGTGAAATAAAACCATTTGTTGCTGATCCTATAGGATATAATGACAAGATTGGTAAACATCTTTTTAATATAACTGATCCATCTTTGGATGCATCTAAAAAAACAGCTAAGACAGTTAGTATTGAGGATGAGCGTACTAAGACACTAGATAAATTAAGTAAAGAAGGTTTAAAAGAAACTTTTACTAAAGCTTTAGTAAGACTGGAAGAACTTCGTAGATTTTTTAATACAAGTAAAGATTCAAGAAAAACATATGAACTTCTTACAGACTTAGAAACTAAAGTTAATAAAGTAGATGAACAAAGAACTATTGTAAAAACTATTCTTGATAACTTTGAAAACTTTAATGATGCGGCTACATTATTAAATGCTCAAAAAAGTTTACTAGAAGTAATTGACTCTTCAGTAGGTATTATACAAACCGTTACTAAAGAGTTTGATCGTTTAAAATCTTTACAATCTACAGATGAAGTTTCAGCTCAACAACGTATAAATGAGTTACAAAAAGTAAATGATTTTATTTCGGGATATGAAACGATATTTAAAGAGATGTTAGGAGCCATTGATAGTAATAATCTTGATAATCCTTTAGTTAAACGTCTTGTTGATTTATTAGGTGTCACATCTAGTATAAAAGATCAATATATAAATAGTATTTTACCGGATGTTGTTAATCTAATAAAAGATGAGTTTTCTGAAGAAGGTATTGAAAACATGAGAAGAACTTATACAGAAAACTTAATAGCTGCTAAACAAAGAGGTGATATCAAACTAGCTGAAGATATTCAAAAAAGAATAGATGGTCTTCCTTCAAAAGAAACTATCGCTGAAACTATTAAAGGTAATAGAGGTGATGTTGGTTGGTTCTTTGGTAAGTTTGTAGCTACTATATCTAATCCTGATATGATATTAGCTGGGGTAGCTAAACGTTTAAAACGTGTATTAGATAGAGTAAGATTGATGAATAAAGATTTAAGAGATAACTTAGGTAAGGAGTTTGATAAAAGAACCGCGGCTTATGGTAGAAATATTGACCCTAAAAAAACAAATGAATCTCTTGTATATAAAGTTAAAGAGTTTAATTCATCTACAGGGAAAGAAGATATGACCGTATTATATTTTAAAAGTGAATATGATGAAAAGTTATATAATGATTATAAAAAACTTCAGTATAATTTAAAACAAGCTCAAGAAGAAAAAGATGATACTAAAATAAAAGCTGCTAGACTAGCTGTTAAAAACTTTGAACAAAAATATTTTGAAAGTAATTTTACTTCTGAGTATTTTAAACTTACAGGTATTCTTGATAAGAATGTAACGTATGGGGGTAAAAATACAACAGTAAGAGAAATAGTAGCTGATATCTTTGATAAACTTAATTCCATACAAAGAAGGAGTAACTATACAGATGAAGACATCACTAATGGAAATATGAATGATGAAGATCTTCAAGAACGTTTTGAGCTTCAACAACAATATGCTTCATTAAAAGAAATGAAAGATTCTTTTGGTAATCCAAAAACTGGAGAAGATCTAAAGATTGCGGAAGCTTTAAAAGAGTATGAAAAAAACTCAAGACTTATATATGATTATGTAGAAATGACTACATTATTTAATCGTAAAGAACAAGAGATAAAATTAAAATATGGAGAGAATAGTCTTGAACATGAACAATGGATAGCTAAAAATACTAAGCTAACTACTATACCTGAATACTTTACTCGTAGACAAGAAATATTTGATAGGATAAAACAAATCAATAATAACGATAATACTTCTGAACAATTAGCTGAGCTTTATAGAGAGCTTAGTGTATTATCTAAACCTTATAGAGATATTGATGGAAACATTCAGGCTCAAAATATGAAACCTGAAATAACTGAAAAGATTAAAAATATTGAAAGCGAGATAGTAAGACTTAGACAAAACATGGATGGTTTTATTATGAACGGTAATACTGCAGAAGAAAAAGAAGAGATGAAAAAACTTAATTTCTTAAAGTATAATGATAAACCTTATGATAGAGAAAGATTAAATGAATTATATACTATTGGTAAACAACGTCTTGAGGATAAAATAAACTCTGATCCAGACTATGAAGCTAAGTTTGATGAAATGACTAGTCTTTTAGAAGAACTTTCTAATATGAGTAAAAAAGAAATTACCGATCATTACTTTAATGAGCTCGAAAAACAAAAAAGATTATTTGCTGAAGCTAATAATGTTAGTTATGAAGAGTTTATGAAAGATAAAGATCTTTATCAAGAGTTTAAAAATAGTGACTGGTTTATTCAAAATCATAACATTACAAAAACTGTTTTGGAAGAAGGTGATGAGGATGATGATGAAGCAAAAGGATACTCAGTTGAAGAACCTATATGGTGTTGGAAACGTAATATGCCAGTAGAAAAATATATAACAAGAAAACCGGCTGATCACTTCTATAAAAGAGTGTTAAAAGATTCTTATACTGATGAGAATGGTAAAGAAATAAAACTTAAGAACACTGACAACAAAGATGTACAAGATAGATATAAACCTAAAAGTAATGAAGATTATAAAAAAGAATATGGAAAAGATCATCCATATCTAAATAAAGAATTCACTACATTAAGAGATAAGTATAATAATAATACAGCTTCTGAAAAAGAAAAAGTTGATTATGAAAATTTATTATTTATTCATAAAGTACAACTAGACGCTCAAAAAGATATAGAATTATCTCAAAGATTAGGATTAGCTGTTTCATTCCAAGAAAAACATGGATTAGAAAGAACAATCGAAAGTGGTGGTAACAATATATTACAAAAAGGTAATAGTATATGGCAAGGTGTTAAAAGATCTTTTACATCTACAGAACAAGATATTGATCAAGAAGGTCTAGCTTCTTCTAAAACTCAATACTCAAGATTAGCTACAATGGATAATAATGAGTATAAGTTTGTTCCAGTAAGATTTTCTACAAAAGGAGATGCTGATAACGCTAGTTATGATGTATGGGGAGCTACGTTAAACTATGTAGCTGCTATTAATCGTAAAAAAGAACTTCAAAAAGAGTTTGCTCTTATGAATGGATTAGAAAAAATACTAGGTGATGAAAGTAATCAACCAAAAAGTGAAACTAATAATCTTATAGCTAATAGTATTTTTAAAAAGTATTTTCCTGAAGCTGCTGATAAAAAAATAAACAGTGGTAGTAATGTAAGATTAGATGTATTAAAAAGCTTTGTAAATACTATATTATTTAATGAAGAGTCGTTTAAAGGATACGAAGTATTAGGCGCTAACTCTCAGAAAGTAGTAAACCAAGTAATGAAACTCATATCTAGAACTACACTTGGTATTGCTCCTTTTAACTGGACAACAAACTTGATATCTGGGCATGTTCAAAATGTTATAGAAGCTGTTGGTGGAAACAACATATCATTAAAAAAAGTTATGGAAGCCAGAAAGATTATATACACAGGATCTAGTAAATATGGTAATCCTATAAAAGATATGATAAGTGATTACACAAAATCTAAAGTGGGTAATCTTTCATACTGGGGTCAATTAATGGAAGTATTTGATCCTATTCAAGGTGAGTTTGAAGATGAATATGGTCATAAAACACAAATGAATACTATTAAAAACATTCTAAACTTAGGTGTATATGGTGGTAGAATTTGGGGTGAGTGGGAAATACAAATGGGAACTTTTATAGCCTACATGTCAAATAATAAAGTATATGATGGTAAGGTTATGGATAGAGAAACTTTTATTACTAAAAAAGTGGGTGATATAACCGGATTATCTCTTAAAGAAATATCTTCTAAAAAACTAGATGCTATAAAAGAATTTGATTCTTTAGAAATATCTTTATTAGATATGTTTGAAAAAGATAAAACTGGTAAACTAGTTGTTAAAAATGAATATAAAGATGTATTCCAGTTGGGTAGTAAAGAGTTTAGTGAAATAGTAGCTAAGTTACACTCTATGCAAAAAAGACTAAATGGATCTTATAATAAATTTGATAGAACATATATAGAAAAAACATCTATAGGTAGAATGACAATGTTTTTTAGAAAACACATTATACCATTAGGTGTTAACAGATGGGGTATGCGAAGAGAAAATTTTGAAAGTATGACTGCTGAAGAAGGATTCTATCTTACCTTCTGTAGAAGTATAGGTAAAGATCTTATTAAGTTCCGTTTAAATAATGTAGTTAATTGGCAAAATTATTCTGACGCGGAAAAAAGAGCTATAAAAAGAACATTAACAGACGTAGGTATTGTATTAAGTTGTTTAGCTGCTTATACACTTATAGGTGGATATAATGATAATGATAAGGATAAAATGAAAAAACTTAGAAGATCATCTTGGGCTAATCAAGCATTAGTAGCTGAGCTTATGAAAATTAAATCAGAAACCGAACAGTTTATACCTCTTCCTGATATGGGACTTAATGAAATTAAAAGACTATATTCTAATCCATCTCTTATTCTTTCTGAAACAACTCAGATGTTATATATGAGTAAACTATTATTAGAACAAGGTGTAAATACAATACCTGGTGTTCACTATTTTGATAATAATCTTTATTATCAAAAAGAAGTAGATCAAGGTGGACTAGGTGATGAAGGTGATTCTAAACTATTACATGAACTTGTTAGATCATTTATTGGATATAGTGGTAAAACATTCCATCCATCAGACATGGTTAAATCACTTGAATATGGACAAAGAATTAAATAAAAGAAAAGGAGATCTACTGATCTCCTTTTACTTCAAAAGGATGTTTCATGATAAAACAATCCTGTGGTTGATCCGTGTGTTTTTTAAAGCCGTTAATATAGCTTTGTATATTTGTAGATCCAACTGGATTATGTGAATGACAACATGCTTTCCAAGATAATAAAGTTTTATACTCATTTTCTAAAATACTGATATCAGGAATAAAAAATGGATGTCTAAATTTATAATCTATATTTGGTTGTAAAATAGATGGTTTTGTAATAGGTAAATCATTAGCATTTTTCCATATAAAACCTTTACTTGTTTTATATAAATTTCTTGCACAAGCTCTTATTGATGAAGCACTAAATCCTAGTTGTCTAGCAGCTTCTTCACTACTACCATAAACGTCAATTAAGTTATTATTAATATCATATTGAGCTATTGGTATACTAATAGACGTATTTTCAGAAACTCTGCTTCTTTTTTTTGGTCTTATATTATTATTTATAGCATGTTCATTATTTTCTTTAGATGTACACCATTCTAAATTACTCCAATGATTATTCCATCTATTCCCATCTATATGATTTATTTGTGATTTATTATCAATATTAACAATAAACGATTCAGCAACAAGTCTATGAATCTTTTTTCTACTTTTATTACCATTACCATCATATAATGTTACCATTAAACCAGTAACTGATTTATCAGGTTTAAGAAAAGCATTTGTCTTTCCATTTTTTTTATTATATCCTTTATGAATAATTCTTCCAAAATTAGATACTTTATAAATAGATTCATAACCAGGTATGTCTTTCCATACTTCTTCTGTATATAATAATCTTTTCTGACAATGTTCTACTAACCAACGCGCGCAATCTAGTCCGGTTTTTTCTTTATACTGTCCATAGTTAGGATGTTGAAATCCTTCTATCATAAGTTGTTTGTAATAGTCATCCATATGTTCCTGGGCCAGGTCATGATCAAAAGAGATCAGATCTGGTATACCGTTTTTGGATATGTATTCTACAAACTCATCATAGTTTCTTACAACATTCCATGGATGATATCCGGGAATAGTAGTGGTTGGCGTACGCGTATCATCGAGGTAACAACACTTTTTTAATTTTTGATTTTCTTTATCCATCTTTTTTAAATTCGTTTTCTAAATACTCAATTAGATACTTAGCGTATCCTGTTAATATCTCTTTATCCTGAAAAATAAAGCTGTTAAGATTAGACTCAACAGCTTTATTATATTCTTCTTTTAGTAGTTTTAAACTACTTTTATTAATATACAGACTTTCCTGATTCACTACTATAATTTTGATGATATTTTGATTCTTGTACACCAGTTTGACCGTGGTATTTACTACCTGCTTTTTGATCATAGGATTCTTCTATTTCTCCCTCCACTCTAGCAAACTCTAACTGACATATTTTCATGTTAGGATATACTAATATAGGACGTGTAGCAACAAGTTCTAACACTAAGCTTCCTTCGAATCCTGGATCTATAAAACCAGCAGTTATATGTATAAACAATCCAAGTCTACCTAAAGAAGATTTACCTTCAACCTTAGCTCTTATATTACCTTTTACACCGATACGTTCGTTTACAGCATAAAGATAAACATCTCCCGGCATAAGAACACATCCATAATCTGGAATAGTAAATTCTTCTACTTCATTAGGTTTGCGTGGATCCAATGGTTCAGTGTAAACATACATACCATGACTATCTATAAAATATAGTTCTTCTTTATCTAATATATATTGAGGAACTTGATCTTTAAATACTTTTTTTACAGGCGTTTTATATATCTTAAAACTAGGCGCCAGCGTAAGATCAACACTAACTGGATTCAAATACTTTTCTTCAAAAGGAGCTATAATAACTTTACCTTTTAATAACTCATCTTTAATTACTTTGTCTGATAATATCATAATGGTATATTTTTTAATGTTTTTTCTATTAACTCTTTATCTCCTGGTTTTAAAGCCGACATTCTTAATGCTATATCTTTCTTTAAAACAGAAGAATATATTTGTGTTTTTCTTACACATCTTTTTTGTACATCTGCTGGTGGTATACCCAATCTATTACCAGCTTTGTTAAAGTTCTCATACACACCTATAAGTTTAGAATCCCCCTGTAAAAGAGGATCATAAACTTTAACACATGTATCAGAACACACATCATTTCTTAAAGCTAAACTCATTCTATAAATTTAAATTATTTAATTTTTTAAAATTATCAACTTGATGTTTAGCTTGTTTTAAATCAAGTCCTGTAAAATCCTTGTGTTCTTTTACAGATTGTAGATACTCTTCATTGATTATATGGTGAATAGTTTTTCCAGATAAGTTATCTGGATTTTTATATTCAACATAAAAATACGTGCTCATTCTTTTATCTATAGTGGCTTTAAATATTTCTAATTCTTCTTTAGAAGCTTTAGTTGCTAGATATATGTTTACAGTAGCTGTATGTTTTGTTAAGCCCATTATAATAACTTTATTTGTTTTAATATTTCTTTTACTGTTAATTCAAGACTAGTTATATCAGAAACATTAGCTATCTTAAAATCAAACTCCCAATCATCTAAGGCTACTTCGCTAGGATGACTATTTATTGGTTTATATCCCGGACGATCAACACGAATAATAACACCTCCTTTATCTTTAATAGCTTTAGCTTCATTAGGAAATCTAACATCTGTTATCACCCATTTACTAGGGTGATGTTCAGACATCTTTGGTGATTTATAATCCGCGAATAAAGCGTTCACCCATATATTATCGTGTAAACAGTTTCTCATAGCGTCTGTACCAAGAAGCTGTAAAAACATCCTTACAGTCATTGATTTAGAAATGTCTTCTCTGTCTATACCTTTTGGTAGCCACTTTTTTTCTATAACTTTAGTATTCCATTCAGGTCCTAAATCAGTTTTTTTAAACTCTTGATCTTCAAACATTTCTACGGGAATACCTGTTAGGATAGAAGCTATGAGTTTTAACTTACCCGCAAACATTTTCATTTCCCAGGTATGATCTAATTCCCATATAATCTTTCCTATTGTACTTTTACCAGAACCACTATATCCTGAAACTCCGATTATCATTTTATTTATATTTATTATTAATAAATGTTTGAATCATGTCCACTACTTCTTCTACATCATCTGGTGGAACTCTAAATACTTCTTCAGTAATCAACATCAAATATACAAGATCTGCTCTATCTAAATACTTTTTTACTGTTAATACTGACTTACTATCTGGCATTAAGCTACAGACTTCGTTTACAGCTAATTGAGCTGCTTTTAGAGCTTTACCTAATATATATTTTTGTTGTTTACTAGTTAAAGATTTACTAGCTTCAATTCTTATTTCTATACACTTTAGATGTTGTAAAACACAAGCAAATAAATCAGATATACTATTTTCACTTAGTTGATCATCCATAAATAAATTTAAAAAATTAGGGAGATTATTCTCCCTAATTACATTACAAAAATATTACACCCATATTAGGTTGTTCAAACTCTTTCATTATTTCTATTACATCAATAACCTCACGATGTGTCACTGGTGACACCGGAACATTTATACCATTGTTTGATATAGTTGGTCTAAAATAATTTTTTAAATAATTATATAATACCAACCGATCATCAATGTATGAATAAGGATGTGACTCATCTAAAACGTCTGTCAACTTTTCAAACAACTCTAACACAGTTTTTGGAACGGATAAATCTAATTGTTTTTTTAATATACCAACTTGTGTTAGATTTAATATGTTTTCTATAAACAACAACTGACCTATAATACTTGATGTAGTTAGTTTATCAATAGGCATATTTATAAATGAGTCTATTGTTTCATCAATTTTTGATATATCTGATACAGTGTTTAATTGTGATTGTACAGATGCATCTATATCACTGATAGTTAACCCTGTTCTCATTTTACAGATATTAGGTGTTCTGTTAATGATTATTTTATCCATATAACTTTTACCTAACACACATCTAAATCCAAACGAGTTAACATAAGAATTAACCCATATTAATATATGACCTGATGTTGTATAATGAATACCTTGAACTACATCTTTAGTTGGAGTCATTCTATAATGTTCAAAAGAAATAGTATATCCATTTTTTGATAATGAGTCTTTTACACTATTTTTTACATCATTGTGTGATGTAAACCCATTTTTAGCAGGGCCACTATTTATAATAGCTTCTTCTATTACATATCCTACTTTAAGAGGCATAATCTATAATTTTTAAAATAATGATAATTGTTTAACGTTTCTGTTTTTTACCTTTTCTATCTGATTGATTTCTTTATAAATAGCTTCTAGATAATAACTAAAATTAATGTCATAAGATTCAAACGGTTTATTAATATCTATCTCATTAGCTACTATTTGTCTCCATACACCAGCTTCTACTTGTAACTCTCTTCCGTCAGTATGACATTTTATAAGCTTAGTACCGCGATTAGATACATAATACCTAACAATCTTTTTAAGCTTTGTTACTTGTTGTTGATTATTAACAAAGTCTCTACCTTCATAATGCCATCCAGATTTAGCTTTTACACCTCCACAATAATCAAAAATGTTAGTGTTAGTTGCTAAGAAGTCTTCATGTTTTACACCATTAACAAAATACGCGTGGATAGCTTTAGGAATAATCAAGAAAGATTTATTCTTGTGTAACGTAGCTGTTTTCTTTTTATCAAGATCTTCCCACTCAAATCTACCTTTACATTTTACTTTACCTTTCTTATTTACCGCAATATAATTATTTACATCACCGATAACCATTTTGGTATATTCATCATGTTCAAGTTGAAGTTTAGTAAGTAGTTCCCATTGATGACATACTGACATATAAGTAGAAACCGCTGTAACAGGAATCATCATCTCTAAACCATCTGTATTCTGCATAAGAGGTGCAGCATCAGGTATAGCTTCACACAACATCTCGTACAACATACTTAACAGTAGTTGTCCATTAATAGTGATTTGCATGGTCATCTTAGGATCATAAAGAAAACTATTTTCATCACCAGATAAACCATATGTACTATTAAGAATAATCTTATACACGTAGTTTCTAGGATCTGTTTTAGGAATCTTCACTCTCTCATTAAAAAACCACTCATACTGTTCACAGAATTCTTTTTGAGGAAGATGTCCCGGATGAAAACCGTTACGAATAGCTAGATTAGGATAATAACTTGTAACATCTGAAGTCATAATAACCCATCCAGGTTTAGCTTCATACACACCCATATCTGCAGCTCCATGGATACCACCAAGTCCATAATCAGTTTTAACTCCTCTATTTATAAGAGAATATTTAAACCCATCTTTAGTAGATGTAATAACTGTTTTTTTAAAAAAGTCGTGTAGCTTTTGAAACTCTAGAGTTTTAAACTTAACATAAGGAAGAATACAATCAGCTAACACTATATAACTACGCGGAGTACGCATGTCTTTTATAACACTTTTATCAAGTCCTGTCTTCTTAGAAAGAAAGAACATAAATAACTCTTTAGATATACGGGGTTCAGAAGCTGAATATAGATCTACACCGTATTCTGTAGTAAGAAGTGTTCTTAAACTTAGTTGTTCTTTTGATAAGTGTAAAATTTGTTTAGTACTCTTTACATCATTGACACAATAATCAACAATCATAGCTAGAGTCTTTTGATCGGGTACCGGTTCATAATGCGGATGAGGCATCTCTTCTACATTATACCAGTCCATAGAATACTGTATCCATTTAAGACTAGACATCTTGGCTTTATTATCCCAATGGTTCATCTTAAAAAGATCAATACACTTAATCTTAAATTGTCTAGGACTAAACTCAGCAAATTCAGATCTGTTTTTACGATCTATAACATCTTGAGCGTGTTTATATATCCAGGAAGCAAGATCTTTTCCTGACATATGTATGAGTTTCTGTTTCTCTCTTAACAGTTTTTCAGTAATCTGAGCGTCAAAAGCTATACCGTTGAAACTTATATGCCACTCGTTTTTAGTTATATTATTTTCTAAAAAAGATATTAAGTCTTTGAAATCATTCTGGTGTTCCCAGATAATAAACTTCTTTGTTTTATCCTCTTTGTAGTGTGTAAACACGGCTGTGAAAAGATTTATAATCGTTTCATAGTCCATTACGTAATGATCTGCCATATATATAATATTCAGTTAAGCTGTTTCCCCTTCTTAAGAAAAAAAAGGAGATCTAATTGATCTCCTTTGTTGGTTTATTTTAAACAGTGACAATAGACTTTTTGACCGCGGTATGATTGAAAGCTTCATCTAAAATACTAAGATCAAATGTATCAGTGTTTGTTGCAAACATTTGAACAAACTGTTTAATTTCATCTTCGTTACTTATAAAGTATTCATAGAAAGTTTCTAACGCTTTTCTTTCTTCAGCATAGTCTTTTCCATTAGCTCTCTTACCTATTTTCATAGCTGTAGGATCTCCCCATTCATTAAGTTTAGCCATCATATGAAAAGTTTCTTTCTTTTCTTTTCCAATAATAGCTAACACTTTATCTTCTGGATCAAATATTACCTCGTTGTACGGACAAATTGGTGACACTGGAATCATCTTGAAAGTCTTTCTAACTCCCCAAGATGATGTAATCAAAATCATTGACTTCATAAATCTAAACTTTATTTTTTGCAAAGCTACTTATTTTACATCAATACTCAAAGTTTCTTTTTCAATATCGTATTTATCACACAATTCTCCAACTTCTTTAAGTACGCTCACTTTTACATTCAGAAGTTTAGCATACACATCCATGTATTTTTCTGGATACAGATAAGTTTTCATATAGAGGTACTCTGATGATAGAGGACCAAAATAATCTTTAATGTGTGATTTCATATCTTTAGATAATTTAGAATACTTTCCTTCTAGAAAATACTTCCAATCTTCTTTATACTCTGTAAATTTAAACATGTATAGTTTAAACCCATCAGCTTCAATCACATATTCAAACAACTTATTGGATTGTAATACGTTCTTTTCAAATGTTTTAAAGACACTAGTGTCTTCAGCTTTATACGCACATACTAATATCATATCCTCCACTCCTATTTTATCTTTAATAGACAAGTATACACCAGCCGGTGTAAAAGGATTTTTCTTATTTATACCAAGTGCGGGAAATAAAAAAGATCTAGATTTTTGAAAATATTTATCGTATAAGCTACTAATCATAATTTGTTATTTATAAAACTACGTTTCCTACAGCAAAGTCGTATGGAAGACTATAGTCTTTATTTATATAATGCCACTCAGCTTTGTTCAAGACCTCTTTCATTCTTTCTAACCAGCTGTTCATTGTTAAATCACTCACTTTAAAAGGATATACTAAAAATGATTTATCTATTACAATAAAACGAAACTCCACTTTATAACCAGCATCTATAAGACGCGCGTAATTAACGTGAACTAATGACATATATACAACAGCTTGTAACCAATAAGAATAAAACTCTACAGTTTCTGAAAAATCTTTTAGTTCTTTACTTGTTGTTTTAATATCATTAATACGTATTACTTTTTTATCATTATCAATTACAAGATTATCCAATATACCTTTAATTCCAAAAGGTTTACCGGCAACATTCATTGAGAGTTCTATTTCACTATATACTTCAACATCATCAAAATCAGTAGCGCTACATCCTATAAGGTTACATATCAAACTGTCTTGCTTTATCAAATCAACAGCTTCTTTACAGTAGTTGTAATCCTCTACAGATATTAAAGATTTTCCTTTCTTTTGTTTTAAAAAACTCCAGTATGATTTTGTTTCAGAAGTGATTATTTTATCAAATCTTTGATCATCTGTTTTTAAACTTTGATGTAGATTCATATCTGTCAATACATCAAGGATTGCGTTTTTAAATTCATCTAAGTTTTCTCTTCCATCATCAGACAACTCTGAGTAATGTTTAAAAACTCTATCCACTACAGCTTTTGTATTACCTGTAGGAAGAGTATCGGGAGAAACAACAAACAATTTTTCAAAGTTATGTTCTTCTAATAACAAACAATGTACAAGTTTACCTTGTACTAAATGGTTATCCAACTTTTCTTCTTTGTTTCCTAATATATAGGATTGATAGAAAAACGCGGGATTCCACATCAGTTGTTTTAAAGAACTATAACTAAACATCATTTGTTTACTATAGAACTCATTTTGTAAATGTTCCATAGTTTCTCTTAATAAATCCTCAAGCATATATTTTATTTTTTATAATTTGTTAGATTCAGCTTTTTTCCATAAGCCTTTTTCTTCTAGAAAAATACGAATTCTATTACCTGTTCTAAAATCTGTAGTAAAAGCTTCTGTAAGTTCTAGAAATCTATACACCTCGCAGAGTTCTTCTTTCACTTTACCTATATCATCTTCTGATAACATACCATCTAAGAATTTACTCATTTCTTTCTATCTTTTTGTGTTTTAATGTTATGACAGTGGATACACAAAGTTTGTAGATTTTCTTTCTCACAAAACAGTCTAGATACAAATCCTTCTAAATCAGCTCCAGATGTTAAAGATCTCGCTGGTATAATGTGATCAATGTTAATATCTTTCTCCATAAACCACTCTTTACAAATGTTACATTGGTATTCATACTTTTGTCTTTTGTTAACTCCTTTATAAATACGTCTTGCTTCTAGTTTAACCTGTGTTATAGGTGGCCACCATCTACTTTTTTGTCTAAGAGCGCTTCTGATGAAAGTCCAGTACACAGCTTCACTCATTGTACCACCAGCTCTTGTTTTAGCAACTCTAGATTTCACTACTTTCTTTGCTTTCATCCGGCAAAGATATAAGTTTATCTATTATTGGAACAAGTCTATTTCTAACTTGTAAAGGTCCATGATCACGAATACTATCTGAAGGATCTTTACTCATTGGTAGATAACATACATGAATATAATGATATGTTTCTTTATACTTTACCATAGCTGCTTTACCTGGTTCATCATTATCAAACATTACAAGAATCTTCTTATAGTTTAAACGATAGATTTCCATATCAGCTGCTTTAATCAAAGTGTTTTCAGAATCAGGAGCTATTATATCTATATTCTTAAGCTTCAGACTTTTAATAGCCATTATATCTTTAAGACTAGATGTTATTAACAAAAACTGATTTAAATTAATTTGATCAAATCCTTGAATATAATCTTTAACTTTAATAAATTTTTTATCCAAAGTTTTGGGTTGGTATATTTTATACAAACTTCCATCTTTTCTAAAATATCCATATAAATAACTACCTCTGATAGTTAGTGTAATAGGACCCGCGTCTGTAGTTTTTTCCATAAGATAACTTTCAAGCGGTCTTACATTATGTTCTGTAAGAAGCTTTGATCCTATGTTAAACTGAGTCCAGAAATATTGATCTTTAGATGTCCAGGATCTAAACACTACAGATGTCACCTTATATCTTGATGACACTTTAAACTTTGACATATTATATCCTCCATTATTATGAAGAACAAAGTCATTGTAATTTTCTATAATGATTTCAGATGCTTTATGAAAAGGAACGTTATATAGTTCTTTTACAAGATCTACAGCGGATCCTCCTTTACCTGTAGAGAAATCCTTAAATCTATATTGACCACTTGTACAGTAAATAGAAAAACTAGGTGTTCTTTCTTCAGGATTAAATATACTTTTAATCTTTACTTCAGAACCATCTAATTTATGTTTCAGTTTACAGAAGTGTTCAAATATCCAAGGAATAGGTATCTGCTTTACATCATTTACAAGATTCTTAGTGTTAAACATAAAAACAATTTAAAAAAATAGGGGATCCCTATTAAAGAATCCCCCTTTTTTAATCAATAGCAACAATGATTACATATCGAAATCAGAACCAGCGTCAAAACTTGCTACAGGTATAGATGGAGCTAAAGCTTTGTAATGATATATGTTAGTTTTATCAAATACATCAAGCTTACTTATGTCTTTAGCTACATATTTATACTTAGGAAGAGAAAGTTTAACGATGGTTTTACCATTATATTCTTCTTCTGTTCCTTTTAAAAACCAATTAAGATCATGTCCTTTTAATACATCAATAGCTTTATCAACCCAAGTTTCAATATTTGTAATATTATGCTTTTGACCAATCTCATCAATTTCTTTTCTCAAACCTAGTTGATCAGAAATAAATACAAGCTTACTTAAGATTTCGTTTTTAGCAAGTTCTTGACTATTATACTCAGCTGTATAAACAGTAGCTACTACTTTACCAGTAGGACCAGCATACTTAGGACCAGTTGGGTTATCTTTATCAATTGGCCATCCTTCGAAGTCAGGAACTATTTCCCCTTCTAATAAAAGATCCAACACTTTCTTATCACCTTTTGATGATGTTCTTACTAAGCCACTTAAAATATGGGCTTTTACTACTCCTGGTGTTAGACTCTTTGATCCACCACCACTTTTTACTTCTTGTCCTTGTGTACTAAACATGTGTGTTTTTTTTAATTTTCGTAATCAATAATTCCTTTTCTAACCAGTTCTAAATCATTAGGTATTTCTAATGTTAGAAACATTCCTCTCGGAGATTTACATGTGTTATCTCCTGTTGTTTGAGTTTCAAATACATAACGAATTGTTCCATCTTTATCTTTTTTAACTTTACCAAACAACACTATAGAAAATAAACCTTCGAGTGTAAGTTTCTCATCAACCATTTTCTTTTTACACCTTTTATTTCTAAAAGGAATAGACTATATCTCTTAACTTTTGTATTTCCATATCAAACCACAAGCCGACTTGGTTCTTTGTCGACATACATTTGAGATTTGACCTCTTCTACAGTTATATACAAAACTATCGGTAAAATACAAAATTTAACTTACCATTTCCCCTAAAGTTTTCACTAACTTTAGAGTACTCCCCATCACAGGGATAGTCGTTGAACTTTATTCCTCAACACCACTTGTAGGAATCTTAGCTGCTGATTGTCCAATCTTCATCTCTTTTACTATAGTAGAATCATTACTGTTCTACAGAGTGTATGAAGCTCTAAGGATATTCCAGTCAATTAGATAAGTACGGGCAAAATGTCTTCACCGATTGTTTTAGCTTTCACCTTACGTTTACCTTCTATATCTACGCTTTCTTCAGCGTGTGTTAAATAAAAAACAGTTAGGTCTTCTCTCAAATTCTGAGGAAGTCTGGATAATTTAGATAATTTACCACCAATTTGAGTAAATTTTTCATACCCTTTTTCATTTATCTTATCAAAAAACTCAAATGAACTTACATACTGAAAATCATCTATAACAATAGTGGTGATTTCAGGACGCTTTTCATTTACATACTTGATACAAGCTTCAATACTTTCAGCATCATGTCTACTGATAATATTACCTTTAGGACTATCTTTACTCCAAGCTACATATTTAGACTTCCATCCTTTAAATGGAAGTGGTTTATTAGCTACATTGATTATAAAAGTCTCAGAAGGATTTAGACTTTCAATACTTGTACTTTTTCCGGAACCTGATTCCGCAATAATTAAAACACCTCTTCCCATAATTTTTACTTCTGATTTTTGATTAAATCGTTTAACCAATGTTTGTTTGATACTGGATTACCCGTGTGTATCGCATAATAATCTCTTATTGTCATATCTGAATAAGGAGCATCATCTACAGATGTAGAAGATATAGATATAGGAGCTTTGAAGAAAGTAACCGCGGGATTTTTAGTTTCTTGTTTACTGTTTTTCAAAACACTATCACTACTTATCGCTGCAGACGATTTAGATATAGCAACTGATGTTGGGTTAACAATTCTTAATTCTTCTAATGGAACATAATACGAACCTCTTTCATTAAGTTCATACTCATCTTCAAAATGTGGATTATAAGGAACTCTATATACAGTTCTTTCGTTTGTAATAGGTTTATAATCTCTACCAATTACTTCAATATACAATCCTGATGGTCTTCTAAACTCACTTGGGAAGATTCCCACTACTGTTTTGTTTAGATATTTACCAGTGCTTGAATAAAAAGCCATCTTCATCTGAAAATCACCTGGAGTAATACCAAGATCTTTAATAAGATCAGCATGATACTCTCTAATAGTTTTTAACTGATGAACTTTGTAATCCGCCTCTGTAGCGAAACCTTCAAAAATACCTGACATGTGTAATGTGTTAATGTGAAAAATGTTAAGTGGTGCGCCATTTTACAGCTTTAGCTCCTCCACTATTAGGAGCTGAGCTTACTACTGGAGGAGCGACTTCTATCATTCTACCACGATTGAACTCTGCTTTCATAAAAACAAGATTACTGTTGTTAGGACTGTTTCTTGATTTAATAATATGCATTGCGATATCATCACTTGTCATAATATAACCATTAGGACCATACACTGGTACATCAGCTATAAAAGGACGGTTCATAACACTCACCATATCTGAACATTGCATAAGAGCGTCCATTTTATTATCTTAAAGGCTCTTTATCCTTTAATTCTTATAGTTACTCTTCCTATAAGATTAGACTATATCTTAGGTTGTTACATCAACCCCGGGATTTCGTGGATATTTTATCCGTTCTGGATTACTTTATCTAGTCGTTGCTCCTTTTCTATATTCCTATAGAAAGTGGATCAGGATTTGGATTTTCACCATTCCCTGAATTAACCCCGTTTTTTATAATTTGGTTACACTTTAAAACTATATTAGTAAAAAGTGTGTCTATATTAATATAGACGTTATGTAAAAACCAAACTAATGGTGGCAATTGCTCTGTTCACCACCAAATATATCAGAACTAGTTGGATAATTAGCTATGTTACCTGGTAATTTTCTTACCGCGTCATCAATACCTCTGTTAAGTTGACTTAACATGATAATAATAACTGGTAAATCTCTTTTAACATTCATCAAAGTTTCAGCCGTGTTGTAAAGAGTAGAAATCTTCTCCTTTTCTGTTATGGACTGTTTAATTAACCAACTATGATCTATAGTGACAATAAGAGGTTTACCACCCATCAGATTATAATAATGATGGATAGCCTTCTCAATATCCTTATGACCCATTGATTGACTAATTAAATAACGCATAATACCTAGCTTTTCTAAAGCTATAGTATCATGTAAATGTTGGATCATTTGTTTATGAGCAAAGTCTTCTAGTTCTCTATACGCACTAAGAACAGTGTTGTAATCTAGAGCTGTCTCTGCAGCGAAAGCTCTTGAAGCATACTGTTTAGTACCCATTTCAAACTGAAACTCTAAAATACTAAAATCCATTTTAGGATTTAACATTCTAGACTCTCTTAGAATTTGACTTACAATCATAGTTTTACCAGATCCGGGTCTAGCACCTATAGTCCATAGGGAGCCCCACTCTAAACCATTTACTCCGGAACTATTAATTCCGTTCCATGGTGTCAAAAAAGAAACGTTTTTACCTTTCTTTCTATCTTCTACATAAATCAGACCTTCCCTAAGAATTTCCGAATACCTTTTTCCGCCAAATATTTCATTATCCATACACGGTATTAGGGGGTTTGCAAATATAAACTATTCATTTTAACCAACAAATAATTATATAGCTCTTGTTAAAATAGATGGATCATCTTTAATCATTTGACAATAATCAGCCAACTTAGATGACATTGTTTTATGAATATCCATTTTTTTTATAAAATAGCTACTACTCATTGTAAATTGAAAGTTTACAAGTCTTTTTTGTATAATATAATATTGTGTTGCATCTAAAACAAGATCCCAATTGAACTCTTGATACGTTTTAAAAAACCATATAAATTTATCTTTAAGTTCTTGAGTATTTTGTCTAGCTAACTCTCCAGAAGGAAACTTTCCATCTGGAAAGATCTCTCTATATTCATTTATTTTAATAATAAAATCTTCTCCAAGTACAGATGTTGTAACAACTTTTTTAGTTTTAACTAAATAAGTTTCAAACTCATCTAACATAGTCATAGCTGTATGACTTAACACACCACTTTCATCTATATAACCTTTACTTTTTGCTATTTTGTATTCTTCGGTTACGTCTATTATCTGCGAAGGTTTTATCTTGTATCTGCAACAATCTAAGAAGTACAGTTGGTTCGGGCTCAACTGATATCTGATCAAACTTGTCCATATCTGATGACTCATATTTTTTTAATTTTAATCTATATATAGTGTTTATTTTATCAAATAAAAGTTTAAAATCTGGATCGGTTTCTATAAAATCATTAAAACTTTGTAAAGCGTGTACTACAGATGTATGATCTCTATTTAAAAATACAGCTATCTCTTTAAGAGTATATTTCATAGTTCTAGCTAAGAAACAAAAAATAACTCGTAACTCTACTAGTTTTCTTATTTTAGATTTATTACTTAAAGTAACTTTTACTCGAGGAATTTTAGGAAGAAAATCTTTAAATATATCACTTAATTCTTCTAAAGATATAACTATATTTTTATGATATACATCTAAAGTATATTTACTAAATATAACGGGATAATATCCCATTTTTTCATAAAAATCATCTTTAAATTTTTCTATAAGTTTTGTCTCAAGTTTACATTCATAATCATCTATAACGTGCATAGGCTAAATATTTATTTTTTTAAATGTTTTTAACAAAAAAGATGTATATTATATTGTACATTAAATACAAAACTTTATATACTATGAGTCAATTATTCTATGCCCAAAAAGATAATCTTGGTTTTCCTATTCCAGGTACCATGATGTCAACTTCTTTAGCATCTATTCCTAAGAATACATATGCTATAACTACTTCACCAGCTATATATCAAAGAGAATTAATTCACGAAGGTGGATTAAGATATTTTGTTCGTAAAAAAACTAATGGTAATATTATAGCAAACAGTTTGTTTATTAATACAAAACAACCATCGGGTTTTGTTTATGAACTAAAAACTTTTAAAAATATACCTACTACTATACAAGGGTTTGACTATGTTGTTGGTAGCGGTCCTAGTGTTGTTGTTACACAACCTATTGCATTATATAATATAGTTTCAGGTCAAACTGTTACAATATCACATTCTTCAACTAATTTTCAGATATCTTTAGATGGTAGTACATATACAACATCTAGTGTAACAGCTACAACAGATGGATCTAATCCTTACAATATCACTTTGTATATTAGGCTTAAGTCTGGTTTATCTGCAGCTACTTATACAGAAACTGTTACAATTAGTGTATCAGGTGTTTCAACTACATTTACAGTGAGTGGTATAGTTTCTTAACTTTTAATATATTCTACGATGCCCGCATCAACACCTTTAGCTGATAAAGTAAAAATATGGCTTTTCCCATCTCTAATGGGAATACTTGGTATGTTAATTTGGAATGATCTCCAAACAATTAAGACAAATCTAGCTAATGCATTGATACAAACAACTACGGATAAAGCAAATATAGAGAATCTTAATAATCGAGTAAACAGATTGGAAAATTTTGTTTATAAAACATCACCTGTTCAAAATATTATTAGTGATTCTAATAAACAAAAACAAACCTCCGTACCAACATCTAATGATACACTACCTACTTTTCAAAAAATAGTAGCTATAAAACCCGATGAAAGGGATATAATAGCTAAAGTAATTCCTAAAAAAACTTTATAACTATGACCAGAGGATTATTTGAGTCAATTGATTGGCTTACAAAAAAAGTTAATATTTTTTTAGCATTAGTTCCATTTCCATCTTTCGGATCTTTTGAAGATTCTACTACACAATCAAATGCTGGTGTTACTTCTGTAAATATAGTTACATTTAGTGGTACATCACAATCTAATGGTGTATATATTGTATCAAGTTCAAAAATAACTTACGCTAATTCTGGAAACTATCTTATTAATTTTCTTGGACAGTTTTTCTTTAGCGGTGGTGCATCAAACTATAACATTACTGTTTGGTTAAGAAAAAATGGAGTAGATTTATTAGACTCTTCTTATACATTTACTACTACAAGTGCTCAAGGTGCTCAAACATTAGCTAATTTAGAAGATATTATTACAGTAAAAGCTGGTGATTATATCGAAGTGTGTTGGTGGGCCGGTGCTTCAGGTATAACACTTAGTCCAACTACTGTTGGATCAAATCCAACAAGACCAGCATCACCAAGTGCTAATATAAATACTTGGAAACTAGGAAACTAACTAAAAAATAAATATATGAAATTCGGAACAGATCAATACTATCAACCAACACCAAAGAAAATAGTTAAAGCTGCTAACTCCATTATTACAGCTTGTACATTCGCTGGATCAGCTGCTTCATTAAACAATCAACCTATCATAGGAACAATCATATTTGTACTAGGATATCTAGCTAAGATTGTTTCTGAATACTTTGGAGAAACACCAAGTGCATAGTTTATGAATAAAAATACTCTCCCATACATAGTGATAGTGATATTACTATGTATTTTGCTTTTACAAAGATATGGCTGTGGTAAATCAAATGTAAAAATTATTGATACCATCAGCATAAAACATGATACCTTTTATGTACCTATTCATGATACAACAAAAGGTAAAACTGTAACACTTCCTGGTAGAGTGGATACTATGTGGAAACACGATTCATTCTATAAACCTAGTAGTAATTGTGATACATTGTTACAACAATACACCAATCTTGGAAACAGCTACTTCAGTGTAAATGTTTCTAAAACTAAGTTTCCTATAAAAAACTATGGATATGTTACAGTATATGACAGTGTGTCACGTAACCGTGTTATATCAGCTTTTGCTATAGATAGTCTTAAGCTTCCTGTTATTCATGATATCTACACGGTAGTAGAACCACCTAAGAGACAACTCTATATAGGTGGTCAATTATTCACTAATAGCTCAGATCCTGTTAGTGCTATTCAAATCGGTATTATCTATAAAGATAAGAAAGATAGAATATTCACTATTAGTACAATATACGATGGTACATTCTCTTATGGAGCTGGTTGTTACTGGAAAATAAAACTTAAAAAATGAACTGGAAAAACTTTGGAATAACGTTAGCTGACAACGTAGCTTCTTTTGTAGGAAGCTGGAAGTTTATCATTTGGCAAACTGTTATCCTAGTTATATGGGGTGCTGCTAATGTATTAAACATCACTCACTTCGATCCTTATCCTTTTATTTTAATGAATCTTCTTCTTTCTTCTCAAGCTGCTTACGCTACACCAATGATTCTTATGTCTTCTAATAGACAAGCTGTTAAAGATCGAGAGGAACTTCTTAAAGATCTAAGAGTAGATCAAGAATCTAATGAGATGTTAAAGAGTATACTTACACTACTTAAGAAAGTAGAAGAAGATATTGCTTTAGATAAACAAGCTATAAAACAACACGCTGAAATATTATCAGAGATTAAGAAAATTAAAAAAACTAAGAACAATGGCTAAGTTTGATCTTTACTTTCCTAAAGAAATTAAGTTTGAAGGAAGTGAATATGAAAATGTTCCAGGTGATAATGGTGGTTGTACTCGTTGGGGTCTAACGCTAGATGATCTAAAAGAATACAAATTAGACACTGATCACAATGGAATATTTGATTGTAATGATGTAAAAAATCTTACAAGAGAACAAGCTTACAAAGTACTTAAAAAACTATATTGGGATTATTTTAAAGCTGATGATATTCCTCATCAAGCTTTAGCTGAGTTTATTGTAGACGCAGGATTAAATCAAGGACGTGTTCTTATAGTTAAGTACTTACAAAATTTATTAGGTGTAACAGTAGATGGACATTTTGGTCCTATATCATTTAAAATTCTATTAGATAGGATTAAGATTGATAGTGGTAAAGGATTGTTTAATGAACTGTATCAAAAAAGATTTGATAGATATAAAGCTATTGTAGTTAATAATCCATCACAGAACAAATTTTTTAAAGGCTGGATAAATAGATTAAATGGAATTAAATACTCTTAAATATGGCTAAAACAACAACTGGTGCTAATAAAATTACTTTTGGAGCGCGTAAAAGTGGTAAATCCAAAAAGTCTTCAGGACCAAAAGACAAAAAAGTGTCTAAATATGTAGGACAAGGATAATAAGAAAAGGAGCTAAGTTAATAGCTCCTTTTTTGTTATCTTATAACTCCACCTTTACTATTAATATTATAAATCTTTTTACCATCAAACATAACAGCTTGATTTTTTTGTACATATTTTTCTATAATATCACTCTTAAAGTTATTAAATCTACAACCTTCAACACCTACAAAGAAAGCTTTTTCTGAATAATAACTACAATTATCTTCAGCATCTGTTATGATGATAGCATTATCATCATTAGACATAATGTGAGCTAACACTTTGTTAATATTTGTACCACCATGTAGTCCTATAGACGCAATACTAAAAACATTTGGATTTATTTTTTTTACACTGTCATTAAAAACATATATATCTTTTAATAAATCCATTTGTTGTAATTTGAAAGCAAAAGCTTTACAAAAATCCAACTTGTCAATATTATTACCATTGACATCAGTAACACCACAAGTACCAGACATAGATCCAGAAATATCAATATAAATACTAATTTTCCCTATTTTGTTAACCTCTTTGATCTGAACATCTTCGATCATAAACTTTCTTAACATAGGATGTAAAAGCATATAATCTTCTATACCAGCTACATTATCAGTGTTGAATATATCTTCATACTTAACCTCATCTCTAGATGAAAAATAATTTTTAGATCTATCCATGAGTTTTTTAATAGCTTCTTTAAGACTACCCATAGAAAGTCCTATTTTAGCTAAATGTTCTCCTACTTTTTTTAATTCTCCTAGATCAAGTTTTGCGGCTCCTGATGCTTTGTCAGAATTATTATATAAATCTTCTTGAGTTGGTTCATCCATGATTTCATCTAAAGACTTACAAAGATTTTGAGCGTCTTGTATAGCTTTATCCATCTGGTCTTTAGATTGTTTATCATCAAACATTTTTTTCATCAGATTTTCCATACCGTCATTATCTCCACTTCCTTTAAATGAATCCATCATTTTATCATGTTCATTTGGATCAGTATATTCTAATAAAGTCATTCTAGATATGAAATATTGTAAAACATTTCTTGTGAAAATAGAACTTTTCAGATTACTTGTTTCAGACATGATTTTACCAACTGGATTATTGGCTTTTTCTATAAATTTATACTGACTATAATTCTTATCAGTACGTTCTTCAAAATTTATACTACTTATTTTGTGGTAATACATTTTAAAGATGTCGTTTTTAAGATGTTTCGGAAACTTTCTATAGTTTTCTTTCATCTTTTTACTAAATGCGTCAAAGTCAGGTTTAGAATCATTACCTGATAAAGCTTTGTAAGACGATGATTTTTGTATACTTTCAAACACGTCTTTCATACTTTTTGGATCATCTAAAAATTTAGAACAGATATTATCTAATCTGTCTTCATCTATATAATGCATATATGGTTTAATAAGATCGTTCTTTTTATAAAAACTTACTTTATCAAATAAACCACCTCCAGTCTTGTAGTGAGAAGTTATCTCACCTTTCTTTACTTTTTCTAAAATTGTATAAGGGTTTTTTAAATCCTTTACATTATTAGTTGTTATTCTTTCTCCTGTTGAGAGACTTCTTAAATTAGCCATATGTAAATTTGAAATAAAATAAAAAGAGAGGGATTTTTCCCTCTCTTAATTATCGTTATGTTAGAATGGGTACTCTACTTCAGCTACCTTTATAGCTTCTCCATTAGACATATCACTAGCTAATTCACCCATCATTTCGTCAAAAGATTCTGTAGAATCTTTACGAGCTGGATGAGAAGATAAGATAAAATCAATAGCTGTTTCTATCTCGTTTACTTGTATTTCATCCATTATACCACGAGTAGTATATGCATTAATACCAGCTTCTATCTCAGCGATAGCCAACTCAAGTTGTTCTGTTGTAGTATAAGATGCTAACATTTCTACTTTGCTCATAATAGCTTTTACTTCAGGAGACATCAATTTATTTTGAAGTTCTGAACCAGCTGATTGAGAAATCATAATTTGAGCTGTCTTTACAAGAGCTTTATCTACACTGATGTTCCAAATAAAAGATATAGCTTTAGCTAATCCAGGAACAAAAGTTAAAGTTCTATCAGAACTGTGTTGATAACCAACTTCTAAATACTTTTCAAGTTTTTTAGTTGGTACATCTACTGTTGATATTTCTGTTTTATCAGGAACAGAAATCTTTATTTTCTCACGGTAGTTACGTGCACCCTTATCAAAATATTTAACTAATTCACCAGCAGATACACGGTTTACTGTCATTTTTAACATAAACCTATCCCAAAAAGGACTACCTACTTCTTCTTTTGGTATTTCATTACAAGTAGCTACAAATAGTTTCCATTTACAAGGAATCTTGTGTTTACCGTTAAATAAAAACTTCTCGTTCATTACACCCAACATTGCGTTACGGATAGCTGAAGAAGCTTTATCCACCTCATTAATCACTACTATTTCCGCGTCAGCAATAGGAGTGTTTAAGGTATACTGATTAGAAGTAAACAATTTACCCAGGTCCGGTCATTTTGTTATCCTAAGAACTCTTTATTTCTTAGATCTGTATCTTTTTTTAGATTATAAATGTTATCTTTTATTTATATAATCAAGAGTTTTTTCTAGAAAACCAGGTTTTTCAATATGACCTAATGATACATTACAACCAATGCAAAGAACTCCTCGCACATGCTGATTTGTATGACAGTGGTCAATAACTGGTTTTAATTTATCTGTAAACTCTTTTTCACATAGACAACATTTGTTGTTTTGGTCTAATAATAATTTATGATAAGATTCTGGAGTTAATCCATATTTTTTAAGATTATAAATAAAACCATAGTTACTTGTAAGCTTTTTAGACTTTTCTGTAGCTCTATGAATTAATTGTTTTTCTCTTAATTGCTTACCTTTACGTATATAATAAACAGCTTGATTTTCTTGACGTTTGGTTGTGTTATTTTTTACCCATAAAGCGGTTTTTTCTTTAGCACATTCCTTACAATAAGAAGTAAGTTCATCTTTTGACTTATTATTCCTATTAAATAAATCTAACTCTTTATTCATTTGACATCTTGCACATTTTTTCATAATGCAAATATACGAATTATTTTAGACTATACAACCATACAGTTCAGACTATATCATCAATTATAAAATATTATTATAACTGTTCTGCGCTCGTGGTACTTTACTATCTTCACCATTACGTGGTCAGACTCCATGTACTAGTCGTTGAACCTTCTAATTATTTCTAATTAGCTTGGCTGCTGATTATCCATCTCTGGGTTTTCCAGCAATTCACAGAATTTAAAGGGGACTTCCGATACCTTTATTTTTAAACATATTTCTACTTCACCACCATTACATAATAATACTACTTGTTTATTTAAGTACTTAACTAAAGAATTAGAGTCTGTAAATGTTGTTCCGTCAACTAATGTTATTGTTTTTTTACCATCAATAGCATTAAGTTTACCTTTAAAAGATAAAGCTGATATTTTACTAGAATCACTTTTAAGTTTCCATTGTAATCCATATGCTGATACTCTTTCTTTTCTTATACATTTACCTATTTGTTGTGTGCCACAAGAATTGTTTTTACCTAATTCTTTTAAAGCTAAACTCATAGAATCAAAAGTTTTTACATAATTACCATTTAAATCATAACACTCTACTGGTTTACTTTCATGATTATTTAATCCGGTTTTTTGTAAAAGCTTTTGACTATCTGACATCTTTTGTCTTACTTCATCATCAAAATAATATTCATTGTATATGTTAATCAAATTGTACGCAGGTTTTTCTTTTTCTATAAGATCATATTCAACTTTTCTTACATTTTCTAAAGTTTCATAACTAAGTATTTCTACTTTAAATGAGCTTTCACCATATTTATTATAACTATTTTGTAATTTAGAATTTCCATGAATATTTTTTCTAAGTTTACTATAATGTTGACAAATTCTATGGTATAAGTTGACTGATGAACCTATATAATAATCACCTGTTGTAATGTTTAAAATCTTATAAACACCTGATTTTTTGACGTTTTCTGTAGAAATAATGTTTTTCATATTAATAATGTAGTTTGTTTAACCTACACTATAATATACAACTTTTTTTAGTTAATCCCCTTAATTTCTGATGACTTAGTCCCTTCGTCAGTTTCTAAGATATAAATCTTGTTCGCAAAGTCTTCAGCGGTCATATTACCGTCTTTATTTAACCAAGCTTTAGCATATTCTATTATTGTTTTTGTTTTAGCAACACCAGGATTACCCACTAACAAACAAGGAAGTCCTGTTGACTCAGCTAAAGCTAACATCTTAAATACTTCTTCTTTATTAATCAAAGAACTGTCAATAACTCTTACTTCTTTTGCTGTTACTTTACTGGTTGATTTACCTTTTCCTAAGCTTGTAGCCATTTTTCTTAAATTTTTTTGTTTAATAATTTTTTCAACATTGAGATTTCTCTCCACTAATTTAAATGATTCTTCTCTAATTACACCACTTGTAGCTCTATGATTTTTTTCTATATCTACGTATAATTTGTCTTGATCTACTAAAGTGTAATTATATATTGGGTGGACTTGAAATACATCTTTAATAACAAAAAACTTTCCAACTAAACAAGGATTACACCCCCACCCATCTTCTACAACTTCTACTAAATCACCTGGTTTAAACTTATTCATATTATAAGTTAGCAAATGCATCAGCTCCAGATATCTCTTCTTCTGATACAGAAACAACTGGTTCAGGAACCGTTATTCTACCTATTCCACTAAAACCTGTAAAAGCAGCCATTATTGGTTTTGTTTCTTCTTCTTGTACAGGAACTGGTTCTACTACTTTAGTGTCATCCACTATTACAAAAATCTTATTAATTGTTTGAAGATTTACTAAGGCTGAATGTTTTTTGATTGTCATAATTTGACTATCCAAGGCTTCATACTTTTCTTGAATTGAGCCATAACCAATGTCATCTCTCTTTAACCAAGTTAAACCACTACCAAGATCTGCTTGGATACTACTTACTGTTAGCTGTACTTTCGGCAACTGTTTGTTCATATTTGCTTATTTTAAATGTTTAATACCAATTAATTTGAAACTCTGAACCATTCATATTTTTAATAAGTCTATTGGTTTCGTTAAATATATTATTACAATCCCAATCTTTACCAGTGTATCCAGCTGATGCGGGATGACTAGCTTTAAGAACATGATGTTGAGGTCCTATTATTTGCTCAAGTTCTTGAGCTTTTTTACCTAACAAAATAAAAATTAAACCCGCGTTAGTAAGATTTAACATATCTATAGTGTACATTACAAAATCATTCCATATTCCGTAATGTGTTCCTGGTTTATCTATCTGACAAGTGAGCGCGCTATTTAATAATAACACACCTTGATTAGCCCAACGCTTTAAATCAGGATCTTGATAAACAGGAAAACCTTGAGCCACTGTCCTTTCGATTTCTTTAAAGATTTCTTTAAGACTCGGTTGTGGTTTCATAGATATACCACAAGAGAATCCTATACCATCGGCCACTTCAATTTGAAAATATGGATCTTGCCCAATGATTACAACTTTTAGATTATCTAATGGACATTCTTCAAACGCTCTAAATACACGTTTAAGAGGAGGTGTAAATCTTTTCCCTTCTTCTCTGAGATCATAAAGTTGTTTAATAATACTATCAAACTCACTACTTTGAATAAATCCTTTTAGTTTAATAGCCCAACCTGTAGGTTTAAGCTTTTCTATAAGTTTTTCTTTTATTTCATCGAGATCTATCATATCTTTGTAAAAATTATTTATATGTCAAATGTAACAATGATTAAAAAAGACGCTAAGGTTACTATTACTATTGGCGCTGGATTTATAGGTGAATTACAAAAACTTTTAATAAGTTTTTCTGCTGATAAATCAACAGAAGAAATAGAAGAGTTTAAAAAACTAGCTGAATCTGGAAAAACACCTACAAAACCTTGGATGAATAATGTTATTGTAATAGCAGCTCTTTTAAAAGAGATTGAAATAGAAGCTATGAAACAAAATCAGACGTTTAAAGAAGATGATTCTGTTATCCAAGAGGACAATTTATCTCAGTTCCTAAATTTATAATAGCTTGTATAGCTAGAGCTAGTTCTTCTTTAGAACACTCACCAAAGCTCTTTACGAGGAAGTATTCTTTACCGGATACTTCCCGCGCTATACAAAGTCCCGCTTTATCTTTAACCATCACCTTTAAATCTTCTACAAGAATACCGGTGTGTAAAGACAACGTTTTTAACATAGCGTGTATCTTAGCTAACTGAGGAAGTGTACCATCATCATGTGTAGCTTCAAAAAAAAACTCAACAATCTGACCCTCTTCTACTTTAGATAAGAATAATTCAAATTGTTTAGAAAGAGCTAAAGTAGAATACTTTAGCTTTCCTTCTTTCTTTATCATTTTTCCATTAAAATGTCCTGTCATAGATTAAAATACTTTATTTTACTTTGATCAAAGTCTTTCAGCGCTTCTTTTACCCATATCTCATCTACAGTATTTTTATAACATAATATGTGTATAATAGCTGTTTCTTTTGGATTAAGCCTGAGGGTGCGCCCCAGTCGTTGTGAAACTTTACGTTCATTACCATAAGCGTGTAATATAATACATACACTAAGATTAGGAATATTAACACCTTCGCTTATTTGTAACACACAAGAAGCTTGTTGTATATCTCCTCTTTTAAACTTATCTAGATTATCCTGACTATCTGGATTACTAGAATGAATAGAGTGAGAACACATTTCATCAGCTTGTTCTTGTGTATTACAGAATATAAGACACTTTTCATCTATAAGAAGAGCTAACTTTTTAGCGTATCTTGCTTTAGACGACATATTCATTAGACTCTTCATACGCATCACTGACGCTATCTGTTTGTCTTTTTTACCAACAGCTTCATCAACTCGATTTGTCCAGTAGTTGTAGTCATCTATTTCAGATTTATAAAAGCTTCCACCATTTTTAGTATTCACTTTTATTGTTTTATCAAAAGACAATGATAGATTGTGTACTATGATTCTATAATCATTAAGTATTTCATCTTCTACAGCGTTATCTGTTATATAAATAAACTTTACTGGACATACACTAGTAATCATCTTACTCTTTTCACTGTTAGGATATCTTGGCGGAGTACCTGTTAATCCTAATGTTCTTCCTGTATAGAAGCTAAGAAATCCTAAATGTGAATATAATAAATTATGTACCTCATCAAAGATTACAATACTGTAATCATTAGGATTCTTTTTATTAAGAGATATATAAGTAACATACTCTACAAGATCCATTACAGGTTTGTGTATATTATGCTTTATAGCTTCATCTTTCCAAGTAGTAAATATAGACTTCTTAGGGCCTACTATTAACACTTTCTTTTTAATTTTTCCTTCAAGATAAAACTTTTGTAAATAACGTAATCCTATAAGTGTCTTACCAACCCCCATTGATACAGCCAATGTTACACGAGGATTATTTATCGCTATTTGTAAAGCGTCATCTTGGATTTGTTGTCGTTTATCCATATTAAAAAAATTAGCTGTTCTGGTACAGCTAGACCCCCCTGATCATCTTATTACTGAGACTAGTCAAAACAACTCAGTTATGTTGCAAGTAAATATCAGATGAACTATGTCTAAACCAACCACGAGGCCATGGTACAAGGTAAAATGCTGCAAACTTCTGAGCGTGGCTAATATGTTTATTAATCTTCAGGTATTTTACTTTGTATAATAATAGATATAAAAAATAACATTATTAAACTCAATAATACCCATAAAAAAATAATTTTTATACTACTGATTATATAAAATAATTGAATCAATAGTTTGTAAGATATGTAAATTAGTAGTAAAATTGATATTAGACAAAAAAACAGAAAAGAAAATGTCATTATAACATTACATATTAGATTTAGAATCTTTTTCATAATTAATAGTTTAGTTAAACCATTTTTGTGTGTATTTACCACAAGGACAAACCCAACCATCAGTTGTGGCTATAAGTACACCTTCGTTTTCGTTAGTGTATTCTACAGTTTCTCCTTCACTACGTTTTAACGTGGCCGCGTTTCTAAAACATTCTGATATACCATCTCCACAACATGTATAGGGATGAAATCTACTATCGTTTTGACGTTCGTTAAGCTCTTTTACTACAATATCTGTAAAGGATGTATTCATAACTTATTTTTTAATGATAATGACCACATGGTCCTTTTATTTTAAATACTTTACCGTATTTTTTATCTAAATATACTTTTAAATTAGGTAAAGGATCTACCAAATAACCAACGCTCTAGGAGTGATTCTATTTGTGATAGTGTTTCTTGTTGTCCCATAATTTCCATCTATTTTTAATTAACTTCCTTTGTTTTCTGTTAAGATGAATTTGTTTTAAATCTGTACGGTAAATTCTATCGTGTACATCGTAGTACCATATTTGACCATTTATAACTCGTTTGAGCCGTTGTATAAGAAAAAAACATTTTACATCACTATAACTCCACGTTCTTATTTTTCCCATTTTACTTCAATTTCTTTACCCGTAAACAATCTTATTAACTGTTGTAGTTGGTGTAGGTAGGTAATAGTACAACGTTCATCATAAAAAAATCCATTATCTCTCTCCCACAAAACTATATCATCGGTAATATAATATCCACCAGTACCGACTTTTACTACTCCCTCTATCCTCTCCATTATTTCAGGAGTTAGTTTGATAGGTTTAATATTAGCAAATGCAGGATTAACATCTAAGGTAAGTAGTGTAGTTGGACTAACTTTAAATTCAACATCATTTCTTAATACCCAATCCCCCGCCATTAATTTTAATTCGTTACTTTTCATTATCTTATAATTTAATTGTGATAGGTTGTGTGAGATTTCTTTTTTTTCTTTCTTCAAAATCACTATCATTAAAACCACACCCATATCCATAACCAAAAGCGTCATTTAATATAGGCTCTATTGAGAATAGTTGGGATTCTACGGTTTCTAAAATACTTAATTGATTTTTACATGATTCTATATGTGGTGAAGGTAGATTACTATTTATGACTATATTCAATAGCCTTTTTTTCTCGCGTAACCATTCCCTATCAATGCACCCTATCTGTGAGGGTAGTAGTTGTTTAGTTGTGTTGCTCATTGTTTTTAAATTTTAAATGTTTTTTATTCGCTGATTTTTGACTAGAAGCGATGCAAGAAAAACCATCATCGTAATAATATTTCTTGCAGCCATTAGGAATAGGAGGTGTAGGTAATTCTCCTGTAACATTATTTACGTTTACACGAGGATTAGAATCACCATCAAGCCTATTTACATCATTTTCAAACATTCCAGCTACAGCTAAAAGTGCAGCTAAATTTTTTATACTATTCATTTTGCTCATAATTGTCCGTTTTAAAGTATTTGTCAATATCTGACTTTGTTAATCTTTTAAAAGCTAAATCCATTTGTTTTTTCATCAACCTAAGTCTTACCTTAGCCTTCCTATTTGGATGCTTAAATGCAGCATTATTCTTCAATCTAGCATTAGTGTAGCGTAAGAATGTATCTACTAACATAATTCTTTTTGCATATTGCGTAAGTTTTATTTAGTGAAAGATTTTGTGATTCAAGTAAAGAATTAAAAGATTCTAAAGCAGTAGGATAAGTGTTCCAATAATATTCATAATCTTCATACCCACAACCCATCATAAGTACTTTATAAACTATCCCCTTCGCTATTTCCTCCGTTATTGTATCTGTTGTACATAGAAAATCGTAATTTCCTTGAATAATATCACTCCAATTTGCAACTTCATTAATTGAATAAAATAATGAACAAGTATTATCTGGATAGTTTTCTATAAGAAAATTAGCTCCATCTTTGGATACTTCCACAAATATGTAAGTACCATTATTAGTTGTTACTGTTGTCATTAATCCGTAAATTTTGAGATTAATAATTCTTTTGAAAGCTCTCTTTGTTTCTCGTATTCTTTAGATTCTAAATACCCTAAATCCTCATTTCTTTCTAATTCTACATTAGCAACATGGTAATAGGCGGTTAAAGCACTTTGTATTAAATACCATTCACTACTATGTTTTTTTATTTTTACTGTTGTCATTGTTAATTATTTAAAGTTTTACCTATTGTAAATTGTCCATTTTGATGAATAAGATACTCACCAGACGTTCCTAACGTATCAATAAAATAATATCTACCACCAGTAGCTTTACCTTGAATATCAATCTGAGATTGTTTAGTATGACCAACTACTTGAATAACTTCTTTACGAAGCTTATTATAGTTATCAGCCATCAGAGAACGCGGTCTTATCCATATTGGTGTTTGGTAAACATTATCTCCATAAGAATCTCTACCATTAAAAACAAACGTTTTAGGTTGATATTTAAACTTCTCATTAAGAAGTTCTACAATATCTTCTGTTTTCCATCCATCTTTACCAAATGTAATATCCATAAACGTTTCACTAACGCCTGCGTGTGTACATAATACATCATCAAACCTATAAGCCATCTGTAGATGTTCTCTATTTTCATCTATCACTTGATTAATACTAGGAGCTATTCTAGTTTGATACCCGCTTGTACCAGTGCATCCTATTTCTGGAAAATAGTGATGGTCGTGATTACCAACTAATATTATAACTTCAGTATTAGTTGATTTCTTATATTCAATAATCTCTTTAAAGTTAGCTATTTGTTCTACTCCACTAATATCAAATGAATCAAAGTAATCACCAATAAAAACAATTCTATCTGGTTTCTCTTGATATACTATTAGTTTCCATGTTGATCTACCGTGGATGTCTCCTATTAATACTGTTTTCATGATGTTGGTATTGTATCATCTATTAATTCTCTAAGAACTACACGATAAAACTCTATAGCTTCATTCATTATTTCACGTTCTTTATCTGTTAACTCTCCTTTTTCATCAAGAGATTTTATAGAAGCTTTAAGTTCTAATAACGAATACTTTTTAAAGAAATATAAAGCTTTCTTTTGTGTACTAGTAAGTATTGTTGATATATTACTCATTTATTTATTTTTTTAATTTACACTGGATATGAATCATCTACATCATCACTTTCGAATCCACCAAAACACCATACAATAAGAAATATTATACTTATTATTAGTGCTGCGCTTATTAGCACAGTAAATTCAAACCGTATTACATTTGTATACTTTTCTATAAAGGTTTTACTAATTTTATTCTTTTCATCAATAATACCTATTAAAACAGGGAATATATTTAATACCAATACTATACCTAATAATCTTTTTAATATTTTATTTTTAATTGTCATCTTTTTTATTTAAACGTGATTCACTAAAACCTAGTTCTTTAGGTCCATGTACTATATCTAAATGTAAAGTAAGAATGTTTACTTTTACCATGAAGATATTTATGTATAGTTGTACGATGTATACCAAATTGTTCAGATACTTCTTCTTGAGTTCTAAATTTTTTGTATAACTCATCTTTTACATACACATCATTTTTACTTATAAACAAAATTATTCTATAAGTCTAAGACCAAGTTCTACTGCTTCTTCTGTAGATAACACATCATGTATTTGATGATGACAATTACGACATACCGCTTTCCATGAAGTTATTTTTAAAAAGTATTTAGATCTATCTTTACCTGAATAAAGATGATGGACGTCAGTAGATACATTAGTACATCCTATTAATTTAGCTTCACAATGAGGTTTAGCTATTAAAAACAGATTTCTAAGTTTAGAATACTCATCAATCTCTTCTTTTTTCTTTTTACTAACCGGAGCTATTCTTTTAGTACTTTTATTAATTGTCTTAGGCTGCTGGATATTATACCAGCAGCTTTGACAAAATTTTTCTTTACCTAGACTTTTCCAAATATGTTTAGATTGATTACAACCGTTACATGTTTTTAATTTACTAATCATACACTTAACTCAAAAAAGTTTAAAGGTAATATTTTAAACTCAATAAGTTTACTAGCAATCATAACATTTGTTATCTTTAAGTCTTTAAATGATGACTTATTTTTTACATTGCTATCAATACCTTTAGTTTGAACAAAAGCTTTAGTAATTTTTGAGTGAGGAAATAACTTCATTAGAAACTCATCAACATCTTTATTAATGATTTCTTGTTTCCAATGATTTAAAAGTCTTTGTGTTCTTTCAAATGTCTTAACAATATTATTCTTTTTAGTTTTAGACATTTCAACTAATTCATTTTCTGAATAAGTACTTAAACCATAAACAACCTCATTGTATAATGTTTGTTGAGTTTTGTTAAAAGGTTTAAATTCTAATTGTTGATACTTTGATACTCCTTTTAAAGGAATGTGTTTGTCTACTTGAATACCTTCGTAGTACAACCATTGATGTTTTTGTACATCTGTATAACAGATTAAAACACCTTTTTTTGAAGCAGACGCTGTCTTGTTCAAATTCATAATCATTGTTTTTTTGTTGTTAATAAAAATCAAATAAAAAAAGAGTCATAAGACTCTTTTTCTATTTAAATATTTTTTTTAATATTATTTCTGTGCTTCTATTATTTCATCTGAGTTATCATGTGAAATAAGAACATCTTTAGCCTGTTCATCAGGTGTAAAGTAACATTGGCGATAGATTGGTTGTCCTTTAATAGAACATACTACTCCAGTGTCTCCAGCTATTTTTAGATTTTTTTCCGGGTTTACAGGATTAAATGGTTTTAAAGATTCTTCTACTATTATTTTACCATCTAAAGTGTCACCCTTTTTATAATTTGTTTCTACCAAATCTTCAACTTTACCGTTAATAAAAGCTGATCTTTTTGCTTTACGCAACCATCCTTTATTATTTATAACCAAAATCTCTTGTTCTACACGAATATATCCCCACTCAGGTTTATTTTCATTAATAGATATAATATGATTATGTTTATCGGCAGTTACTACAACTTTACCCATAACTTCATACTTTAATCTTCTAAACCAGTAATAGTGTAGTCTATATCAAGATCTGAATATTTTTCAATTTGATCCAAATCTGTTAAATCTGGAAATAAGTCTTCATCATCTATTAGAGATACTTTTTGTCTACTGAGTATTGATCCATGCCAGGGATCCTCCACTACGTCTCCTTGATTTCGAGCTATTAATCTATCTAATTGATCATCAGTCATATCTAGATATTGTTCTACACTCATTTCTATCACTTTTCCACTTGGTAATTGGTATATCATTTTATATAATTTGTATAAAATTACCTATTTATAACAAATAATAATTATATGTTATAAGAATTAATGGATGATAGAGCTATGACTATTTAAAATTTTTTAAGTGATAATACTTTTTTTTCCAAAAAGCATTTGTTTTATCAATATTTTTTTGACTTTCTTTTAACTTTTCTTCAAGTTCACTGATTTTAGTTTTTAATATTTCAACTTCAGTGTTATTTTCTTTTTTTTTAATCTTATCAAACCACCCCATTAACTTGTAAATTTATTGTACAGATTAGCAAATAAACCTTCTCCAATACCACTTGGATCAATTTTTTCATCTTGAAACTCTAAAAATGTTGATGACTCAAAACCATCTGCTGTTACTTTCATGTTATTTCTAACAATATTGTATAAGCGTATAGTACAAAAGTCCGCGCAATCCATGTTAATAATTACGCCTTCGCTTGTTATTTCTTCATTAGTTTCTAATGATATTTCTTTTTTCCACATTTCAGAAACAAAACATACACATTTTATTTCTATATTTTTTTCTAGTATACTTTTTTTAATATCTGGTATAATATACTCAACAAAAAACTCTTTTTGTTCTTTATTATTCATTATTTTACCGGGTATAGGCATATGTATAACTATTGGTTTATCTTCTTCTAAATGATAACCAATTATCGTAATATGAGGATATATACTTTTATTCTCATCAAAACTTTTAAGAACAAAACTAATTTGTTCTTTTTTTAATTTTTCAAATAACTCTTGATCCATCTTTTTAATTTAAAGATTCAATAAATAACTCACTACAAGTCTTTTTTCCTTTGGGTACGTTATCTCCTGTATCAGGATCCATAAGATGTGTAGCGTAATTAGGGTATCCTCCATCATCATCATAAAACTTATGTACTTCGTGTTTTGTACCTTTTGGTATCAATTTTTTACAATGTTCACAAATTTTATCTTTTCTTCCTTTAGAAACAAATGAGGATTCATAATGATCCTCATTTGTTAAATATTCGTGTTTTTTCATATTACTTGATTACATACTTAATACCACGACAGATTACGTGATTTATCGTGCGCGGATCAACTAATCTAATACGAGCGTCATGTTTATCGTTTATATCATGAGCTATTTCCATGTCTGTAAAATAAACGCGGCCAAAACTATCTACACTACCGGTATGTCTACCTTTCATAGTACGTTCTTCTCCTTCTAGAGCAATCTTTACAACTTTTTTAAGCTTTTTATCAAGTTCTTTTGGTGTACTTGTTTGATACACATTTTGAATTTCTTTTAACACATCTGCTTCTTTAACTTGTTTATTAAAGTTGATGGTCAACGCAACATTAGGAGAACTAATAAACAATTGAGCTAGTTCTGTTCTAGTTAATCCCATTTCTAAATTGTACTCATCAGCTGAGCTTATATGAGCTTCAGCATACGCTTTACTTACTACGATTTTTTCATTCGTATCTGTTAGTAAAACAATTTGATCTTCATCTAAAATTTCTGAAACTACATAAAACTGTGTTTCACTCGCTACATTTCCTACTTTTAAACTCATAATTGTTTATTTTTAGTGATTAAATACATAAAAAAAGCTCTAGATTTCTCTAGAGCTTTGGTAACAAAACAAAATCTGTGTGGAGGTAACCAGATTTTGTGTGGAGGTGGAGGTGAGGGGATTTGAACCCCTGTGTTAAGAAGAACGCCATAATACCAACGTCTCACATGTTTAGCTACTCTGTTTCTCAGAAGCAGGAGATTAATCTGTGTTTTCACTGATTAGTAAAGGGCTGTACTGATTTAGGGTACAACATCCACCATCCTGATTTTTTAGCGTTGTACAGATAAACAACGGTAGTACTTTTAAAAGGTGTGTACTACTACCTTGAGTTTGTGACTTACTGTTCCACCCAAGTCACCAGAGGAAGAGTTACGCTGCTACAGCAACACGAGCGTTAGCGAACGCCATGTTAATGATTTTTGCACCGATAGCTTGATGATCAACTGTGTTGTCATTTATTGTTTTGTGTAACGATTAAAGAGAATTAACACCATATCTCTACATGTGATACTATCCATTACATCTCAGTCGAATGCCAGTAACACCCCCGATAAATAAAAAGCCGGGATCTAAGGAATCGAACCTTAATCTAAGCCTTTGGAAAGACCACGTTCTCTCATATTTATTTGATCATGTAAAACATACCAAGTAAAATGATACCAATTAAACTACACCCCGATAAAAAAGTGGAAGGAGGAGGACTCAAACCTCCCAGTAATACTTGTAAAATCATATGATTTGCGGTCTATACATTTTACAGGATCTTACTGATCCATATTCCCCCCATGAGCAGTACACCTTGGATTCAAACCAAGAACCTCTCCTAAGCTTCGAAGCAAGTGGAGTGCCACTTTCTATTTGTAACTTGTGTACTTATCTCTAAGTTTTTACGTACGATATTACTTAAAGTATTACAACTACCTTCCGATAGTTCTTTAAATTTAATGTTTGGGAGACAGGACTCGAACCTGTGACCTACCTTAATTAAAAGATCGCATCTACCCCTGAGCTACTCCCAACACCTGTTTAAGGTACAAGTGAGCCAAACCTATTTTTTAAAATAATTTACTACCTAGACACTACTGTTTTTTTAGTGATTTATATAAAATTAAACCACTAAATATTAATGTAAATAATAAATATAACGCACCTATCTGATAGTATAATGTTAAAAACACTAAAACATGTAATAACATTAATAAAGAACACACCGCTCCTATAAAAGATACACTTTGTTTTTTAAACTCACATATACAATACGCGATTAAATCAGGGGCGCGTTTGGTAAATAATACAACAATTAAGATACATAATAGTATCACTAATGTTATAATTAATGAATCTAACATTTTATTTATTTTTACTTTTAAAAAGCAAACCCTTGGAAAGCTGAGTGATATGTTCTTGCTTTCTCAATAACATACTTTTTAGATATTTTTATATCTTTACCATCTTTATCAGTGTCCCAATCTTCTACAATTATAGTGTCATCAGAAATAACTTCTTTAATTGTACCTAGATGTAAACCATCTACATAAAAATCATAATCCCTACCAGTCATACGTTTTTCAAACTTTTTTGGGTCTATTTTAACATTTTGACCAATTATTTCAGGTTTCTTACCAGGTTCTAAAACAGTAACATCAAACATATTTTCAATCTTCTTAACATTGAATACATCTAAGAAGTTAATAGGAAGTTCATCATGAATATTAACTTCTGATACTATAGCTTTCACTATATCAACAGTTATTATTTCCAACTCAGCTATTGACTTAATAGTGTCATTTCTATGTTCTTTGTTGATTAACATATCATCAACAATCTCTGTAATGTTTTCGATAGAAAGATCTTTGAAAGTCTTTAAATAACGAATACGACCCGGGCGCTGTAACATATTACTGTTAATATACAGCTCATTAGTAGTAAGAATAAATACTTTCTTAAAACCATTATCCAATACACCATCCATTACCGTTAATACGCTGTAATCTTTTTCTGGATACACTTTTTCATATTCATCAATCATTACAACAATATTCTGTTGTATACTATTGATAAAACTAGGAATACCTGGATAAGGTTGATGAATAATAATCACTGGAAGATTCAAATCATTACAGATTTGTTTTGATGTAACGGTTTTACCAGTACCTTTAATTCCCGTCATTAACACACCAAGATTAGTTGACATATTGTCATACGTCTTAATTACACGATTTATAAAATTTGTTTCTATTCCATACTTTTTATACGGAAAATCAAATTTGTCTTGTATCTGTGTTAAATACAGTTCTCCTTGTGGAGTCATGTTTAACTTATATACTCCTGTAGGTAATATATTTTCTTGTTGACTCATTTCTCTCATGAAGAAATCTCCTGAGCTTCTCATCCATTGATTGTTCATTGTTGTTACTATTTAACTGTTCTAAAATAAATGTTTTGAGGATATTCCCCATTAAAGACGTATTTTGTTACAGGACACAACCATATAACAAAACCATCAGATTCTCTTGTATAATAGGCTCCCATTTCTATAGGATGACCATATTCATTCAGTTCTTCAGCGTCCATTCCAAAACCGCTTATGATCATGTGATGTTCCCATCCTTCAAATGAGTCATCAGAAAACTCTAATGTTACATTTTTACCATCTTCTGATAGTAAATCTAATAATTCATCAGCTCCGGCTACCATTTGTAGATTACTTTTTTCAAATAAACCACTTTCAATAACACCTGGAAGATCTATAAACCATCCAGTTTCATCTTTGTAAAAACGATAAGTAAAAGTCATAATTAAGTATTTGTTTACGGGAATAATTTTTTAAATATACGTTTAACATACCATGTAGTATAAAACATATAAGACACCAACCATACTAAAAAAATAATAACACCTATTATATTAAAAATAGTGTTAGCTAAATTTAAAAGATAAAAAATTAATTTAAAAGTATAAAAAGTAGTAATTGCTAAAACTATTAGTTCAAGTAATCTTTTTATAAAATAGATATACATTTTTTTCATATGTTTTATTTAAAATTCACCAATAATTATTTCTTGTTTAAAAGTTCCTTCATAAGGAGAACCATCTTTAATTTTTATAAACTGTAAAAGAATATAAAACTCAGCAAAAATATCATATTCTATTTTTTTACCAAGACTTTTGTCTAAAACATAACCATTACCATCATCTAGTATACTCATTATTTTTTCTCCACGAACATGTTCACTCCATGTTTCACAATAACTTCTATGAAGTGAATATTCAACACCTTCATCTTTTTCGTTTACTTTTATTATGTATTCATTAGTGTTTTTTGAATTCTTACTACTTACGTAATATACATTTTTCATATAAAATAATTTAATAATTAAAAAAACGTTTATCTTGAGGATAATATTTCTAAGTGTTTAGGAAAATGTGGAGTTTCACTTACTCATGCTTAAAAGTAAAGATTTTCAGGTACTAGTCGAAGAACCACCAAGTTAATACTATATTAGCTCTCAAGATCAAACGTATAAGATAAACTTTATGGAAGTACTGGAAAGATATGATGATATCTTTTCGGAATGCGATATTCCTAATCAGCTCTTGGCCCACTGTTTACACTTCTTTCCCCAAACGCCCAGATCATTTGGGTTCCAGATCATAAAGTTTGTTCTGAGGAGGGGTGCCTCTTTTTAGTTTACAAGCGATATAAATCCTTATAATAGTATCAAAGAGTACACACCCCCTCAGAACGAGAATAAGTTTAGTCATACGGTGGGGACAAAATAAAATAGTTAGCAAATTAATATTTCTAGTATTATTATTTCTCTACACCCACCGTATAACGAGAATTATTTAAGAAGCTCTGTAATATGTGTTTTACCATAACCACGAGCTATTCTTTTGATATATCCTTTACTTTCCAAAATACTTAAACATCTTTTTACTGTAGCTTGTGATACACCACACTCATTAGATATTCTAGATACACTCACTATTGTTTCATTTGTATAATTATCTACATATGTACATAAATAAGCGTAAATAGCTTTTTCTTTTAAAGAAAGAGTTGGATCTCTGATTACAGTATTTGACACTTGTCCAAATCCATTTGTTAAACGTGAATTTGTCATACAAGTTTATAATTCTGGATCTTGGTAAGCTGTTTTTATTATATCATTAAGAAAAGTATCTTCTGGTAACATTTGTCCTGTTACTATCTTATAATAAGTAGGAAAATGATAGTTTGCTTTCTTTACAGCTGGGATACAAACATCCACTATAAAATCAATATTACCAAATTTTTTATTCTCAAAATCAATATATGATTCTTCTTCATTTTTTTCATCTGAGTTAAAACTTTTTGTAAACTTAGTAATACTTTTTTTAAGTTTATAAAGTTCTTTCCCTTTTTTAACATCATTTATCATTTCTTCAGATACATTTTCAAGATCTACTTCTTTTAAAACATACTGTAACATAGCGTCTTTAGCTATCTCATGAACCTTTAAAAAATTAAGTAGTCCCCATTCATAATCTGCTTCAGTTTGTGTTAATAAGAAAAACTTCTTCATATCACCTGTAAGCGTTATTAATTCTAGTGGTGCCTCATCATTATTCATAGGTATTGATAATCCATGAATATCAAATATCCGTAGAGTATTACTAAAATGACTAAATAAGATCATATGTCTTACTCTCATACAATCTAATCGACTTATTCCAAAACTTTCGTTGAAATATTCTTTACTGTGATCTACAGTACATGTAGCAAAATAACCTTTTGTCATAACTTTTAATATTATTTTAAATTGTGAAAGAAAAAAATAATAGGTTTAACCCACCTATTGTAGAAAGTAAACTTCAGGGAATATCTTTACATCTTTAAGCCATGATTCATGACGCCTTACATAGACACTGGGTAGCATCTAGACACTCCGTATCTCTGTTGATTCAGAGGCGGAATGAATATTTCTAATATCTCTAAATAAACGAAGTTGTTCTCGTTTTAGTTCTACAAGATCTTGTGGTATATCTTTAAATGATAAATTTTCATCTTTAACAATTAGAGATTTAACATAACGATCAGATAAGTTTTTAGTCATATTGTTTTGATATTGTCTTGACCAAATTTTAAATTTTTCTGTTTTATTATATTTTTTAGAATTTTTTCTATAAAGTTTTCTAAAATGTTCTCTATTGTTGTTTATATACAACTTATCACGTTCACTTTTTTTCTTATAACAAGTATAATAAGGTATTTTATTTTTATTTAAACGTGCAAACCATTTAGTATTACCACAATGAGAACACACTTTATCTGGAATATCTATCGTAGGCATATTCTATGGTTTTTTAGGTGACCACTTTTGTTCCTGTATAACAGCTCTTCTAGCTGATATAGATACTCGATAAGCAGCTAACGCTAATTTTCCAACATTAATGTTTTTTTGTTTAGATGCGTAATAATCGTTCATATTTTCATTACCCATTTCTCTTGTTACATCAGCTATATCAGATACGTTTTTAGCACTTACTTTTTTTGCCATTTTTTTTCTTTTTTTAATGTTTAAAAAATTGTTAATCTCGGTCTTAGCGTTTTATGGATATGTTTAGCCCAATCATTAAAGTCGGGTGTTTCAACTGGTTTAGTAGTTGATTTTAGTTTAATCTTTCCTGGAACAGGAAGATCACTTTCTTTTTTTAAGTTGTTACGTCTAAATTTAAACTTCATTGTTAGATGTTTTTTATAAATGAAAGAATAATTAGGGCTTCTTCATAGTTACGAGCCCATATTTTATAATCTTCTATGATGTAAAGTATTTTTTCATCATCAGAAGTTTCGTCTTGATCACAATACATATTTTCTAATGTTAAATTGTTAAAAAAGAGGGGGAAGTAGACACAACCCCCGGTAACGATTGCTTGTTATGAAAAAGAATCTCTAGTAGGATTTGAACCTACGACCTTTAGTTTGTTGCTTTCGCCCACTAACACGCTACCGGACTGCGCCATAGAGATCACCATTATTAAATACTCAATCCAAGATTATCAAGTATTTTAGCTCGAAGTTTACCTCCAGCCGCGTTCTGAATCAACTTTTTGTTCATTTTTACACGCATATCTTTCAATACGCTGTTGTAGTTAATATTTACATCTTTGTATTTAGCTACTATTTCATCACACATAGTATTACTTGTGGCAATCTTATCTAATATAGCTTTACTATCAAAAGTGTGAGTCATAGAAACTGTTACTTCGTACATAGTTTCTATAGAAATATCATCTACAACAGTGGTAACTTTGAAACAAATATCAGCTTGAAGATCAAATGTACCAGTTTTAAATACTTTTCTACTACCACAACCCCGAGATGTACTACTAATTGATTCATTACTACGATATTCTTCTTTTATTATTTTAGATACCATATGTGATTCCCTTATCTCTTTATTAGTAAGATAAGAAGCATGAAAATTATAAAGATTTTCTTTACTAACTTTAATTTTAGCTTTTTTAAGTTTGTCAACAGCAATATCTATAAACGCTGCTTTAAATTCTTCTTTTTCATTATCTAATTCATCAATAATATCTTTAACAAAATTATTGACATCTGTTATTTCTTTATCAATAACAGCTAAACGTTCTGATACCAATACCTCTAAAAGATCATTCTGGGTAAGCTGGGTTTTTATACCCGATTCATTAAGATCATTTTGATCTAAATCAACTACTTTTTGTAAACTTTTTGTACTTTTTGACATTGTTTATTTTTTAGTGTGAAAAAAACTAATTTGCGGTAGGTAAAAACATATTCAATATGCTTTGATGACCTTTAGGAAGAGTTGATGCTTTAATTACATCTCTATTACTTTTTTTAATTGTACAAAAACATTTGGAAACTTTTTTTCCATGATCTTTCTCTGTTCTTCATCAGATATTAACCATATGTTATAAATAAACTGTTTGTCCGGGACATAAATAGGTTCATATTTCTTTATTTTAGTAATATCATATAATGAACCTATTCCTTTTGATGGGTTTACACCTAATATAGCGTAAGTGACTTTAAAATAACCTTCAACAGCACTATAAGATCCATTATAATAAAGAAACGGTTGTTCCATTTCTTTAGCTAAAGTCCATTGATCTGTTATACTATTATATGGTTTAATACTTACTCTTTCATCAGTGGTAACAATACATTTATCATATTGTGCAAAATCATTAGTATCTGTGTAAAGTATTACATCACTAATATCAAAAAAATCTCCAGTAGGATAGATTGACATCTCTGCACTAAAACAATGATAATTAGAATGTTTATGTATTCCAGTATAATAAAGAAAATCTTGATTATTACGTAAAGCCTGTTTCCATTCAAGAGAATTATTTAAACTTATACCTCCTATTGTTTTTCTTATAGGTTTATATTTTTTACCAATTATTAGTTCCATAATACATATTTTTTGTATTTACAGTGGGATCAAATTTGAGCTCTAATCATACTCAATATATAAATACTTATTGAGTATGACATAGGGCTCAAATATGAGCTCAATGAAGAAGACCCTTTGGCCTAAACCTCCGGGTCTCTCTCTCACTTAATTATTTTAACAGTTTAACTACTGTTACTTCTGTTCCGTTATGGAACACTTTTTCTCCAGACTGGAGATTTAATGTTGTACCTAATGTGTACATTGCTAAGTTAATAACTACTAAATACCTTTTCATGTTTGAGAGTTTTAAAATGAAAGAATAAAAGCCGTTCTTATGGGAATCGAACCCATACCTTCGTGGTTAACCGCCCCGATATTCAGACCAACTAAACCAAAGAACAACCGAGGGTTATTTTGATGATAATTCCCACAAAAACATCTATCTTAAGACTTAGCTACAAAATTCTCTAATTTGGCCAAATAAGCCGCTTTTTTGTCGTCTATAGTCATAAACTCTTTAGATTCCTCAATGAGCTTATTTAACTCGTCCATTTCCTCCTTATTTTGAATAATAGCTATTCTTAACTTAATGTCTTGTTTAAGCTCATCAGCTGTAGCACCTTCTAGGTTCCAAGCTTTACACTTACTAACACCAAGTTCTAAACACGCAGCATCAAAAGCTTTTTCTCTACCAGTAATAGAAGCACACATAGAAATTAAGTTTTCAATACTTGTTTCTTCTTTAATAACTTTTGGAAATGGATCAATTCGTCCATGAGTGATATACTTACTATCACTAATACCTTCAAAGCTTTTTTTCTTAGCTTTTAACACTTCAACGATATCGTTGATTGGAGTTTTTACTGTTAAAGACATTTTTGTACTCGTTTGAGTAGTTTTGTTACTGTTTGCCATAATTGTTCTTTTTTTTGTTTATTAAAATGTGAATTAAAAAATTGGAAAGTTGATTTGTTTACTGTCTTTTTTATATTTAGGATACACTAATAGTATTTCTTCTGTTGTAGCTAAACGTAATTCTTTAAATTTTAAATAACTCAGCCATGATGGATAAGTATCTTTAAATGTATTAGAAATAGTATTACATCTTATAAATCTCTTTTCAGTATATAAATCATTAGTAGTTTTACTAACATTTCTTACAAAAAATATACATTCTTCATTATCGTTATCTTTTCTATAGCCCCAATCTCCTGGTTTAAAATCAGAATACTTCATACACTATCTGGTTACTTGTTTTACATTTGTCTTCTACCGGTGGATTTTCATGAACTTTAGCCCAAAAATCATTACTTTCTGGACTATTAGTCCAGCCAAACCCATTCATAATAGCTAATTTTATACTATGTTGTATATTTTTAAGATTTCTACCATTGTAATAGTTTTTACAATTTTATATAGCTTTACTCTTATATGGTTCTTTTAATGTATTAAACCATTCTTCTGTAGTTTTATATTCTTTCATGATTAAAAAGTTTGATATACAATTTGTTTAGAGGGTTTACTAATAACAGTCCATTTAGGTTCTTTTTTTCGGTTTAAGCAGTCTAATGCTGAAGATACTAGAGTAGACGCATTATTATTTAAATTTATTCTACCATCATCGTAAACTTTTATGATAGTATATTCACCACCACCATTATTAAATGTAAGACCGGGTACAAGATCTTCTTTAGTATACTGCATAATTAATTTGTTTAGAGCGTTTTACTAATACATAATTCTCTGAACTATAACTATTTTCATCATTATCAAAGATTAATAGTCCTGAATAAGACTTTGATATATCTTTTATTACGTTTATATCACCTACGTTATGATTACCAAAATGAGTTTTAATACGTTTTACTGTATCACCTATTTTAAATTTATACATATAATAATTGTTTATTGTGTTAAAAAAAATAGAGGATGTAGAAACATCCTCTTTGTAAACTAAAACTTGCTTATTATAACTTAGCACCCTCTTGTCTTATTTGCTGTTTGTAATACCCTAATAAGGGACTAAATAAGAGTAGGGTCTAGCTGAGAACTCATTCGTATTGTAAAATGATAATTCCTATATTTTCTTTTGGTACACCAATTCCTTTCTCAAGGGAACAATACGTATAACATCACTGTTATCATTTTTATGTACTTATGTACAAAGCAATCAATGTTTAAGCTATATTCTTAATGTGATCTCGGACCAACTGATCCTCTTGTTTTACCATCACGTCTTTTAGATGGTTTACTCTTTGTTCTACGCCACAATAAAGCGTCAGCATAGTTTTTCTTTTGAACTACTCTAATCTTAGCTTTACAAGCTTTTTTCATTTCTCTCCACTTAGCTAAATCAGCGGTTGTAGGTGATTTACCAATAAGATGTTTTTCTTTACCATCAGCTGATAAACCAACACTATTGGGTTCTAATAAACCCTTCTTTACCATGTTCTTGTAAGCTGTTTTACTTACTCCGAACTTCTCTTTGTACGCTTGAGAATTCATGTTTTTTTGTTTTAAAATGAAAAAAAAGCGGATAGATGTATGCTACAGACGAACTTATTTAAACAGTGTATTCTCCCATAGCCACTAGTCTATGATCTGTATAGTACATCCTATCCTATAAGTTTATTTTTTTAATAATTTTACAATATTAGTTATTAGATATTCTACTTGAAAATCATCTAATGTATTATATATATCTTCTGAATAATAAGACACATCATTAACAACTGTATAATAATACACTTTATTAATAACTACACTATCATCAGATAATATATAAAACACAACAAACAAGTTGTCAATTCTAATATTACCTTTTTTTATAATATCATCTTTTTTAGAAGATTCTAACATAATTAATACTACTGTTATTACAGTAAGAAAACAACAAATAATAATCCAAAACATATGGCAAACGTTTTAAAAATTGTTAACGATTTAGTGCATAGTATCCTGTTTGAACAATATGATTTTTATATCTTTTAGGTATAGATAATTGATCTAGTTCTGAAACTTTTTCTACGCGCCCGGGTGAAAAAAAATAGTTTTTTTGTTCTTCTTCTGGTACAAGAACAGTAATATCAACATCCTGATACTGTTCTTCTGTTTCATATTTCATGATTAATTAATTTTGTTTTGTAAATAAAACAAATATTCTTCTTTAATGTACTTTTCAAGTAAATTACTTGATATATCTCTGTATATTTCAGACCAATAAGTTCTACCTTCTTTTGATAGATCCCAATCAATCTCATTAATAGCTTCAAGTAATGAAGAAACAAGTTTATCATGTACATGTTTTGTATAAGATAACGCTTGAATACGATAAGGTTCATTAAGACTGTTTAAAAAATCTTTTACAGATGTAAATGTTTTAGTCGTCATGTATGTATCTGTTTTACCTGATAGAATATCATTATCAATTTGAGACCAATAATTGTGACCTTCTGGTGATTTACTCCAATTAAACAAACTAGAAAAATTTATATATAATTCTTTAAGTACTTTTTCATCAGTGTTTTTTAACAACTGACTTTTATATGGTTCTTTAAACCATTTATTTATATAATCTTCTCCTGATAAAGATTTTATATCATTATTCATAACAAATAATTTGGGGCGTGGTAAAAAACTCTCTACATTTCTTATATAAGAAACATAGAGAGAATCTTAATACTCCTTAAGACAAATTAGGTGGATTAAATAAATCCATTCTAGCTTTAACAGCGTCCATTTGTTCTATTACATCATCAGCATCACCTGTTGTATGATGTAACAAATATAGTTGAGCTGAAAACATGATATGATGCTCAGTTTGAGTTATATCTTCTTCAGACTTATTAAGAAGTTTAGCTTCTCTATACATATCTATGTCTTCACCGAGTTTCTCGATGATTTGTTCTTTAGACATCATTTTAGACATCATTACCAAAATGTTACGGATCTCTGCACCTCTACTCATAATAAAATAATTTAAATAGTTTCTGAAGTTTTTATATTACTAATGTCTTCCAACATTTTTTCTTCAGAGTCTTCTATATTACTAAGAAGAAAAATCTGACAAAAAAAAGATACTTTCATTTTAGATTCTGTAAGATCTTCACCAGCTTCTTCAGCTGTTTCATAATCAGTTATAGCTGATTTAATAGATTTAAACAAGTCTTTTTTAGACATTTTTTTAGAAGCTGTTACTAACAGTTCTGTAATTGCATCACTCATTTTTAATGTTTTTTTATGTGAGAAAAAAATATAACAGACTTTCTGTTTCCAGTACCGTCTGTCAGGGTCGTACGTCTTTCCGTTCTTGTCTGATTGTTAACCTGCACACATAGCTCCTAATAATATTAGAAACACTATGATAGTGTCTTGTAAGTCTTTGTTCATGTTTTTTTATTTTAATAAAGAATAATAAACATATAAAACATCATCATACATAAAAGAAAAACTAATTATTCCTTTAGAATATTTTGTTACAACTCTTAATATGACATTATGTTCATCATATCCCATCCAACTTCTTACTTTTACACCATCAATTGATTCTGTTCCTAATGATTTAAATGTTGTGTAATGAGACATGTTTTTACTCTCTACATAAATATTATCATTTATACATGTAATCTTTATTTTGTCATAAGTGATATCAACATTGTCCCATTCTTTTGTTATTGTGTTCCATCCATAAGACATATTCTTATATGTTACACAAGAAGTTTGTCCTTTAACAATGCTACATATACATAGCATTAAAATAAATAATAGTTTTTTCATTTGTATTAAGTTTTAAAGAGTGATTTTTTGTCGCGGTAAGATAAACAGAGATAGATGTAAATAATGATTCAGTCTAATTCAACAATCTATTTGTACAAATCTCAAACTTGAAAGGTTATCTATTAATCATATTACATCTATCCCTGTGTATTGAAATACTTATTAATCTTCTACATTAATAGGTGTTATTGAGTATAGCTCCATTTCTTCTTTTCCTTCACCATTATTACCTACAGGTAGGATAACATTGTTATTAGAAACATTAGACATATTAGACTCCATATAAAAGTTATCAGATGGATCAATACAAGAAAGTCTGTCAAGCTCTAAAGTTATAAGGTTTTTTACCTTTTTTTGAGCTCCTTCAATAGTAGAATGATAAGAAATAATTCTTTCTTCTACCCAGTATTGCCAACCATCAGAATCAGAACGAGAAATGTTCTCATAAACTTTGTAAATAATCATAATAAATAAATTTTAATTGTTAGTAATAGTGTTATGTGATTGGTATATTTAAAAATACAGGCTTTTACTGTTTCAACAATCAGTTCTATTATGTTCTCTATCAAACAGCTCTATTTGCTTGATTGTTTAGCTTGAGTTTCACTTAATAAACAGAGATAAGTATAGATGCCTCGTTCGAATGTCTTATACTACATTATCTCTCTGTTATTTAACAACATTAATTTACCCTTATAGATGATTGTTATCATGTAAGGATTTCATTTAAGGAGAGTATGTACCCCAGCCCCTAAACCACCACACAACTTGGGTGTCATAATCCTCATCTATAATGTAAACTTGAACAAGTACTCACTCATTGTTCACTGTTACCCGTTGTTGGAAAATAATAGCTGTATGAAGTATGTCACACATTTAAAATACACCAACATGTATTCACTATTATTAATCCCTCTGTACTCTACTGTAATAATGTATCCCTTTTTACATTTACTTAGTTGTCTTGTAATTCTCTTTTTTCAGAGTATCCCTGTTCAATGTTAATCAGTTGTCTTGTAATTCACTATTACAGCAGCCCCACCTTGGGAATGAGGAATGATACATTACATATATATAGCCATACTAGTCCGCGTTTTTTATACTATTTCTAGTATATTTTATACATCAATATATCTTTAGATGTGTTCCTGACACACCTTCACACCTCCACACATTAAACTATATTAACAAAACTAATACTATTTTAACATAAAAATGCGATCTCTCTCGAGGACAAATGTTAAAATAGTATCAGAATGTATAATACGTACTAAGCACATCGCACACGTTAAACAAGTCCGTAAACTTTCGCTTTGTACATAGAGATTAAAAGAACCCTATATTTCTATAGGGTTCTTGAATCATTAGAATGGTGCCTTTTCTTCTTTTTTTGAAGACTTTCCAACAGCGTCATTAGTTTCAAACTGCGGCTCTGTCTTGTCATCTTGTTGTTCTTGATTAGGAACAAACCCTGTTCTAGCTTGAGCTACTTTACGAGCTTTGAGTGCCTCGATACGTTTGTTAAGCGCAATCTGTTGGCGTTCTTTATCTTGCTCGATAACAGCTTTTGCTTTTACGGTAGTGTTAAACTCCATAGCGGCAGCTCTATAACTTTCGCTCTTAACAAAGTTAGAGACATTACTGTTATTAGTTAACAGTCTAGAATATGTACCTTCTAGTACAGATTCAATACGCTCTTGCGGTGTAGTGATGTTACCCGCTAAATCTACGTTATCTATCAAAGTGATAGTACAACCGTAGATGTTATCTAACAGGTCTTTATTAATACCCGCCTTGTGGCGCATATAATAATCTGTTAGAGTGATAAGGATTTCTTCCTTATCAGAAGTTTCAGCTGTAAATACAGTGTGAACGGTATTGTTATTACCGATTACTTGTTCGAGGTTCTCAACCCCTGTAAGCGTGATTACATTTGTACGCATAAAAAAACAATTTAAAAATTAATAAAAAAAATACAACATAATAAAGGACAATAGATATCTATAATATCTGATGTTAGAATAAGACATAACAGCCCGAGTTTATAAAGGAGTGTGAGCTTTAGCTCTTTGGAATATTATATAATATAAGAACCCTACTTCAGATTACTCTGTTTCAGGTTCTTAATCATTACTTATCAACTCTGTAACAAGAAAAATTAATACAATCTTCATTTGTAAATACAGTTACCCTGATACATTCCAAGGCTTCTTGTTTCTCTTCAAATGTTAGTATTGTACTTTTTCCCCTTTTAAAATGAAATGTTACAACCCATTTACTCATAATATATATTTAAGATTAAGAAATAATAATACTAAACTAATAAAGGACAAACTATTTAGAATAACAGTGTATTACTATTATATCAGCAACTACATTTATAAAGGAGTCCATCTTTAGATGATTGGAATAGTTGTATAAAAAATAACAGATAGAATGCCTCGTTCGAATGACTTATATCTATCTGTTACATACGTGTGCCGACTAAGGCTGTTGTGGTATTACGCATCAAAGTTATAAGATGCAACCTTTGTGTTTTAAACCATATAGAGATATTGTTTAGTCACTATCCCTAATATTATAAAGGACAAAAGATGCTGAACTTTCCAACCTCTCTAGATAAATAAAAGCTTTTTACAATAAAAAGAGTCTAAGATTCTCTGTGGGGGTAATACCTTGGTTTTAGCTTGGCGGGGGTTTGTCATTGGGAGGCACCAACAACCTCTATTACAATCATTATTTTTTTTGGGTAGAAAAAAAATTTTATATACCTTTACAATATGAAAAAGATATTAGATTCAAACTTTGTGTGGTGGTATATAGGAATTGTGTTTCCGTTGGCTACATTTATTCAGCTGATTAAATCTTTATCTTATCCATCATTTGATACATTTGGTATTGTGTTGTGGTGTATTATAGGGAGTAGTTTATTAATAGCTACTATTAAGCATTTTGTATTTGATGATCTTAATAATTAATCATGACACTAGAATCACAATATAAACTTTATCTACAGGAACACCCCGAATCTACATTTACATTTGAAGAATGGAAGAAGTGGTTTTCTGAAGAATTAGAAAAAGGAATAAATAACTTTATGATACAACAAGAATTAGAAAAAAAATATTCTACTAGATTGTTTCAGGAACCTGACTGGGACCCTAGTATGCTAGGTGAAATGGAAGAAGTATTTCTTTTTAAAGAAGGTGTAATGACAAAAGAAGAACATAAAGAACTTTTAAAAAAGAAAGGAATTATAGCTCCTAGTATTATCTGTAGAAATGTTATGTTTATAGATGTTCCATAATACAAACTAAATTAATTATGTTAGGTGGTGAAATTGGCAGACACGCTATCTTGTCTCGATAGTGAGAATATATTATGTATATTCTTGTGGAGGTTCAAATCCTTCTCTAACAGCATTGTGGCTCACCTCTGTATATCAAGCAGTGAGTCTCCCCAGTAGGTTGCAAGTAATCTGGGATAAGTGTAAACCTAATAAGATACACCTAGAGATGTTCGACTGACTTCTCGTAAAACCTCATCTCTTGATGGGGTTTTTTTATGTCACAAATTTGTATTACTTTTGTGACAAAATTATAATTATGTTTAATGATGGTTATTCGTCTCCTAAAAAATCCACATATAGATTTTATTATATAGATACATATATAGTTAATAATCAAAAATCTATACCCATTCGTATAAAAGATATAACAGTGTATGCAGATCATATGGGACTCGGAGCTGATGTTCATGAAGCTAAAAAAGAATTAATTAGAAGTTTAGATTTTGATGAAGCTCATTTTATATGTGTTAAAAGTGAATTATTAAATCGCGAGTTTTAAAAAAAATTTGGTAGATAAAATATATATTCTTATATTTGTATTACAATGAAGAATAACAATACATATTATTTATCCCTTAGTTGGTTGTCATTAGTTGATGATCGGGGATAATATGTCTTATAAAAACTATATACATAGAAGCCTCAGAATTATCTGGGGCTTTTTATTTGCTTCTATGGCGGAATTGGTAGACGCGCTACACTTAGGATGTAGTGTTTTAAAACGTAAGAGTTCGAGTCTCTTTGGAAGTACATACCGGTATGGTGAAATAGGTAGACACGAGAAGCTTAAGACTTCTTCCCGATGGGGTACAGGTTCGATCCCTGTTATCGGTACATGATGGATAATTCACTCATTAACTCCTGTAAAGAAGGTTAACGATGGATATATCCTACAAAAGGTGAGTTGGTAGAGTTGGTTTATTACACCGGTCTTGAAAACCGGAGGAGGTAACACTTCCGTGAGTTCGAATCTCACACTCACCTCTTATAGAGAGTAAAGGAGAGAAATGGTATCCCCGGTTGTTTGCTAAACAACAACCCATTAGGTTGGGCACAGTTCGAGTCTGTTTCTCTCTGCTTTTGGGAGTAAGGTGGATTTTGGTTTAGCCACCACGGTCTGTAAAACCGTAGCCTGTCAAAGGAGCTTGTTCGATTCAAGCTACTCCCACATACGCGTGTATGGTGAAACGGTATCATGACGGTCTCCAAAACCGTTGGTCTAGGTTCGAATCCTAGTATACGTGCAAATGTCAAGTATTATATTCAGTTTACTTGACAAAAAAAAGTCAGACATTAGCCTGACTTTTTTTATTATAATGTAATATTACAGTATTACGAAACTGTTTTATCAAACTCATAATCTAATACTTTTCCTACTAGATCACTTCTGTGGTTGTATTTAAGCTTCACCCATTTAATCTCTTCTATCTTTTTAGATAGCTCGATTAAATACTGTAGTCCGTTTATCTCTCCATTGTTTTTAATATCACACTGTTGTAGATCACCATTAAAGATCATCTTACCTGTTTTACCCAACCTTGTAATGATGGCTAAGATTTCTCCTTTGGTAAGATTCTGAGCTTCTTCTATAATCAGAATATCATCTACAGTCTTTCCTCTAATAAACTGTACAGGAAGAGCTTTGATAGATCCATCCGCCACAATCTTGTCTATTGTCACTTTATCTTTACACTTGTATAGATTTTCTATAAGAGCTTCAAGATATGGATTAAACTTATCATCTAATCCTCCGGGAAGAAATCCAAGAGTCTTACCCACTTCAATAGCAGCTCTTGTTACATAGATGTTTTCACACTGTTTTTTAAACAAGAAGTCTAAAGCCACTTGTGCTGATATTAAAGACTTACCTGTTCCAGCAAATCCAGTTATCACTACCACCTGATTTTCAATGATCAATCTTTTGGCTTCTTTTTGTTCATCATTTAAAGTGATGTTATACTTTATATCACTTTTACGTTCTCTGTTGGGTTCTTTCATAAATTGTTTTGTATGTACAATACAATATAATGATTATATGTTATAAACAAATGTTTAAAAGTATTTTTATAATATCTTATTTTAAATTTAAATTTGCTAAGTTTAAACTTAATAAGTATATTATATTATGAACAATCAACCAACAAATGATGTTCTTCTTGATATAGAAGAACATTTAGAAAAGAAAAGAGGATATAAAGAAGTTCTTGTAGAAGACAAGTATAGTCACTACAGACAGAGTATTCCAAAAAGACCAGGTGGTGCTATAAGTAATGTTCCTGTTATTGATGTACGGGATGGATTAGCTGAACGAATGTTAGCTGAGTCTATGAGGAAAGCTTCTAATAGAAGTAAGTATATGAACTACAATCAATATAATCTATCACCTAAAAAAAGAAATCATGATACATCGTTGTAATGTGGAGTGTCATAAACATGACTCACTAACTCAAGAACTTATAGGAGATAGTGAAAGTATATGGTTAAAGTTTTCGTTTCTATTAGATACGGTTGTTGCTATTAAAGAAACGTCATCTGATACAGATGAATTTAATTATAAAACCACTACGGTTTATATGGATGAAAACAGATCTTATATAATAGATACACCATTTACGGTATTTGAAAAAATATGGATTGAGTTTGTAACTGGAGAATCTATTGATGATTACATGTCTAATAATAACGCAGAATTATAAAACAATAAATATGTCACAAGAACAAGAAGTACAGAATGTTCCTACAAAAAAAGAAATAATATCTATGTTACAAGATCAGATAGATATTAGAGAGTTACAAGCTAAGTTAGCTCAGTTAAACGCTGATATTGCTGCAGCTAAAGCTAAAGAGTTAGAAGCTCTTTCTTTTATAGGAAGAACAACACAAGGTGGTAGTCAAACTCCTCCGGGTAATGTTCACACTATTACTCAACAAGATTTGGATAATAATCCAGAACTAATTGATGAAGGATTAAAAGTAGGAGATCAAGTGATGATTCCTACAGAAGAAGAAGTAAAGAAAGCTGAAGTTAATGAAGCTAAAGAAAGGAGTAAACGATCTCTTAAAAAAGTTGATTAATTAATTGTGGAGTGAGAACTATCTCACTCCATTAATTTTATAAAAACATGGCAATAGTAAATAAAGTAGATAAAAAAATGAAGATGAATAGGTGGGCTATAGTAAAGTTCCAACTATTTACTTATTGTTATTTATATAAAATTCAGATAAGTGATGCTGATCTGGATTGTCTAACTCTTTTGGCCACCGAGGGTGATCAAGAACTTACATCTTTTTGTACAAAAGCTCATGAAAAAAGTATTTTTTCATCTATACAATCTGTACGAAATTGTTTAACGAAAGCTGAAAAGAAAAGTCTTCTTATTAAGGAAGGAAAAAATAAAAAAAAGATATACATTAATCCAGAGCTTAATATACAATCAAAGGGAAACATATTATTAGAATATAAATTTTTGAGCGTTGCCACTGAATCCTAAAAAAGCTAAGAGAGATATAGGTTCTGTTGCTAAAGAACTTGATATTCCTGAGAATGTTGTAAAAGATGTAGTTGACTTTTATTGGAGAGAAGTGAGAAGAAACCTTTCTTCACTATCTTATCCAAGAATCCATATAACAAACTTAGGTGATTTTACTATTAAACATTGGAAACTAGATGATATAATAGAAAAACATGAAAAGTTTGAAGAAGTAAACAGACAACGCGGATTACAACAGATAACCGCTAGATTTAAGACAGCTGAAAATCTTTTTGAATTAAAGAAAATAAAACGACTTATCAACGAAGAAAAAGATAGAAAAGAATTTGTTAAAGTAGAAAAACAACTTAACCATGAAATTAAGCAGAGAAAACATAATAAGGATCTGGAAGAGTAAAGGTCAGATAGTAGAAGGGATTAAAAATTCAATATTCAAATCTGAAGATATAGAACTAATAGCTGAAGAAAGATTAAACATATGTAAAGCTTGTCCATCTCATCTATATGATGAACAAGGATCTGGTTGTATAGTGGGTTTATCAGCTCCTTGTTGTAACCAATTAAAAGGTGGATGCGGATGTTCTTTAAAACTAAAAACAAGAAGTCTTTCTTCTGAATGTCCTAAAGGATATTGGAAAGCTGAATTAACAGAACAAGAAGAAGATCAATTAAAAGAAAAATTAGGAATATGAGTATATTAAGATTTACAGCACACGATCACAAGTACACAACAATAGATAATCATGAAGAAGAGTGGTTATCTGTAACTAGTCTTATCAGTCAGTTTAAACAACCGTTTGATGCTGAAAAGATGTCAGTTAAGTCTTCTAAAAATAAAAAGAGTAAGTGGTATGGTATGACACCAGAAGCTATTAAAGAAGCTTGGAAAAATGAAGCTAACCGAGCCACAACTCTTGGAACATGGTATCATAATCAACGCGAAAAAGATCTTTGTTCTTTTGAAACAATAGAAAGACATGATGTATCTATTCCTATTTATAAACCTGTAGAAATAGATGGAATAAAATATTCTCCTAATCAAAAAATTGAAGATGGAGTATATCCAGAACATCTTGTATATTTAAGATCGGCTGGTTTATGTGGTCAAAGTGATCTTATCGAAGTGATAGATAATGAAGTGTTTATTACAGACTATAAAACAAATAAGGAAATAAAAACAGAAGGATATGTTAGTTGGGATGGAATAACACAAAAACTAGCTTCTCCTATTTCTCATTTAGATGATTGTAATTATATACATTATGCATTACAACTATCTGTGTATATGTATATTATTCTTAAACACAACCCTAAATTAAAACCGGGTAAAATGTTTCTTCATCATATTCTTTTTGAAGAAGCCGGAAAAGATAAATATGGTAATCCTATTGCTGCATTAGATAGTAATGGTGATCCTATAGTGGAACATGTTATTCCTTATGAAGTTCCCTATCTAAAGAGTGAAGTGATAAAAATTATACATTGGTTAGAAGATAATAAACATAAACTTAAACCTAAACATTGATGAACTTTATAACAAAAGTTAAAGATAAATATTTTGTAAGAAAACAAGAACAAAACGATCTTGAACAGTTTTTATGTACTCTTCCTGGTAAATGTTCTAAAATTTCTAAAATATATGTATGGTTAAATACTATTAGAGATTTATTTAATAAACAAAGAATGTTAGAAATAGATGAGAAATACACTTGGAAAGATTGGATAGAAACACAAGATGAATTAGCTAAGAAAAAATTAAAAGATGTCAGATAAACTACCGTCACTAGACGAATTAGAAGAACAATATTTAGAAGGAACACTTCCTGATCAGTTAGCTTATGAGTATTTTAATAATGAAAGAATTGCTATTATTCATAGAGATGAGTTACATAAAAATGTTATATTAAATAATCTTTATGATACAAAAAGTAATGATAAGTTTTTAACAATAAAAACACGAGCATAATGATAAAACTTTTTGACATAGCGGGTGGTAAAATAATACCAACAGAACATTGTTACAGCCTTAGATTTCTTCAAAATATAATGAAGAACTATCCTGATGATTATTTACAGATATACTCATATTTGTTTTATATGACTTGTCCCAACCCAGACTTAAATCCATTCTTTCACTTCAAAGAAGATGAGAAAGAAGAAGTTATATTAGAAGAGATTGGGGCTGAGTTTTCTACAGAAGATGATGATATTATACACGCTCTTTCAAGATGTAAACAAATGTATGAAACAGAAACCTCACGAGCTTATTACGGGATCAAGACGGCCATGGATAATCTTGGTAAGGTGTTATCTACAGAGACACCTACATTTGGTCGTGATGGGTCTGCTGTGGGTATATTACGTATAGCTGAGAAGTTTGACGCGGTAAGACAATCTTATAAAGGAGTGTATAAAGATTTGATGGATGAACAACAAACCACAGTAAGAGGTGGACAGAACAGAGCTTACGATGATAATTAAAATATGAAAAGAGCTAAAATACATATAGAAAACTGTCAGATAAAATCAATAGAAAAAGCTATTATAGTAGCTAAATGTTTAGATACATTAGAAAAAGAAATAGGTATTAAAGAAACAGAAATATCTTTTAAAGATATGTTCATCTGTCCAGATATTGATTTAACGGTGTTAGCTAACTCAAAAGATCCGATGGAAAAGCTAGTAGGTGGTATCTTTATAAGAATGGATAGATTAAAATATGGTAAACATAGTAATTATAAAACAAATAAATAAACATGGAACAAAAGTTAACATTTGGAGAACAGTTAGTAGGATTAACATTTAATCCTAGTGGTGATGAAAGAGTACTTAAAGCTAAACAACTATGTGCTGAGTTAGCTAATCTAGTGAAGGAAGATAGTGATAATCATCCAGATAGTCATCTGAGAGATGTTTTATATTCTCATACTATAGGTGAGATCTTAAACGCTCAGATGAACGTGGTAAAACTTTTAACACTTAAATAAAAATTTATGAATGAGTTATATAATTGGTTATTCCACAAAGGACTTGATGGAAACTGGGCCGCCATCCCCAGAGATAAAGTGGCTGATTATTTTAATGATTATAATACTCCTGGTATTATACGGTCATCTCAACTTGAAACAGTAACAGAATTAGCTGCCAAAGTGACATATGATCCTGATTATTTAAAAACAATAGAATGTTTATAGAAATTCCTACATACCAAAACAAATCCTGGAGCTCTACTGTGTTTCATACACGGGAAGAGTTTCGGGATTTTCTTATTCCTTTATTTAAAGAACCTGGACAATACAAGTTTAATGATGTAACGTCTTCAATATTTAATGAACAAGGACGTTTGTTTGAAAAATATGGATACTATTGTTTGGCTCCGTTAAAAACAAAAGACTTTATTAAATACTGGGATGATCAAAAAGCTAAATGTAGAAATGGTATAATAGTGATAGATGGTGAAGATACATGGTATATCACTAGAGATTATTATATGTGGCTTAATTTTCTTCCTATATATGATAAAGAAGAAAAACGATTTGCTTTTGCTAAAATAAGAGATGCTCAATATCATATGGCTCTATATGAGATATTAGCGGAGCTTCATTATAAACACGCTGTTATTCTAAAGAAACGGCAGATAGCTAGTTCTTATTTTCATATGGCTAAGTTTATTAACCAGTGGTATTTTGAACAAGGTGCTGTATTAAAACTAGGAGCTAGTCTTAGAGATTATATTAATGAGAAAGGATCTTGGAAGTTTCTTAATGAATATAAAAACTTTTTAAACGAACATACCGCTTGGTATCGTCCAGCTGAACCAGATAAAGTGGGCGCGTGGCAACAACAGATTAAAGTGAGGATTAATGGACGTGATACTTATAAAGGATTGAAGGGTACAATAAATTTGTACTCTTTTGAAAAAGATCCTACAAATGGTGTCGGTGGTCCCGTTACTTATTTTTTTCATGAAGAAGCTGGTATTGCTCCTAAGATGAATGATACTTATGGGTTTATGAAACCCGCTCTTAAATCTGGTCATATAATCACTGGTCAGTTTATAGCTGCAGGATCTGTAGGTGATCTTGACCAATGTGGTCCATTAAAAGAATATATACTTAATCCAGAAGCTAATGGTTTTTACGGAGTAGAATCTAATCTAATAGACAAAGATGGAACCATTGGGATTATAGGATTGTTTATTCCGGAACAATGGAGTATGCCACCATATATAGATGAACATGGAAACTCTTTAGTAGAAGAAGCTTTAGAAGCTTTAGAAAAAGAATTTGAGAAAGCTAAAAGAGATTTGGAACCAGCTGCGTATCAACTTACTGTTTCTCAACATCCGCGTACAATAGAAGAAGCTTTTGCTAGTAGAAAACTATCTGTGTTTCCTCCACATTTGATAGCTAAACAACAACAACGTATATCTGAAAAGACTTATTCTGTAGAATATTTAGAACTATCTAGAGATTCAGAAGGAAAGATAGTAGATAAACAATCTAGAAAAACTCCTATTATGGAGTGGCCAGTTAGTAAAAATACAGTGGATAAAGAAGGAGTGATATGTATATATGAACGTCCTCATAAAGATCCATCTTTTGGAATGTATTACGCTTCTGTGGATCCCGTGGCTGAAGGTAAAGCCGAATATATTAATAATATGTTATATACACCTACTGGTAAAAAAAGAATAGGTGATATAAAAATAGGAGATGCTGTTATGAATCCTGATGGAACATCTACACTAGTTACTGGTGTTTTTCCACAAGGACAAAAAGAATTGTATAGAGTATTTTTTAATGATGGATTTAGTATTTTAGTTTGTAAAGAACATTTATGGTCAGTATATGCAAGTGATAATGATAAAATTAATCCCCATGTATTATCAGTAGATCAATTATTAGATTTAGAAGGATCCGTTAAAAGTTTAGGAGTAGGAAAAAATAAAACTAAAATATACAATACTAAAACTTATTATAAAAAAGGTAATATATCTAAATGGAAAATACCCATTACTAATCCTTTAATATTTGATAAAAATGAAATACCATTAGATTCTTATTTTTTAGGATTACTATTAGGTGATGGAGGAATATCTACTAGAAGTATTCACTATACATCTGCTGATAAAGAATTAATTGATCATATAAAAACTGTACTACCATCAGATATATCTATTAAACAAACTGGTAAATATGATTATAGAATTTCAACATCTAAATCTCGTAATTCTATAATGGGTATTTTACGAAGTTTAAATTTACAAGGTACCAAATCACAAACTAAATTTATACCAGAGATCTATAAGTATTCATCTATAGATAATCGACTTGCTTTATTACAAGGATTAATGGATACTGATGGTTATTGTGGAAATCATGGAGCTGAATATTATTCTATTTCTTTTAATTTAGCTAATGATGTTGTAGATTTAGTTCATAGTTTGGGTGGTATAGCTAGAATAAGAAAAAAAATTACAAATAAAAAAAAGAAAAATGGGGTAGGTTATATTTACATAGTTAGAGTAAGTCTTCCTAAAATGTTTAATCCATTTAGATTAAAAAGAAAATCAAATTTATATAAACCTTCAAATAAGTTTTCACGATATATTTCAGATATAAAATTTGAAAAGATTGATGAAGCTATTTGTATTAGTGTAGAAAATCCTAATAATCTATATATTACTGAACATGGTATTGTAACACACAATACCACTACGTCAGATTCTTTATGTTCTATATACGTTTATAAGAATCCGCGGATGTTAATAAAAGATGATGGATCAGGAAAGATTGAAAGCTCATATGAGCGTGATGGTATAGTAGCTTCATGGTGTGGAAGATTTGATGATCTTAATAAAACACATGAACGTTTAGAACTTCTTATAGAATGGTATAACGCGTGGACTGTTGTAGAAAATAACGTAGCTTTATTTATACAATATATGATATCTAAAAAGAAACAAAGACATCTTGTTCCTAAAAGTATGATATTGTTTCTAAAAGATATAGGAGCTAACTCAAATGTGTTTCAAGAATATGGTTGGAAGAATGTAGGTACATTATTTAAAGGAACTATATTATCGTATGCTATAGAGTTTTTAAAAGAAGAAATTGATACAGAAACATTAGCTGATGGAACTATAGTAAAAACTATATATGGAGTGGAGCGTATTCCAGATCCTATGCTTCTTAAAGAGATGCAAGGATACCAAGATGGAGTAAATGTCGACAGATTGGTTGCGTTTGCGGCTCTTATAGCTTTTGCTAAAGTACAGCAATCTAACAGAGGTATGGCTCGTGATATAGAATATACAAAAAGTAATTTGGACAACTCTAAAAAATTCAGTAGATTTAATATGAGTAATAGTCCTTTTAGACACATGGGAAACACTCGTGGCGGAGGATCAATGAGTTCTCCAAGAAGAAGTGCTTTTAAAAATATTAGATAATATGGATCAAGAAATACATAAAAAGAAAATTGTTTTACTTTCCAGATTAAAAGAAGAAGGAGTTATAACATTAGAAGAAAGTTTATTACTTCTTAATGAAGAAGGTACTGAAAAAATCCCTATTTCTAAAAATCTTGAAGATGTTTTAAAAAGATATCATGAAAAATTAAAAACTCGAATAGTTACATATCCTAATCCATATTTAAATAACAGTAATCCTTATAATATAACTTAATAATACAATGCAAATATATAACGCCTTAGATCTTAAAGCTGGTAAAAAAGTTAGCTATAATCGTATGGGTACATTAACCCAGCCCATTCAGTTTCTTCCAGAAAAAGAAAAGGATGATGAATGGCGCGCTTGGAACCTTGATTGGTTAGAGTTTCAAGGTATGAAGATGTTACGTAGAAATGCTAGACGGTTAATGAAAAACTATAAACTTTCTAAAGGTATTATAGATAAAACCGACTATATAGTAGAACAAGATAATGAAATGGCTGATCTTGTAGATATACTTACTAAACAAGATGAATCAGCATTAGAACTTAAGTTTTATCCTATAATTCCAAATGTTATAAATGTTTTATGTAATGAGTTTTCTAAGAGAACATCTCGTATAATATATAAGGCTGTTGATGACATTTCATATAATGAAATGTTAGAACAAAAGAGAGAAATGGTTGAGAAAGTTTTGTTATCTGAAGCTCAACAAAAGATACAAGCTCAACTAGCTCAAATGGGTATGGCTCCTGATTCTCAAGAAGGTCAACAAGAATTAGCTCCTGAAAAACTTAAAACTCTTCCAGAAATAGAACAATTCTTTAGAAAAGATTATAGATCTATGGTAGAACAATGGTCTACCCATCAACATAATGTAGATGAAGAAAGGTTTAAGATGCAAGAACTAGAGGAAAGAGCATTTAGAGATGTGCTTATTACCGATAGAGAGTTTTGGCATTTTAACATGATGGAAGATGATTACGAAATTGATTTATGGAATCCATTATTAACCTTTTATCATAAAAGCCCAGACGTAAGATATATATCTCAAGGTAACTGGGTTGGTAAAATGGATATGATGTCTATATCTGATGTTATAGATAAATATGGATGGATGATGACCGCTGAACAACTTAAAGCATTGGAAGTAATATATCCTGTAAGATCCGCGGGATATGCTGTACAAGGATATCAGAATGATGGTACATATTATGATCCTACACGTACACACGAATGGAATACACAGATGCCGTCATTAGCTTATAGACAATATACATCTATGTATGACGCTAAGTTAGGAACTGGTGATATTGTAGAATGGATTATGTCAGATTCTGAAGATCTTCAAGACTTTGGTAAATCACATATGCTTCGTGTATCCACTATCTACTGGAAGAGTCAACGTATGGTGGGACATCTTACTAAAATAACAGAAGATGGTAACCTTATTCAAGAGATTATAGGAGAAGATTATACAGTGGTTGATAAACCACTGTATGATACTTCAACATATAAACAAAAAACAAAAGATAATTTAATCTTTGGTGAACATATAGATTGGATATGGATTAATGATGTATGGGGTGGAATAAAGATTGGTCCTAACCGCCCTACATTCTGGGGTATGAATAATCCTGGTGGATTAAATCCAATATACTTAGGATTAGCCGGTGGTAAACCTGGTCGTATACCTTTCCAATTTAAAGGAGACAATAGTCTTTATGGTTGTAAACTTCCTGTAGAAGGATGTGTATTTGGAGATAGAAATACTGTATCTGTTTCTATGGTAGATTTAATGAAACCATCACAGATAGGATATAATATAGTGAATAATCAAATAGCTGATATATTAGTAGATGAACTTGGTACAGTGATAATGTTAGATCAAAACTCTTTACCGCGTCACTCTTTAGGAGAAGACTGGGGAAAAAATAATCTAGCTAAAGCTTATGTAGCAATGAAGAACTTTCAAATGCTCCCTTTAGATACCACTATCACTAATACAGAAAACCCTCTTAATTTTCAACATTATCAAGTATTAAATCTTGAACAGACTAATAGGCTTCTTTCTCGTATTAAATTAGGAGAATATTTTAAAACACAAGCTTTTGAAATAATAGGTTTGAATCCACAGAGGATGGGTCAACAGATAGCTCAAGAACAAACAGCTACTGGTGTTGAACAAGCTACTAATGCTTCTTACGCTCAAACAGAACAATATTTTATACAACATAGTGATAACCTAATGCCGCGGGTACACGGAATGAGAACAGACTTAGCTCAGTTCTATCATTCTAGAAAACCTAGTCTTAGACTTCAATATATAACATCTAATGATGAAAAAGTAAACTTTCAGATTAACGGTACTGATCTTTTATTAAGAGACCTTAACATATTTGCTACTACTAAGACAAATGCTCGTGCTGTAATGGATCAGTTGAAACAATTAGCTGTTAAAAACAACACTATGGGTGCGTCTATATATGATCTTGGTAATGTTATCAAATCTGAGAGTATTGCTGAGCTTACACAAGTTCTTAAGAAAGCTGAAGAAAAAGCTAATGCTCAAAGACAAGAACAACAACAACACGAACAACAGATGCAACAAGAACAAATTAAAGCTCAACAAGATCAACTTAGACAAGCTCAACAGTTTGAAGCTGATGAGAATGAGAAAGATAGACAAGCTAAGATACTTGAAACTCAAATATCGGCTGCTGGTAGAGGATCTGGATTTGATGTTAATCAAAATAAACAATCAGATTATCTTGATGCTATGGAGTCTATAAAGAAAGAACAACAACATCAAGACGCAATGAACTTTAAAAGAGAACAGGAAGTAAATAAAAATACTCACCTTACTGAACAAAGACAACTTCAACGTGACAAGATGTCTACAGAAAACAGAAAAGCTGAGATAGAGTTACAGATATCGCGTGAGAATAAAAATAGGTTTGACGCGCCTAAATCTAAACAATCGGATAAGAAGAAATAAACTAGATAGTTATAGCTCTACTATCCATAGCTTCGTTCACTTTTATTGATATATTTAAATTTTAATAGTTTAAAGTTGTATATTAATAATGTAGAGATATACAATTAAAAAACCAAACAAAAAGATATATGACAGAAAATCAAAGTGTTCAAGAAGTTGAACTAGATATTGATAATTGGGATGTGGCTCCAGGTGGTAGTAATATAATTACATCTACTGAAAAAAAGGAAGAAGCAAAACCAAACATGTTTTCAAGAGGAACTCAAGATATGAGTTTTTTAGATGAAGAAGAAAAACCAGATGCTGATAAAGCTGAGGTTATTAAAGATACATTAGATCTATTAGATCAAGATATTAAAGGAGATAATCCAAATCTTGATGAACCTGGATCTAACAAAGGAAGACCAAAGACAGAAAAAAATGGTTTGGTAGAATTCCTAAAGAAAAGAATAGAATCAAAAGAGATGTTTGCTTTTGATGACTTTGATGAAACAAAACAAGATCTTGGTGATTATCTTACTGGACTTTCAGAAAAAGATGTTGATGAATTGTGGCAAGCTAACGTTGACAATCTTAAAACTGAGGTAGCGTCTAGAACACCAAAAGAGTTCTTTGAATCACTTCCTGATGAATTACAATATGCTGCTAAGTATGTAATGGATGGAGGACAAGATCTAAAAGGATTATTTGCGTCATTAGCTGCTGTAGAAGAAGTAAGACAATTAGATCCAGCTCAAGAAGGAGATAGAGAATATATTGTTAGAAGTTATCTTCAAGCTAGAGGTGAATCAACTGAAGATATTGAAGACGAAATTAATACTTTAAAAGATCTTGGTACTTTAGAAAAGAAAGCTAAACAGTATAAACCTAAACTTGACGCTATGCAAGAAGAGTTAGTACAAGCTCGTATAGCTGAACAAGAACAAAGACAATATCAACAACAACAAGCGGCCCAAGCTTATACACAAAATGTATATGAAGCGTTAAGACCAGCTGAGATTAATGGTATTAAGCTTGATAAAAAAACACAAGCTCAGTTGTATTCAGGACTTACTCAAGCTCAATATCCTTCTGTAAGTGGACGTCCTACTAATCAATTAGGACATCTTTTAGAGAAATATCAATTTGTAGAACCCAACTATCCTTTGATAGCTGAAGCTCTTTGGTTATTATCTGATCCTGAAGGATATCGTAAAAATCTTCAAGTGGTTGGTAAGAATCAAGCTACTGAAAATACTGTAAGACAGTTAAAAACAGAACAAGCTAGAAAAAATTCTTATACAGCTACAGAAGATGATGACAGAGGTACAAGGAAGATTACAAGACAAACAAATATATTTAAACGATAATATTATTAATTATTAAAACCCAAAACAAATATGGCAACTCCCGTATTAAATAATGGTATCTTTCTACGCGATACCACTTATCAAACAAGTTCACACGTAGATTCTTATCACCTTTCAAATCTCTTGAAGAGTGCTGAACCTACAGATTTAGGTCCGGTAGATCTTTGGGCGATGGCTCAAAAGGTTGAAATGCCTCTTTACCAAATGTCTAGCTTTGGTGGAAAGAATGTTATTATGGTAGACAACGCTCGTGGAGAGTATAAGTGGCAGATTCCTGTTATGCAAGATCTTCCTTACATTGTTGAGAATATTGAAGGTTCAAACAATCAATTAGGTGCTGATGGTCAAGCGTTCAAGATTAAGCTTAACAAACGTATGTTTGGTCATGGTGATATCATCACTTATGATAAATACAACGGTGTGGAACTTTATATTATCGCTGACGATATCATCCCTGCTGGTGATGGTTTTATTTACACTGTACAGTTGGTAAACAACGACAACGTTAAATATCTAGATGCTTCTAAGTATTTAAGGATTGGTACTAAGTTCTTCCGTAAAGGTAGTGCTCGTGGTGAATATGGTGAAAGATTCTCTGATATTGGAAGTGTTTCTTCTGGTTTCCGTGAGTTCTACAACTATGTTGGTGGTGCTGATGCTCACGTTCATTATACTATTTCTAGTAAAGCAGATTTAATGATGAAGGGTGGTATGAAAGCTGATGGTACAGTTCCAGTAACTGAACTTTGGAGAAACTTTGATAAAACAAATGATCCTTCTATCACTTCTTTAGAAGATATGGCTTCTAAGCTTGGTAAAGATTATGTGAAGAAAGCTTATCAATCAGGTCAATTGACTCGTTCATTCTTGACTACTTTGGAAGCAGCTCACCTTACTAAGATCGCTAATGACATCGAAACTTATTTGATGTGGGGACAAGGTGGTAAGATTAAACAAGATGGTCCTGATGATATCAGATTGTCTGTGGGTCTTTGGAAACAACTTGATAACTCTTTCAAACGTATCTACAACAAATCTAGCTTTAACTTAGATCTTTTCAAATCTGAAATCTTCAACTTCTTCAATGGTAAAGTTGAGTTCCAAGGTCCAGATCCTAAACGTAGTTTGATTGTTCAAACAGGTTTAGGTGGTATGAAACTTATCAACGAAGCTATTAAGAAAGAAGCTATCAACAGTGGATTGGTTATCAACGCATCTGAAGTTGGAGCTATCACTGGTAAAGGTATGGATCTTAACTTTGGATTTGCTTACACTCAATATGTTATCCCATTCTTGGCTAACGTTAAGTTTGTATTGAACCCAGCTTTTGATAATATCCACACTAATGATATTGAGAATCCAATCATAGATGGTTTCCCATTAAGTTCTTACAACTTCATTATCTTTGATATCACTGATAATACAAATGATAATATCTTCTTGTTAAAATTATCTTGGGATAACCAATTAAAGTGGCATTACCAAAATGGTACAATGGATTATATGGGTCGTACTCAAGGATTCCAAAGTTCTGGTAACTTCAACGGATACCGTGTGTTCATGAGTCAAACAATGCCAGCGATCTGGGTTAAAGATCCTACTAAGGTGTTGAAGATAGTTATGAGAAACCCTGTTACGGGAGGAAGCTTTTGATGCAAAAAATATTTTGGATTATTAATAACTTATATTTATAATTGTATTAAATAAGATACAAATAAAAAAGATAAGTTTAGAAAAGTCCGAAGAAATAATAAGGTTGTATAAAGAAGGAAAGATGTTGACTGAAATATGTAAGTCAACATCTTCTTCACAACCAATTAAAAAACAATTAATAAATAATAATTATGGCAAAGATGTCTCCAAATAAATCTGTTGAAGCTTCTAAAAAAGCTACTACTGGTTCTTCAAGAAGTAGCGCTCCTAGTGGTGCTATCGGATCTGCTGGTAAACCATCTGTAGGAAGAAGCTCAGCTCCATCTTCAGCTGCACCCGCTATGAAAAAGGGTGGTATGGTAAAGATGAAGAAAGGTGGTAAATGTTGTTAAAAAATCCTTCCCTAACATTAGTAATGTTAGACCCGTTCCTGTTGTATGTAAACCCTAAAGTACAAAGGGAGAGCTTACAACTCTCAACAGGACCAATGCTCAATAAGAGCTTTATTAAAAAACCAACAAAAATATATGAGTAGTGTTACTATCGTGGAAAGGTATCCACAAAACAAAAAGTCTACAATAGCTATTCGTCCTTATTTTAATTCTGTTGTTGATAACATGGGATTACAAAATTACGGACTTAGTTTATTTGACGGAGCGTTTCATGAAGAACAACTTTGTTGTTTAGAAATTAATGGTATCAAAAGATACATTACTGGTTTAAATGAATTCTCTCCAGAAGTTAAGATGCTTCCTTTAGATGAGCAAGAAGCTAAAGTAAAACAAATTAGACAAGTTGTTAGTCAGTTAGAAAAAGAACTTGCTTCTAATATAGTAGATCCGGAAGATAAAGAGTTTTGGAATAAGTTAAAACTATTAAAACCGGACAACTTTGAATTTTGGGATAAGATTAAAATCAGAGTTGGTAATGAAGCTATCTTCTTAGAACCTGATAAAGATCCATACGATCTTATTAAGCTTTACGCTATAGAAGTGGGTGGGTTCTCAATGATCGCAAAGTCTCTTGATGATGCAAGAAGTACACCAAAAGCGCCTAAGTTTTATCTTGATAAGTTAGAAGCAACAGCTTCTCTAAATACAGAAGTTAAAAAACTTCGTAATAAAGCTCTTTCAGAACTTCAGAAGTTATTTGATAAGAATCAAAACAAACTTTTCTATGTTGTTAAGATATTAGATCCTAATAGCGCTCAATATAAGAAGTCAACACCAAACGACATCATGTATGATAATGCTGATAAGTATATTAACGGTGATCTTATAGAAAAGGATAAAACTAAAACAGCTCAAAGATTCTTAGATGCGGCTGGTCTTGATATGGAAACTCTTAAGATAAGAGCTATTATCAAAGATGCTACATACTACAGATTTATTTCTAGTAAAGCTGATGGATTTATCTGGGAAGTTGAAGGTTCTGTAATGTTAGGACGTACAACTGTAGATGTAATGGAATATTTAAAGAATCCATTAAACGAAGAAATACTTATTAAACTTACTAAGAAAGTTGAAAAATACTGGAATCAATAAAATTAATAATAATGGCTACAAAACCTATACTATCTGCTCAAGATAAACGTTGGGAAATAGAAGATGCTATAAGAACATTACAAAGAGCTGAAGATATTCGTAGTAATGCAAAGCTTATGAGTGATGTTAAAAGCTCAATAACTAAATTACAAAAAGTTGTAACGTCTTCTTCTCCTAAAAAGAAATAATGATTTTTGAACCACAAAACAGAATAGAAGTATCTACACCTAAAGGAGATGCAATCATCTGGTTAGTTACTGACTATGGACATGAAACTGATACTATATATACAGTGATAATAAATAATTCTGGAGAGATGTGGCAGTTTACACATAAAGATATCAAAGTTAAAAGTAATATAACATTTAATAGAAATATAAAAACATAACATAATGGCTACAAAGAAAGTAAACAAATATCAACAAGGTGGAACAGCTGTTCCTAAAGGAATGGTGAAAGGAGAGATGACAGGTAAACTGTATTCTAAATCTGATATGGATAGTTGGCAAACTAAACAAGCTGCTGCT